CAAGTGTTGTTATTCTTTCAGTTATTCTTTCATCAACAGATTTAACTGATGTGTATAGTACTTCTGAATCTTTATTATCTTCTGTTATAGTTGTGACTTTATTTGATATATCTTCCTTGTTATCAAGTGTTGTTATTCTTTCAGTTATTCTTTCATCAACAGATTTAACTGATGTGTATAGTACTTCTGAATCTTTATTATCTTCTGTTATAGTTGTGACTTTATTTGATATATCTTCCTTGTTATCAAGCAGTTCTTGATAACCACCACTTTCAACTGATGAAATTTGTGAAATATATGTGACAATATAATCACCTGAAAAATTTCCACTTTTTGTTATTGTGTTAGTTTCACTGTTATAAATTAATGTTCCAATTTCTGTTACCAAAATTTTTGTTTCAACAATATTGGCACTAATAATTGGAACATATTTTTCGGGAACTAAAAATTGGGTTCCTGAATTTGTACTTATCAGATGTATCGATAAATAAACAGTTCTGCCAAATTTGTTAAAACTTATAAATTCCGAACCTTGTGAAACTACTTGTTTTTTTACTGTATCATCAAGAATACTAATACCTGATTTTCCAGGTTTTCCGATGCTATTTACTGATATATTTCCAGCATTAATATGGTCAGATATCTTTCGTGTCAAGAAATCGGAGAAAGAAACATCAGCAATTTGTGCTAAAGACTTAAAATTTTCATTTATAATCTCCAACATTTGTTCAGATGAATCACTTTCCGATATTTCGGTTATATTAATATATTCTGTTCCGTTTAAATCATATTTTGCCATAGCTGAAAATTTTTATAATAAAGTCAAATCATATCTTACACATATTGATTGATCTGTGTAGTTATTTACTTCTATTTCGGAATACCCATTTTCAATATAAGTATTCAGAATATAGTTTTTAATCTGTTTATAATTTATCCTTGTTAAATATGATTCAGATATATCTTCAAATTCAAATTTACCAAGTCCATCTTCTCTTTCATAAATTTTTACAAGATTGATTACATAAAATTTGTAAATTCTTTCTACTATAAGCTTTATAAACACATCAATATCAACATTTATTATTGAATATTTGAATATTTGGTCTTTAATTTTATAATATACAATATCTTTAAGTAAGTTGATATAATCAATTCTTATATTGAGTTTATTATCTTGAGTTTTCAAATAATAAAGTGATGAATTCACAATTAGGCTTTCTTGAGTTGTTACTGACTGAAATTGTGATGATGAAATCTGAAAAGGTAACTTCAAATTCGTGGAGTTAAAAAATGTCTTTAAAAATTCAAATTCCTTGCTTTGTGAAATATTAACTAATTTAGATGCACCAACATTTTCAAAAACTGTATAATATTTTTCAAACATATTTTTGAATACATCAAGCTTATATCTACCAATAGATTCATCAAGCTCATATTTTTGATTGAGTTTAACATTATAGCCATAAAATATGAAAGGATTATATTTCTCGATTTCTAAATTTGTTTCTAAAACAAGTTCCGAATTTCTAAGTTTATCAACCTCATTGGAATAATCTGTAGGAATAAAAGTGATTTGTGAATCAAGAAATAATTCAGATTCCTTTATCATTTCACTTTTAATTATTGATTTGAAATTGATTACATCAAAAGTTTCAGGATAATATCTTCCAGACATTCTAACAAAATCAAATCTAGTGTCATCAAAATTTTCTGTTTTAGTATTATATGTTTTATCAAGATGCAATTTAGTGTGTTGTATCATCAAAAATTTATTACCATCATCAATAATTGAGTTATTGATATAACTTTTATTTTCTTGTATAAGTCTAAAAAATGATGATGCTGTAAGAAGTTGCTGTAATTTCAAATATATATTTTGACCACCACCAACTATAAAAATATATGCAAGTTCAGATAATAAATTGTTATCAATATCAGATATTGGAGTTGTAACACCACTTTTGTACGATTCTATATGTTGTGACAAAACATATTTATAATCAGATATTTTTGTTACAACAGATTCTAAGTTATTAATGTGTATTTCAGTAGAGTTATCAAGAATTGATTTTGCAAGTGGTGCTATATATTCTTGGTTTTCATCAATTAATATTGACAGATCTTGTATTGATTGTAAAATATTTCTAAGATATAATGGATCCGCTTTTAATCTCAAACTCAATGATTCCAAATCAAAATCAAATATTGACTTCATTTTATAACCATATGTGTTGTTGATTTGAACATCTATCGGTAACTGTGTTTCAGAATCTATAGCAGTTGTTCTAGAGAATAAGTCATATGGAAGATTTGATAAATTGGTCTGTTGACCATACACCTTTGTTGTTGAAACATCAAGAACGTTGTCACCAACAACAGATACTAAAGACCTCATAGCATACATATAAACATAATCAGGTCTAAGATTACCATCTTTATCGATTATCTTGTAATCATTGATTTCGACATTAATACACAAGCAAATAGACTTATATTTATGATTTGTTGAAATATCAACTTCCATTATTCCATTACTTACTTCTTTTTTGACATTGAGAATAACAGCAAATTTATAATCTGTGTAATCTATATTGTTTGATATGATTCTGTATTTTATACCATTAAAAAATATATCATACTGATTATCAAATGTTTTCTCGAATGTAGCCCATCTTTTTTGGTAATTAACACTATATTTTGCATTATCTATGTTTGCAGAATAAACTGTGAAATATCTTGTGAAATAATCAACTCCATCGGATTTATGAGAATTGGAATCAAACAACTTATCAAAATAAAATTTGTTTGATTTTATGTTTTCAGATAAAATCAAATCAGGATAAGATGATATATAAAACCACTCATTTGTGTAATATTGCTGATTAACAGCAAATCTATCAATTGATGAGCATTGATTGGTTTCTCCAAATGATGGTGATATGTTAAGTCTGTAATTATCGCATCTCGCATCTTTGTCCTTCATAGACCACTTATTAATAATAAACGGTAAAAGTTTACTATCTTCATAGACACCATTGATATCTTCTTTCATACGTTTATACTCATTAATGAAATCATATGAAAGAAGATATTTGATTTTGTCTTGTTGAACAATTATCGTTTGGACAAAGTTTTGAGCAAATTTGACATAATAATTATCATATGATAGAGGCTCATCTTCTTTATTAACAACAACATTATAAGATACATATTGATTTAATGGCTCTTCAGTATTATCTTCAGTAAGCGTTAATGTTCTCACAAGATATGGTTGATGTGTAAGATTTTGATATATATTCAATTGATATGAAAAACTAGAAGAATCTTCGTTTAATCCATAGAATCCCGAAAAATTGCTGATTTCTTGGTCGTTATAATATTTTTTATTAATAATAACTGGAATACCTTTTAATATATTAAAAGATGTTGCTGTTGCTATGAATTCGGTTGGAGTTTCAGGAGTAATAACCGATGTTGAATACTGAACACCATTGTGGTGTATTGTTGTTATCAACTTATTGGAAGAGAAAAGCAAATATGCTTCACCTACAATAAGTTGATTATCTATCAAATTATAGTACTTATTATATTCATGCAAATGTGGGTTAACATATGCTTGCTCGAAATCTATGAAGAAAGATTTTATAGGTGTTATATCAAATACACCATCTTTGAATATTCTATCTTTATAAATTAAAACTTTATTCTTTTGTGTAAATAACACTTCATCAGATTTATCATCAATAGTCACTGATAAATATTTGTTGAGTTCATTATAATTTATCAGTTCGTTTGATTCCGAAAGTTCAATAACATCAACATCAAAATAACTTGAAAAATTTTTAATTCCAGCTAAATTACCTGACATTGTCTGAACATATGCTGAACTATCAAACAATTTTCTATTAGCCTTATCAATAATAAATCTATGGTTTTTGGTTTTCGCATTTCCAGTAAAGCTGGAAATTGGTATTGAAATGGATTCTGATTTAAAACATTCCGAAACTTTAAATTCCAATGTTATATCAGGCATATATGTCATATAAAACATAATGTTGCTTCCACTCCACATATATTTCATATCACCAAATCCATAATTTCCTATTTCATAATTTATTGCTGTACACATTCTTTTTGCTATTTCAGCAATAGAACCGATTGGATTATACATATTAAACACAGTACCTTCATTTTTCCATTTATCATATACAAAATCTGTTGAGGTTAATTGAGGTAATTCATCAGAAACTATAGAACCTAATATGTTACCATTTTTAAAAATCTGTATTTCATGCCCAATATACACCTTATCAGTTATTTCTAGGTTTATTGATGAAATACCATTGGTTTTAGTTCTTTTGGTTTGTAATTTCTCTATTAATGCTTTGGAAGTATCAAGTTCTGTTTTTGGTTGTTTTGTGTCAAAATCAACCAAATGGAATATATCAGCATAAACATCTTTTGTATAAAATAATCCTTCAACATCACTTAAAATGGAAAGATCAACATCATCTTCAGAAAATTCATCAAGATACAATCCAAAATAACGGTTAAATTGGAAATCTTCAGAAGTATCATCATCGAATAAAAATTCAAAATTTATGAGATTCGACATACATATTCCGTTCCGCATAAATCCATCGGTAACATATCTGTCAAATTTTGATATTTCCATTTCTTTTTTGAAAATACTCTCTATATTCTCTTCGACAGTTATTATTTCACCTTTGTTTTTTGAGATACCAGTATAATATATAACTTTAGCATTGAAATCAACTTTTATAGGTGCATCAGTAAATTTTTTGTTTGAAGTTAATTTTGATAGATATGTTCCTATTGATGAATTTTGTAAATCAAATATCTTAACAATATTTGATTTCTTAATATAAGAATTGAATAAGTCCTGATTTATATCATTTGGAGAATCAGAATAATTAACAACCTTTACATTGATATTTTTATTCGATGTATAAGTTGTTGTTTCGGCAATGAAAATATTGGAATGCGTATATTTTTTATTGTTATGAGTTATATAGTCATCACTTGTTAAAGTTTGAACTATATACTGATTTCCTATAATAAGTTCAGTTTGATTAGTTTTTTCATCATCAAGTTCATCAACCTTAAAAATAACAAAATATTTCGGCACTTTTTCACCTATAAGAAGTGGAGCAAATAACTTAAATTGTTCATTGTGCAATTTTGATATACAATTATCAAGTCCATATGAATAAAGTGTATTGAATTGCTCAAGTATGCTTGTTTTTTGTGTAGTTACATCATTTTTTTCGATATCATAAAACAAATTATCGGGTATAGATTTATATTTGTTACATATATCATTTACAAATTCACCATTTTTATCTATGATTGGGTTACTTATAGTTGTTGATTTCAATGTTGAATTAGCTGGAATTAGCTCAAGATATAATTTATCCAAAGAGTCAACAACAATCTTAACGTTACCAGTTAAACGAGAATTTGTACACAGAATCAGTGATGATTTTTTATCTAACATGTTTTTTTGTTTATTTAAAAGTTTTTAGGCACACATTTTTTAAGTTATGTGTGCCTAAAAACTCATTTCAAATCATCATTTCAAAATAATGCTTTATTAGATTCTTCTGAAAATATTATTTGTGTATCTTCATGTATGAAAAGCGATTTTTTTAATTCTTGTTCATCAATTATTGTAATCCCAGCTTTTTCAGCTTTTTGAACCTTTGTTGTTGATATTGATTTATCTTTCACAACCAGTGTGGTTATATCAAGTGAGAAAGAATTCTTGATTTTACCGCCTTTTTGAATTATTTTATTTTCAAGTTCGGTATTTCTAAATCCAGTAAAGCAGAATTTTTGACCAACCAATTCTTCCGATATATCCCCGACTGCAGAAGATATGTCTTCCTTGCATTCAAGCAGTTCTTTGATGCTTTCATACCATAAACCAAATCCAGTAATTCCACAATGAAACACAGAAGCTGTTATATCGGAATACCCTTTAACATTCTTGATACCATCCAAAGTGAGTTCTCTCAATTTTTCAATGTTATTAAATGTTATACCAAAATTATCAAGAACCCAACTAATTTTAGTTTCAGCAAGACCTGAAAATAAATTGGTTGCGGACATTAATAATGGTAAAGAAGCATTATTTAAAGATTTATGTATTGAGGAATAAACAATTTCGGCTTTTCTTTCACCAAAACTTTCAAATTTTCTGAAATCAGCTTCTGAAGTTTGAAGTATAATTGAAATAAAATCAAGATGGTATTTATTATATTTATAAAGTTCTGATTGGAATTGTCTGATAAGTTTTTCACCAATACCTTTGGCTTTTATTTGTGTAAAAAAGAATTCTATTTGTTTTTGAAATATTTCAGGACATTCATCGTAGTTACATTTCATCATCACCTCTTTTTCATCATACATGATTGGTGTTTCACAATAAGGGCACTTGCTAGGCAATATATCAGCATCAATCATTGATTGATAAGATTCAAAAACTTCATCCTTGTGTTCAAAGTTGGTGCTAACCTTATAAACCCTTGGTATAATTTGACCGCCTCTTTTAATAATAATATCAGCACCAACCGATATTTTGTTTTTACGCATAAAATCAATAGTATCGATATAAATATTTTTACCACATTCAGCACCATCAAGATTTGCCAAATCGGTGGTAATGCAAGGATTGAAATAACCATCTTTATCAATAGGAAATTGTAATGACCTAATTTTAACAGCAGCTCTATCACCAAATGTGTCTTCATTTTTATAAGCAACTGTAAATTTTGGATTTCCTTTTGTATCAAATCCAAGTTCTTTGCGTATATCAGAAACATTAACATCAATAATTATTCCATCAATAGCAAAATCTCTAGACCATTGCTTATAAAGATTATAAAAATGATCTTCTAATAATTGTTTATCAGTATCAGTGTTAAATATAGTTAATTCAACATATGGAACTTTGAACTGATTATTATAATGTGTGTTAAGATAATTTAAGATATCAATTTTATTGAGTTCTGTTAAAGATTTATCATATATGTTGTATCTAATAAAATTGATATCTCTCAATTCTTCAGATGATTCCGAAAGTGGGTTGAGTTTTCCTGCAACCATATTTCTCACATTTTTGTATATGTGAGAATATTTTAAATCAAATGTTTCATTAGACATTATAAGTTCACCAACATGAAAATAATTGTCAAAAAGTGGTGAATGAGAACCAATATTTTTATTGATATGTGAGAAGTGATGATTTATAGGGTAAGCTTCGTTTTCTTTTCCTTTAATAGTAACAATTCTATGACCTTCTTCAAGTGTATCTTCTTCAATATTATTAAGAACACACGACACCCCATCATATTTAGGTGTGATAATAAGTTTTTTATTAAATAATCCATATTTTGTGATCCATTTGATGAATTCATCAATAGTGGTAATTTTGTTAATACCAGTCATCGGCAACAGGTTTTTAACTTTATCGCCATTAAGCTTGATATATTCAACTTTACCATCAAGAGAATAGATATGTTGACCAGTCAATTCAACGTATTTTTGGTATAGGATATTAAATTCTTTGTCAGAAATTTCAGGCAGACCAATTCTATATAAGTTATTAAATCTTTCCAATTCCGATTTTAATTCAATAAAGTTTTTGAAAATTTTATCACCTATTGTTATCATAATTATTTTTATGTTTTTATAATAACAAAACAGCCAAATCATCATAACGACAATTTGGCTGTTAATTGGAGAAGAAAATAATATTTTAAATGTATTGAAGTATCACATCTTTTGGAAAGATCGCTTCAACTTGCTTAACAACAAATGCTTCAATCATTTCAGTAAAATTATCTACATCAGAATCAGCTTCAACAACTTTATATTGGTCAATAAATGATTTAACATTTTCAGTAGTTAAATATTCATCAAATAATTCTTGAGGAAGTTGATAACCATAGTTTTTTATAATTTCAACAACTTTATAAAAATTATCAAGTTGTTCATCTTCATTAACAGCTCCACCTGATTTATAAAATTCATTAGCTTTCTTTTTATCTTCATTAGATAGATTTTTATAATCAACATCAAAGCTAACTCTATCAGAACCACCAACTGGTTTAGAAGGATAATTTTCAATAAACTTATTGTAGCCTTCGGAATCATCGCTTTCATTTACTTTTGAACCCATTTTTTCAGCATATTCATCAATTTGTTCTTTTGATAACCATTCAGGTTTTTCAGTGAATGAATCCCATAAAGCATTCATCAATGTAATTTGGTCAGGTACATTACCCATAAACAAATGCTTATCAGCACGACCACCATTACCTAAGTAATATTCACAATCAGACTGCATACGGCTAAGCAACATGTACTTAAATTTGTCATCTTTGTTAACATATTCATTGATAAAATCTTCACCAGCTTCATTAACAGAATTGTTAACACCTTTTAATTTTTTAATGAAATCTTGTTTTTCTTCTTCAGTTTTTAAAGAATTAAATATATCAAGATTTTTATTTCTTTCTTCTGTGGTTTTACCCCAATCAAGGTTATTCATTGTAATTTCATCAGAACTATCATCTTCATTAACAGTTTCAGGATATAATGATTTTAATTCATTAGCTGATGCCGTAAAGTTGTTTTTATTTAAGATATTAACTGCTGCTTCTACATCCATACTTCCAAATTTTTCAGGAATTATCATTTCTATAGTACCATTATCTTTAGTCTTAATAGCATTGATTAATTCAGATAAAAATTCTAAACTACCTGTACCATTATTAACTTGTCTTTCTTTCATTGCTTTATTAACAAATTCTACATCATCATCAATACTTTCATTAATTGGTTTTTTATTAGTTTCAGGTAATCCCAAAAATCTTTCAGCATCATTCAATTGTTTCAAAACATTTTCACCGTTGTTATATTTTTCAACAAGGATATCATATTCGGCTTGAACTTTTGCTATATATTCGGGACTTCCATCATCTTTATTCCAATCTTCATTCACTGGTGATAGACCGATATTTTTTTTAAATTCATCAATTGATAAATCTGTCATAAGACTGAATGCTCCATCAATATTATGCTTCAAAGTACCAATATGTTCTGATTGAGTATTATAAACAGCCAATAAATCAACAGCTATTGAAACAGTATTGAAATTATCACCATTACCAGCTTGTAATTTCAAAACTATATCATTATCAATTGGTGTATATTCAAATTCAAATTCACCAGCATTTTCATTGATATTATCAAAGCTAGTAATCTTTATTTCGTTGTTATTTATTTCAACTTGATATGGTCTTCCAAATTTCTTTTCAATAATGCTTCCTGCTGTTTTTATAAATGATTTTTCAGATTCAGGTTTAATAAGTGTTGGAGCTATAAATTTAAGTTCACCTTTACCATCCCAAGTATCAAGCTTGGCATCAAGAACACCAGTAGAATCAGCAATAGCGTCCAATTGTTCTTCATCCAATTGTTCATTAACAACACCATTAAGTATGATATTTTCTATTTTAATAAGCTTACCACTATCTTCTTGTAATTCATCAACCCATATAGAATAACCGCTATTATCAACATCTCTAATCACATCTTGGATATTTGATTGTGTTATTTCTTTATTTTCATTTTTTAAAATATTGTAAATTTGATGGGCAAGATTTTCATCGCTTTCATCGTCATAATCTTCATAGCTTTCATTGATAGATTTTTTGAAATCAACACTTTCATTCATTTTACCATATATCTTGTTAGCAAGGTCTTGCATACCAACCAAACCTTTAGAAATAAAATCTGCTTTTTGGATATCATTTATATTATCATATATTTGTAACATCGATGATGCTGAACCCATATCAACTCTTACAGTACTTCCAGTTACAGAATCTTTCAAGTCTGCATATTGTTGGTCTGAAACAATTTTCTTCAATTGTGTAATAATTTCAGGCTCTGTAGCATCTTCATTGATTTTTTCAAACACTTCATCTGTAACATCAGAAAGTTCCATATCATATTCATAAAGTCTTTCTTCAATTGCATCAAGTGGAATTTGAGCAGAACCATAAGCAGAACCTAATTCTTTTAATGCTTCTTTAGCATCAATACAATATTCACCAGCTCTGTCAGCCATATCCATAAGTTTTTCAACTGATATGGTTTTTTCGGCTTCATTTACTGGATGTTCATTATATGCAAATGGTATTTCATACCATTGGCCACCATCGGTTTTACTCTTGAATTGAGTAACAACCGATTTATATTCATATTCATCAACCAATTTTTTAGAAATGTCATTTACCTTCAAATATAAATCACTTGCATGGTGGTCTATATCTTCAGGCTTCATAAGTTCTTTAGCTTTTTTCTGAATATCAGAATCCTCAAATTGAAGAGCTTCATTTATATACCAAGCTTCAGAAACTTCTTCAACGATTTCTTTTTCAAAAAATTGTTTAGCTACAGTATTCCAGCTTATTTCCAATTGTTGGTCAATATCATTGACATCAGGAGCATTTAATACAACACTTGCTGTATATCCCGACATAGTATTTGGGTCTTTGGAAATTGTTAAATCAAGTTCACCTTCATGTGTAAACAATTCATTAAGTGCAACATTATCAAAATCAGCACTAAATGCTTTAACAAAATTTGGTGAGAAATTATCTTTAAGTTCTTGAATAGAACTAATATTGAAAGTACCAGTTGTTAAGTCCAAACCAGCATTTTCATTTATGGCTCTTGAAAGGTGACCATATTTATGGAAAAGAATAGAATATGATTCATTGATTAACTTAACAATATATCTGTTATTCTTTTTACTTTCAAATACCTTTTTGACTTCATTATAGATTTTTCTATTTGTAAGTCTTAACCTATTTAATGAACTAATTATTTTTGATGATTCAGTAACCAGCATTTTTCTTTTTACTGGCTTAAAATCAACATGTAAAATAGAGTTATCTGCTAAAAATGAATTTAATTTTTCATTAATAGCTTTGGAATCGGTTGAATTCAATAAGATTTGGTTTTCATTAACAAAATTCCTAAAGTTTTTATTAACTCTATTATTTTTGTTATCACTTACAAGTTTTTTTACTTTAGTAATCATTGTGTATTATTTTAATAGTTTTATATTATTAAGAGATTTTCCTGAAACCATATAATAGTTTTCATTGATACCTTTTATTACATTTATATTGGAAAGTGAAATCAATAATCTCTTACATTCATTAATTGGGAACAATTTCACATATAATGAAAGAAGATTTTCATTGATTTGGGTTCCATATTTATCTTTCATTGATTTCCAAAACTGGTCAACATCAACTTTTTCAGTATTGTTGTTGTTAAAAAGTTCTTGTTGTTGTTGAGGTGTTATTGGAGAAAGATATTGTGATATTTTACCATCGGGGTGCTTCATAACTTCATCAGCAAGTTCTGAACGCATTGAATAAGAATAGGATTTGGTATAATCACCACTAAACAAAGCATAAAGAAAAATAATAGATTGATCATCCATTTCTTCTATTTTCTTCATTTTATCATCGCCCGATACACCTTCTAGTATAATATCTTCATCATCGAAAACATCACGAGTGTACTTTGCAGATTCAACATTATCAATAAAATTATTATCAAATTTTTTTATGTCCTGAAGATATTTAACAACATCAAATCTTATTTGAGCAACAAGGTCTGGATTGAAAGCCAATGTTTCGGTTGTTATTTCAGAACCAATAGACTCTTGATAATCTGAAAATATTTTATTTAAATCATAAATATTTTCATCTGTTAAATCATCAATATTGAAATGTAGTAATTCTTGAGTATTAAAGAAGTTAAACAAAAAATTTGTTAATTCATCTTTTGTTTGGAAATTGGTAGTACAACATGAACTTATGGTGTCATTCAATAATCCAAGTTGATATTCGGAAAAATTTGGTAATTTATCAATAAGAACAGAACCTTTTTCACCTTCATTATCTTCCAACATTTCAGATATTACTTCAAGCAGTATTACATCTTTATCACTAGTATTGATATCTTTAATTTTTAAGTCGAGTTGGTGTAACAAATCAAAAGATTGAGATTCTTTGATTTTTTCCTTTATAAGTTCAATCATTTCCATAATCAAATTTTGTTTTATTTATTTAAATCAAAACAAAATCCAGTATATAAATAAATAAAATCACAATCCGATTATGATAGATATAGTAGTAATTTTCAATCCCGAAATAGAGCTTTCAGAGCTTTCAGTACCGAATACAGAAGAGAAAAAAGGTTATGATGAATCAAATCCAAATATGGCTATCGGGTTGTACGCTCCAATAGTTGAAATAAATGGTAAGTATTTTGACCATAATTCCATAAAATATTCATCGATAGAAGTTGGTGATTTTTTACCTAAATTAAATTTAACAATAGATGATGAAGAAAGAATACTTTCAAATCAAGCTGGTGTAACAGATTCAATTGTTAAATTATTTGTAAGAAGTAAAAATAAGGAATTCAAACCTATAAGACAAGATTATAAGATTACATCTTTTTCAAAAGAAGATACTTATGTTTATATAACTGCTGTACTTAATTTACCCGAACTTTTTAATGAAAAGGTTATTAGTTTTGGTAAATTAACAAGTTTTGATACACTAAAAAAAGTTGCAAAAGAATTAAAACTTGGTTATGCAGCAAACGAAACGTATACAAATGATTCAATGTGCCATGTTTGTCCTTCAATGTCATTCTTAGATTTCATACAATATGATATATTACCATCAATCTATAAAGATGATAACTCATTTTTTAAGGTGTTTATAGACCAACATTATTACCTAAATTTTGTGGAAATTAATAAGATGGTTGTTACGGATGGTGAGCTTATGAAGATAACGGAAATAAAAGAAATGGCCATTGCTGATGTTCAGAATGGCCAGGAAGATGAAGGCGAATTAAAAGATTTTTTTCTTCATAATATTGATGATTTAGGAAGAGCAAATTTCATAGTTGATTATTCGAATAAAAATAATATAGGTTCTGTTATTAATGGTCTTGGTAGTAAGCTATATTTACAAATGTATGAAAAAACCGATGAGGAATTCAAGGAATTTTATATACAACCATTAGTTACAGAAGGTAACAAAACTCCTCATAAAACAAATGAACTTTCCGACAAAATAACAAAAACTATACATTTTGGGGAACAAAACAATGTTAATGTTCATAAAAATTATTTCGCTGCAAAAGGATTGAATGAAATGAACATAACAAGTTTATCAAATTACAAAATATCGGTAACATTAACAGCTATAAATCCAGCCATAAGATGTTTTATGCAAATACCGATAATAATACAAAATAGAGATGTTGATAAATTTCTACATGATAGACCCGAAGATGAAAACAATGATACAAAATATAATGATACCTTAAAGAAAGATATTGTTATTGATAAATTTGTTAGTGGATTTTATATTTCCACAAAAATCAGATATATTTTTTCAGAAGGAAATATTATCACAATGAATATAGATTGTAATAAAAGAGATTTCGCTGAATAAATTACAAAGCTTGAAAATGTATCGAAACAGTCATATTATATATAATTGGCAGATCAGCAGCACAATCATAAAAATAAAAATAATTACTATCAACTGGAATTCTTATTGAATTTTTAGGAGTTAAAGCTTCTGAATTGACCACATTAGTAGACTCAACAAAATCAACAACAATATCCTTATCGTTCCAATAATTTAAGCTTGTTGCAATTACTTTCATTATTGACATTCTCAAAATACTTACATTTGTAGTTGAAGGTAATACACCACCATTTTGATAAAAGAATATATCTATATAACCATTATTATTTGGTTTTACACCATACCATTGATTACCTACACCATCATCATATATAAGAGCCGATGTAAATCCTTTAATAGTTCCTGATATCGATGTTACAGTATTATTAAGAGTTTTAGAAAATATAATTGTAGAATAACCATCTTTTTCATCAAGTATTTTACCTTGATTTGCTGACAAAGGTAAATCAATATTATCAGAAGTTAAATTGTTAATTACGTTGGATTTCTGTATATAATTTGATATTATAATATTATCACCAAGAGGCTGTTTTTGATTACCATCCCACCAATAATCTTGTTCTTCTTCATGTAAAGTGTAAAGATTGTTGCCTATTTGCAAATCTGCTGGTATAGCTGTTGGATTGTTTGATGGCAATCCACCAGTTCCTGCAATCCAAGAATCAAGTATTGATATATTATCAAAAACATAAGCTACTGTAGCACCTTGTGCAGTAGCTCTAACTTCATTAAGCTCTAATTGTGATGCAAACCATGATTTAGCAAGTTTACCAATAAGACCAGCGGTATTGAATATAGCCACATGTGTTATATCTGATTCAGAAATAGTATCATTCTTTTTAATTGTGATACCTGAATCACTAATTGTTAGATATTCGACACCATTCTGGTCAAAACTAAGACCAGCGGATGATTTTCTTATGGAAAATTGTCTAAAAATTTCAACTAAATTTAACGTAACATCCTTGGTTATAGAATCTGTGATGAAATAATCCTTCATATAAGTTCTATTGAGAAGCTTTACAAATTCATTTTTAAATTCATCAAATGTACCAAGAAATCTTCCAGGAGATGGATCATTGGTTGGAGAAGCTGTATTATTATTACCAGCAACATCTAAATTTGTGCCACTTGCATTAAGTGCTTTATATAAATTAAAATTCGATGCATGTAATAAAGCATCAGTTTGTTCGCCAGTATAAGGACTTTTATATTCGGACATAATCGATAAATTTTAATTTCCTTATTTATTAAAATTTATATATTACTTTGCGCCAAAAATTGATGTTATATCACCTGATGAATCTGAAGATGCAATTGTTTTCATTTTCTTGCTGATAGCATCCCAAAATTCTTTAGGGCAATATTTGGATACTTCATCAATCAGTTCTTGGAATTCAGGAAGTTTTCTAATATGCGTTATATTAACTACAGACATTATACAATCATCATTACCAATCATAGCGCAATACCCACCAAAACCACCATCTTTTGTTTTCTTCCTTGCAAAAGATAATGCTTCTTCTATTGTTATGAATTCGGTAAGTATAAGTTGATTTTGTCGCATTTGAGTTTTCATCATTGTAGTACCCAAATTCTTTGTGTGTTCTGATTGTCTAAGACCAATTCTAACTGCATAAGACTGGTCATCTTTCATATTGTATGGAAATACAAAGAACATGAAATCACCATCAAGTTCATTTTCATCACCATACAATTTGGTCAACACTTCTCGAAAATAATTACCATCGTAATTATTTTCGAGACATATTTTTGTGTTGTCGGGAATACAAACTTCTACTAAGAAGTGATAATACCATTTTGCTAAATCAGGAACTATTATTGTGTTAGACCTAAACATTGCTATTTGAACCAATTTGAAAAACGAATATTCATCTTCTATTAATGTAACATTTTCGATTTCCTCAAGTGTCATTGGTAAAAGTTCAAATATATTGATAACTGAATAATCACCTCCAGCACCTTCTGCCAAATCTATTGTGTGTACAAACATTCTTCTTTCATCCTGAAACCTTGAAATGTTTATAGATTCATGAAGATATAAATACATATCATAATCCAAAAGTGTTTCAGAATAACCCATATAAAAGTTTTATTTTTTTCCAGTATGACCAAATCCACCAGCACCTCTTTCAGTGTCTTCAAGTACTTCAACTTGTTCCCATTCAGCTTGTTCATGTTTGGCTATAACCATTTGGCAAATGCGGTCACCATCAGCAACAACTCTTGATTCCGAAGAAAGATTGATTAAAATAACACCAATTTCACCTCGATAATCGGCATCGATAGTACCTGGGCTATTCAAAACAGTTATTCCTAGTTTAAGTGCTAAACCACTTCTTGGTCTGATTTGAGCTTCAAAACCTACTGGTAATTCAATGAATAATCCAGTTGGAATGAGTTTTCTTTCAAGAGGTGATAATTTAATCAAGCCATCAATATTAGCTCTTAAATCCATTCCAGCAGAATTCACTGTTGTATATTCTGGAAGGTCATGTTTTGATTTGTTAATGATTTTTACTTGCATGATATAATTTTTAAATGGTTAAAATCAAGTTTATGTTTTTTATATTTGCGTTCCGATTTATTAATCAAACATAATATTTACTAAAATCATTTAAATAATTAAAATCAATATTGGTATGTCAAAAACGGTCATAAGATTACAGGATGAAGTATTACTAGAATACGATTATCAAGAAACAAGTGAAAATGTAATATCCAATAAATTATATGTTATTGAAAATTTATATGATAATTCAAAAATCATTTTAAAAAATGGTCAAGACAAATATTCATCTGCAGAAACCACCAATAATTTCACAATAATCAATGAAGATGGTGTATACGATTTAGCTTCAGTAGATCAAAATATCAATAAAATAATTCCTGATTTAGCGGAATCATTTATAATGAAATACAATATTATAAGAATAAATCTAGCTTCAGGGTTTAATTTTATAGGAAATGATGGTTTTAATTTAAAAATCTATACATATTCAAAAACTGGCCAAAAAATTTATTTCGCCGATTTTGTTTATATAAGAAAGTTTTCCAGCATCATACAATATAATTCAACACCAATAAAACTTTCCGAAGCTATATTTGATAAATATTTGGAAATACAAATACCATCATTAGAATATTGGTTGATGTTACAAGATATCAAATCTGAAGATGTATTCAATGTTATAGGTGATAATTTGGTTACAGATCACGCATTATACTTCGAATATTCATTAGTGAATTATGGTGAATACGTTAATGGGTTCTACAAATTTTTACTTGTTGACACGATAAAAAATCAACTTGTCACACAAGATAAATATACTAATTTGTCAGGATTTATTCAATTATCAACCGAAGGTGACTATTTCGAGTATCAATTAAGATACAACAATGAACAGATTGAAGATTTTATATATAAATTAAATTCCATTTCAGGAAATAATTTTTATATAATTCACACAATAAATGTTATAGAACAAGTTGGTGATACTTATATTGAAGCCGATAAATATACAACAATACAAAATAACAATTTCCAAAAATTGTTTAAGTTTAGACCAGTAATACAAAATAATAATATATCATCAATATCAATAGATTACACTGTTCAACTTATCAACAGTAGTGATGGTATGGGTGTAACTATAACTTCATCTGTCTCAACTCTCAATACATCAATTTTTGGAAATAAACTCATACAATTAGATATATTACCAACAAAATTTGATGTTTATAATCATATAGTAAAAACAAATAGAAATATAGCTACTCAAATTGATGAAGTTATAAAAACTATTGTTGTTGATAAGTTTGTTGATAAGTTTGCTATAAAATCATCAGATGAAGCAATAGAAATAGCACCACTGAAGAAAACATTACTTCTTGAATTCACAGATACCTCTGGTTCAAGTAAAGAAATACCCAACAGCGTTGTGTATTATTTGACATTCCCGAATTCAGCTTCGAGCAAGGTGGAAATCAAAGAAACCATTGACAGTACTATAAGTAAAACAAATGGTCAACTTTTATTCACAATTGATGAAGCAACTTCCAAAAAGATATATGAAGTTAGCAATAATTCAACATGTTATGTTGTTGGTAAATCATTAAATGGGAATAATGAATCAATTTTCAGCAAATTCAAGTACACTCTTGATTAATTACTGATATAAATCCTTCTTTCTGTAGTTTTAACAACCTTGACTTTATTGTTCCTAAGAACTGTTGCTATTTGATTAGGAACACCACATGCTTGATTCAAATCAACGAATGAAAGTCCTTCATCATCTTTTCTAAAAATAAAGTCACCTGAACATTCTCCAAATATGGTGCTTATTTTTTTAACGAGACTTCTTTGGCCTGAAGTATAGTGTTTTTGAGGAGTAAAATAATAATTACACACTTCAACTATTTTGTCATAAGTTTTTTGTGTTAAATCATCGAAGAAGTATAAGAATTTTGTACTGTCAAATCGACCACCAATTATTTTTATTTCTTCAATAAACGGTGGGTTGTAATCGAATCCAGTCAATTCACATCTGTTTTTAACGATTTTAAGTGTTAAATCGTTAAAAGCCTTAGTTTGATTTTCCATTTTTTTCAAATCTTTTTATTAAGTGCAGCTACTAAAATTTTTTGTGTTTTATCATCTAGAGATTTATATATTTTCTTTACATCTATTTTCATGTAATTGGAAAATGACATGAACACATCATATATTGCGTCTTTATCTCTATTGATTGTGAACTTTGATATAAGTTCACTGAATATAAATTGTATATCTTTGTTTGTTATTTTCTTACAAGCATTATCGTTCGGCATTAACTCAAGCTTATAAACCAGCTTAATTTCATCATTAACTTCATTGTGTATAAGAACTGTATCATCATCATCGAATACGTATTCAACCTTAAACAGAATATCAGAATACAAAACAAGTGAGCCTATTTCAATGAATTCAATCGATAAATCTCTTATGTAGTTATATTTTTCGTTTGAGTGAGATATTTCCTTGAGTGCTTTTACAACCCTTTCATATATAAATTTATTATTATAATATGCCTCGGGGTCTGTAAGCTCTTGGTCTATTTCCACACAAATATCAATAGAAAAAGATAGAGTTGATTGGCTGTTGATGATGTATTCAGAGCCATCTTCTATTTTTTCTATTTTATCAATTATTTCTTCTTCATCGTTTGATATCACAGCTTACCAAGTATTTTTTAGGTTTTATAGTTTCTTCTAATTTAATTTCTTCAATGTATCCCATATAAAGACCTCTCGATGAAAGATATACGCTAACTTTATGGTCTTTTTTATCAAGAAGTTTAAGCGTTATATCAAAGAAATAAATTTCTTTCTTTTCTGTCATTATCTCAACATCTTCTATCAAATATTCCCATTTGCCTTCAAATGAATTTATTGATATTTTTCCATTGCTTGTTGGTTTAACAGCGAATTTGTTGAAATCCTTCGTTTTATTTAAAAAAGCTGTGTCCTTATCAATAGCCAATAATTTAAGTAAATTATCAACATCAATAGCCAATAATTTGAAAACAATTGAAGATTTTTCAACTTCTGATATGGTTTTTTCCCATATATCAGTTTTCAAATATTGAATATTTCCATACTCACCAAGAGCTATTTTGTTTTTCAGCTGTCCAGCTTTGATATTAAAAAGTGTGGCAACTTGATTACCTTCATTATCATCATAATAATGTATATCACCATCAACTGTTTCAATATTATTAGAATTGTACAATTCAAAAATCTTAATAAGTTTACCGACATCATTTAATGGAAAATATAGGTGTTTGTAAGGATTGATTTCTCCGAATAATTTGTCAATACCAACCTCAACAAATTTGATATACATCTTCATTTCGCTATGAGATTTACATACCAATCTTGTTTGTTCAAAGTCAATAGTTTCTTTTTCTTTTATGTTTGTATCAGACAAATAATCAATAAACCTTTTTACATTAAGTTTACTGAATTTCAGGATTTTTAGACTTTCCATTTTTTTCGTTTTTATCTATTAATTCTTGTATTAGTACTTTTTCTTTTTCTTTATTTTTATTAATGAAAACACTAAGATTTCTCCTACCATCAGGATATCTAGATTTCAATTTTATCATATTGGCATTAATAACCTCTTCAAAGTTAGTACCTATCAAACGCATAATTCCAACAAAATAAAATAAGTTGTCCGATAATTCATCAATCATTTTCCATTTTTCATATTCTTTGCCGAAGAATACATTCTTTTGCAAAACGCCAAGAACCTCATTAGCCTCAATTGAATTACCCATACACATATTTAATAAATCAAGTATTATTTTATTACCAGATTTGTTGTTGTTTATTTCTTGACCAACATAATTTATATAATTTTCGATATAATCGTATGTTTTAGGAAGTGATTGTATTTCTATTACCTTAACCAAAGTTTTACCAAATTCGATTTTTATGTTAAGTGTTGAACTTTCAAAAATTTTTGATTTGAATATAAAAAATTTATTATTCATAAATTTTTTAGAATGCTTATAATCGGAGTATTTATTCAATTCATTTGAAAGTTCTTCTATACTATTAACTGTTACTTTCATAGATTGTTTTATGTTTTTATATGATGATAGAATATAAATAATCACAATAGAAAAAGCCAAGAGATCACTCTCTTGGCTTTTTCTATTTTAAATTGAGTTAATGATTAATTCAATTTACTTCCGATTGTGTCAGCATTTTTCTTTCTGCTTATAGATTTTTTATCGGCTTCAACTTCTTCTTCAGCAACAGTTTCAGTTTTCACATCATAACCTTCAGTTTTCACTTCTTTTTCAGCATCAGTTTCAGCAACAGTTTCAGTTTCAGTTTTCACATTATCACCTTCAGTTTTCACATTATCACCTTCAGTTTTCACATTATCACCTTCAGTTTTCACTTCTTTTTCAGCATCAGTTTCAGCATCAGTTTCAGTTTCAGCATCAGCATCAGTTTCAGTTTCAGTTTTCACATTATCACCTTCATCAACTGCTTCGAATTCTTTAGCAGGCTCATTTTCTTTAAGGTCTGAAACAGAAATTAAAGGCGTTGCTGAATTGCCAATTTTGCTGTTAACAATTGAGAATTTACAATTATCAATTGTGGAAAATGTTAGTGCACCCATGAAAAATTGTGTCATTTTTGTGTCATCTTCAAACAAATATCTTAAATGTCTGATTGATTTACCATTCAATGTTTGTATATCACTGAAATTCTTTTTAGCAAATTCAACTACATCCTTCAATATCTCATCAGACATTTTTGAATCGAAATTTGGAGTAATAAATAAATCACCAACTTGTACTGATGAATTACTTACCTTTGTTCTTGATAGAACAAAATTTTTAACTGAATTAAGTTTCATAATAAATTTTTTAATTAATATTCAGGTTTTTATTTATTTAAATCATGGAACTAATCCCATGAAATTTTTTGCACTGTTACATACTGTATTTAAAAATTTTAAGTGAGCTGGATTTGATATAGACATTCTATCTTTGGATGGGAATGAATCTTCTAACATAGGAGCAATTGATGTTAAATCTGGTTTTGTATCAATGGTTGCTGTAGCACCATCAACCGATTGAGGAATTTCAAATCCAGTGGGGACTGGCTTAGAACCTTGACTTGATTCAATAAGCTGATTTCCGCCTCTAAACAATGTTTTCCAAGTAGATTTCATATTATTATCAATTGTCATTATAACTGGTGAAATAGCCAATCCATTTATTGACAACCACACAACAAATACTGTTGAACCAGCAGATACTGTTAATAAATGTGTATAAATTATTGGTAATTTTATTTTTGTACCAGTAGGAGTTATTATGCCCACAGTCCAATGTGTAGGAATCAAAGATATAAGATTGAATCCTCTAGTCCAACTTTTCCAATATTTTGAATTTAAAAAATCATAATCGTCTTTGTTTTTTGATATTCTTTTCAAAGTTGCATCAAAAGGTGTTTGTTCTTCTGTAACTTCTTCAGATAATACAGATTCTATATTTGAAGTACAAGGGATTTGAAGTAATTCATAAATTGTCTCATATTTGATTTGCTCAAAATCAAGTATATCTATTGTTAGGAAGTAATCACTAATATTTTTTTGAAAAATTAAATTTAATTTTTCAAAATATACAACAATATAATCATATGATATTGAATCAATTGATATTTGCGTATACAATTTCAAATTTGTAATATTTGATATATCATCGTTTATATAGGAATTTATAATGCTATCAATTCCATCATAAAACATAATTATATTATTTTTATAATAACCAACCTCCGATTCCTTGCTACCAAACGAGTACATTTGCATAACAGCAAGATTGTCTATATTAGTTTTATTCGATAGTACCTTATTGTAAAGTTCATTCAAAAATTTTACAACATACAACTTAAACAAAAGTATTTTGTCATAAAATATTTTGTTGAAATCAACATTCCCATCACCTATATCAGTTGTAGAAAGTTCAAATACATCTACATAATACTTAATAATATTAATTTGTGAAACTTGTTGATTTAATTTATATTCCTTTCTAACAACAACCGATTTTATTAAATCATCAAACGCATTATGAATATCAAAATTTCTTATACCATTTGATAAATGGTAATGTGGTAATTTTGATATATGTTTATAATATCCATTATCATTAAGCTCTAAAGTAAATGAATTATCAAATTTCAAGTACAGTTTTTCTTGCCCCGAATATTTGTAACTTATTTGTTCAAGTATTGTATTATATACAACCACTTCAGCAAGATTTTTTAAAATTTGCTGAAGTGGAACAAATTGATTTTTATTTGCTTTTTCTATAGTTGATGTAGAAATTTTTTTAACTGCTAAATCTATTATATCAAAACAATTGTTTTTTTTATCATTATACAATGATTTATTCTGCTCATCAGATTTCATCAGACCCGATAAAATTGATTCAACTAAATTTGCTATTTTTTTAACCTCTTTTGATGAGTCGAAATTTGGTACAATAGGTACACAACCTGAAAGTGGTGATATTGAAATGTTTCTGTTAGGAATTTTACAAGTATCAAGCTCTGCTGGTTGTTTATTTTCAAGTGCTGTAAATTCTTGATATAAATCATCAGGTAATATTGACTTAACAATTTCTTTATCCATATTAATTTATAAGGTCTGTATCTTTATCAACACATATATTATTTCTTGATTTTATGGTTTTTACTCCAAGTATCATAAAACCTATACATCTTTCAAAAAGAATGAGTAAATCTTTCAAAACCTGATTATTGCTGTTTCTGATTAAATTTGATACAGAATTATTAACAATCTTTCCTCTGTAATCATATCCAAGATTCTTTATATTGTCTTTCCTATGCTTAAGTGATTTATATATTGAATAATCTATATTCATATTAATTTATTTTTTGATTTATATCTCTCAAAAACAAGGTTTCTCTCAATAATTTATCAGCACTAGTTCCATCGAGTATTAGATCGAGTATTCGTTTGTTTATATCGGTAGAACTCTCATCTTTAGTATTTCTATCCTTTTCCTTTAATTCTATTTTATATTGGGCTTGTAAATCCTTGTTTATTTTTTGAATGTCAGGAAGAGGCTCGGAAGTACCTTTCTCTCTATTTATAATATATTCCCCATTACCAGTAATTACAGATTGTGAAGATTGAATACCATCTTGATTTATTATAAGTGATGCCAAATGTTCTGAATCAGAACTTTTTATTAAATTTCCAGTTTTATTCGTTGTCTTATCTTCCAAATCATTAATAAGTGAGTTCAAACCATCATTTACTTTTTTAGAAACCTTACTAAGTTCATCGCCAATAAGCCTATTTGATATATTAGCTGGAGAGTATTCAGAAACAAGTTCTTTACCAAGTGTTTGAAGTTTATCTTCAGCAAGTGATATAGTATTACCTATTTTTGTGTCAATCTGCTTCACAATACCATCTGCAGCAGATTTTGCTTCTTTTTTAATAGCATCGCCAGCCATTTGGAACAATGTTTTATCAGATTTTTCAATCTTTTCATTACCAAATCTAGATAAATCGGATTCTGTAACAGAATTTATTGGATTTATATGTGGATAAATTTCATCATAATATTGTTGAATATGAGAAAATGGGTGTAGATTTGTCAAATGGAATGACATCTTTCCAAGTTTCATATTAATCTCATTTTCAATTGGCTTAGGTGCTGTATGGCTAATTGTTGATAGATAACCGTTCATACCTTCAGAAGTGAATTCACATTCATTAAATCTCAAGGCATAAGCACCTATATATTTGTTGAGTAAAAACATATTATCTTTATCAACAATTTTTTCACTCTTTGAATTAGCAATTAAAGTTTCTTCTATTGCAGTACTAACAGATTTGAATTTTCTAACTTCAGATATATAAATTATTATATCAAAGAATAACAAATTTATAGGAACTACCCATTTGAGTTCATTAAAATCATAAACAGCATTGATGTAATCATGCATCATTGCCGAAATAAACATATCAATAGATTCAATTGTCTTAATCTTTAATTTTCTTTCATAATATGATTTCTTTGATTCAATTTTATAAATATCGCCAAGACCTGACATTTCTGACATATAATAAGGATATTCATCAATAAGGAGTTTGAAAGATTCTATGAAATTAAGGAGTTTTTTAGCTCTATCAATTTGGTTTATTGATAATAGATAATTGAATGCAGATTCCTCTTGTTCTTCATCTGTTTGAGAAATATTTGTATTGAAAAGTGGGCTATGAGAACTTATTATTAATCTGAAACCAAGCAATGTTGGGTCATCAACATATTTCAATACATATTCATCGTCAGTGTCTATCCAGTCAGAACTTGGAGAATTTACCTTATAATTTGATTGTGGATTATAAAATCTAGTACTTAATTTATCAAGAAATTGGCTGTTTTCGGATTTCTTTTTTTCCACATATTCAAATATAGCATCTTTACCAGCGTTTTTATCTGTAAGTGATGATACCAAATTCCCTGATTTAGCATTAGAATATGTTGAACCAATTTTTGTTAAATCCATCGTTATCAATTTATTTTATTTAAAACATAAAAGCACACAATCTTTAAATAAAATAAAATTTGATGAAGCCATTAAAATTATTTGAGAATGTAGATGATGTTAAGAAGAAAATATTACCAATATTTGAGGGTATAGGTTCTGTAAAAATTAACAACCTTATATCAGCTATAAAATCACGCCAATATATAAGCTTCTATTATACTGATAAAACTGGTGACAACACAAGCGGTCCAAGGTTCGGTGAGCCTTACGTTTTGGGTTCTAGAACAAATAAAAAAGGGAAAAATATAACATACTTAAGAATGTATGTTGTTGCAGACACATCAAAAGATTCAACTGTTACCAATAAAATATCAAGACATAGGTCTGTTTCTCAAAAATCAACTTCTAATAAAATAACTGGTTATGCCAAAGATTCAGGTTGGAGATTGTTTATAATCGATGATGATTATATTTCAAATCTTTATTTGGCTGGGAAAAAATTTTCACAATACAGAACTGGTTATAATGATTCAGGTGACAAATTCCTGTCAAATATAACAACACAACTTTCCAAAGGCGATTTTCCAAAAGGTGAAAATACTGATACTAACCTTTAAAGTTATTAACAATTATATAGTCATAGTTGTTAAATCCACTAAACAATTTTTCATCAGCAACAAGTCTTTGACCGATTTGTAATTCACTGAATCCTCTTTGTAAAAATCTGTCATATGTTACAGCAGCATCAGCAAATATAAACACGACAGAACAAAGTTTTCTATCTTCAGGTGACATTTGTGCAATGCCATCAGGTGACATTATGAATAAATCACATTCGTTGAAGTCATCTTTTGTAGTACCATAAAATTCTCCATTAAATTCAGCATATTGAAGCATATTACCAAATTTAATAAAGCTTTCAAACATTTCTTTTGGTATAAATTTATAGTCCTTACCATCAATTTCACCTTCTCTTGGTTCTCTTGTGGTACATGATAAACTAAATTTCAATCCTAAATGTTTTTGGAAGTTCTGTCTGAAATAATCTTTTCCTGATGCTCCAGCACCTACCAATATAATTTTTTTACCAAACATGCTATAAAATATTAATGAATGAATGTTTTTTAGTTCTATCAAAATTTGATACCGAATTTTTGAATACTTCAAAAATGTCTTTATCCTTCACACAGTGTTGTATTGTCTTGAGATTGTCTTCAAAATTTCCATTGAAAACATGACCATCGGTACACAAAACTATATCAATATCGTTATAATGTGCTTTTGTAACAACAGTTTCTATTTCTTCCTGATTTATAACCTTTGTTTTTAAATTTGAATTTGGGCAAAATTCTATTGGAATTTTTAACGCTCTTATTAAATCAGTGGCAAATTTAGAATATAATAAAAACTGAACACCATGACCTATTCTATCAACTTGTTCAATTATAGATTTAAAATCTTCAAGTGATTTTCTTTCTGATTCCTTCGGCACGTCAACAAGTGTTTCACCAAGATGTAAAGTTATCTTTAATCCGTTATCTTTAACATATTTGAATACTTCCTTATAAAAACCACCATAGAGATTATGTGAATAATCACCATAAAATCCTGAAATATCGACACCAATTACACCAAAATTCTTAAATTTAACAGCTTTCTCAAAAATAATTTGAGTAAGCTTAAGTGGGAATGATTGGTCTGATTCAATTATTATACCACATTCCAAATCTTTGAATATATTTTTGGCTTTTTGAATACCATTACATGCGGACAATATTATAGAATCAAGGTCATATAATCCTTTTTGATTTCTCAATGCTGGATTGAATTTCAATTCAACAAGTCTGTAATTATGATTTATGTATAAGTCTTCAAGTACTTTATAAACAGATTCTTGTATTGACTGTGGATAAGAACATATTTCCTGAATCATCTTATATCTATCAAGATATTCAGTAAATTCATTACCTCTTCTAATTGCTCGACTATCAATACCATTACGAATTAAGTTTGAAAAATTTTCATAATTGGAAAACCTTTTTATATTAAAACCTCTATCGTAAGCTATTGAAAATAAAGTTTGAGGTGATGTAGCACCACCTAAATGAGTATGAAGTTCTGCAAACATAGTTTATACAAGTGTTGATTTCGCTATGATAGCTTCAAAATCTTTGTTTGATTCTTTTATTATTTCATCAATATCAGACAATTTGATATCAGTCATTGTTTTATCTTTAACGAAATCAGTAAATTTTTCAATCAATAATGCATCTTTTACATCAACCGACATTCCGATAGTTCTATAAACAAATGTTAAGGCTGTTAAATGATTTAGTTTTTCTTCATTTTCGGCTCTTTCATCTTGTTTTTCAAGAGAATCTTTAAGTTCCATATTAATTTATATAAAGTTTATTAATTTATACAACAAATCGGTCATATTTGTCACATAATGACAGTAAAACTTTTTTTGTAAATAATTAAAAATAATATGACAGAGGCATCTCAATCTTTAGAAAAATTGGTAACTCCAAATGAATCATTGAAAGATGTTTCAGGTGCTGGTTCTATAAAAAACAATATACCTGAAAAGCAATCTTATACAAACGGTTCTTTCAAAGGTACAAGCAAGCCTAAATCCGACCCTGTTAATAAACCAAAAACATCTTTGATGAGTGGTAATGGTATGAGAATGTATACACATCAAGGAAAAGCTGATAAAAATTATACTGCTGGTCAGAGTATAAATGGTGTTAATTCGCTGTTTAATAATTATATTTTATTCACTCACTCATTTTGTAATAGTATAAATGATTTCTATGATAAAAAAGATGAAGATGGTGTTTTTTCACATAAAAAAGATAAACCAGAATTAACAATCGGCAATTTATTGACAGATTTTGCACCTGATAAGATGTCCGCAATGCCATATTATGCAAATGATTTCCTTTATGCAAAGTATTATAAAAAGATCCCTTTAAACCGACTTTTAACTTTAAGGCGATTTGCATATCCAGTATATGACAATTTACAATTTACAAATTCAAATAGAACCGATATAAAACCAGTTGCACAGGCAATAACTTACTTCGGTGATCCAACTGGTAACACATTGTCATCATTATTTTCAATAACAGGTAAGATTGGATGGAAAAATGTATCTGCACAAATTTGGGATGAAGCTCAAGCAAATATACCAACTCTTGAGCAACAAAAGGGATTTATAAGTGGATTTGTTCCAAATGTTTCACTTGGTAATAGGTTGGCTGGAATAAATTTACAGAGTGCTGTTGGTAGTGGTATGACATACGCATCACAAGCTACAGCACTAACTGGAACAAATCAATATTCAGATATATCAGGTGAACACAGTTCTCAAATCGATGCAATAAAAGCATCGAGGGATGTATCATATATTCATAAAGTTCTTGGACCGATTAATGTAATCAAAGACACAATGACAAGAGATACTGGTATTGGTGCTGATTTAGCTTTCAAATTAAAATTTGAATATGAATTAAAATCATATAAAAACATAAATCCAAAATTGGCCATGTTGGATTTAATCAGCAATATGCTTGCTTTAACTTTTTATCATGCAAAATGGTGGGGTGGAGCTAACAGATTCTTACCAAGACACATGGAGCAATACGGATTTTTAGGTGATTATCACAAATTATATTCAGGTGATTATGGTGGGTTTTTCAAATCTATGGCTGATAGTGTAGGTTCTACTATGGGTAAGGCTGGTGATGCGTTGTCAGGACTTTGGAAAAATATGATGTCAGGAAATTGGCAAACATTGTTTAGTGATTTACTTGGTGGTGCTAAAATGAGTGGTACAAAAATGCTTGATGTAGCAACAAGAAAATCAAGACCAAATATTGTTGCCATTCACTCATTGGTATCAGGTGTTCCAGTTGGTGAATATCATTTGGTTGTTGGTAATCCTTACAACCCAATTTATACTATAGGTAATTTAATTTGTGAAGATTTTACTATAACTCCAGGAGATGATTTAGGATTTGATGATTTTCCAACTCAATGGACTTTAGAAGTTAGCTTAAAAAGAGCTAGAAAAATGGATAGTTCCGATATACAAGCAATAATGAATTCGGGTCAAGGAAGAACATATTTACCGCTTTCAGGAATGTTGGAAGAAATTATTGGTGATGATGATAAATTAAAAACAAATTCAAATGGTGCTTCGGTAGAATTCCAAGATAAAAATGTTAAAGACAATCTATATGTTAATGCCACCGATTCTCAATGTGCTGGAGGTATAGTATATTAAAAATTGAATATATGAAAAAATTAAAAGTGTTTGAATCGATAGATATTATAAAAGGTGGTGATGGTGACGAAACAGATACTTCAACATTAGACCAAGAAGAATTACAAGTTGGATGCTTGGTTGAAGTTGAACATAGTAGTACTACATCAATAGCAAGAGAAATAGCCATAGACCATTTATCACGCATAAAAGATTATTATCATAGATTAATAGCTGCAGGATTGGTTGATGAACAACCAGCATTAGACCTTGCCAAATCGTTTGGATGGGAAATATCACAATAAATAAAAATTAAGAATTATGGCTGTAAATAATGACAACATAGAAAAAAATTTGATACCAAAAAATAAGGTTAGAGCTATTGATGCTATAAATGAAGTCACAACTAATCTTATAACTAGATTTAAAAATAATTTACGCACATTTTCGTATTCATCAGTATTTGGTCAGTTAACACTTGTTTTACAGAATCATGTAAACAATGTTGTGTATTATATAACTGATTCATCAAATCAATCAAATTTCAAAACAGCCAATAGAATTCATTCAGTTCATGGTCTTTCAAGATTACAAGGACACAATGCTTTCAGAGGGTCTTCTGCAAGAGGTAACATTATATTGATTAAAAAACCTTCCATAGAAACTGAAGTTGCTGGTAATAAAGTTCATATTTCGAATTACACAAGAGTTTTGAATGTTGATACTGGACTCCAGTATACGATTTTGTTGAATACAGATTTCAAGACATTTAATCTTGATGATATTAAAGAGCTTTCAGTTCCAATAATAGAAGGTGTAATTGAAACACACACTTTCACTGGAACTGGTGAAAATATACAAACATTTGAATTACCAAATTTACAGTATCAAATGTATGATGATTCATTTGTTGAAATTTTTGTTAATGGAAAATTATACGAGCAATTTGTATCGCTTTATGACATTCCATATGGTACTGCTGGTGTTCTCGTTAAAACTGGAATGACTTCAGGTATTGACATAATATTTGGTAAAAAGAACTTCCAAGAAGTACCCTCTCTTGGCTCGGAAATAAAGGTTAATGTATTAACAACAAATGGTACACTTGGTAATATATTAAACAACAAAACCGTCTGGAATTTAACAGATACTTGTTTTGATGGTAATGGTAAAGAAGTTGATATGAGCGACATTTTTTATGCCAACAACAACATATTACCAACACTTGGTGCAAATTCTGAAGATATAAATTTAACAAAGGTATTAGCACCAAATATTTCAAGAAGTTTTATTATACACGATGACAGGTCTATAAATTATTTCTTCAATAAAATGAATTATTTTTCATCAATCAATATATATAAAAAGACAGTCGATAATATAAATGAATATTCTGTATACTTAGTTCCGTTATTAAAAAATAGACTAGTAAGTGGTGATAATTATTTCACTATAAGTAAAGACAAATTTTTACTTATAGATAATGAAAAAACACAAATATTAACACAAATTCAAGAAGCTGGAATAAAATCAGCAAATATAACCATAAATATTTCAGACCCTGTAATAAAAAATTTTATAATGATGGTTTATTGTGAACTTAATAAAGATTCTGATTCTGACATATCAAGCATGCTGATAGTACGCCAATATATATTGAATGCTTTAAGTAATTACCTTTTAAACAGAAGTTCAACATCATGTATAATACATTCTGATATAGTTTCTATATTACATGATTTAGAAAATATATATTCAGTAAAAGTAATATTTGTTGCTCAAGAAAGTGGGTATATTGATGACTTAGGTAATATAAAAGTCGATAACAATCAAATAGCTATAATCAGAGGAGATTGGACTGACAGCAGTGGAGTATATTATAAAGATGAATTTGATCCTTCAGAAGATTATATGGGGTGTGTTAATTTAAACATAGAAGCCTATAAAGCATAAAAAAGCCTGAAATTGCTAAAGCAATTTCAGGCTTTTAAGTATTCAGCTTTTAAGCTTATTTTATATCATCAGGGATTTTATCAAAATCAAGAGTTGAATACTCTGATGCCTCTGATGTGGCGATTGGTGCTTCTGCTACTGTTTCAACTGTTGTGGCGATTGGTGCAGTCACAATAGGTGCTTCTGCTACTGTTTCAACAACTGTCGTAATTGGCGCAGTTTCAATAGGTGCTTCTGCTACTGTTTCAACAGCAGATTCTTTCAACGATTTGAAATTTGATGTAGTACTAGATTCAGTAACAACTGCTTTATCAGTAGTAACAACTGCTGCAGGTTGAGTAACAACTGCTGCAGGTCTGCCATCTGCTACGCTAGATGTTGTAGATTCTTCTTTAACATTTGTAACATTGTTGTAATTAGGAACATAAGGAGTACCGTATACTTCAAAGTATAACTCACAAAATTTGTCATAATATTGCTCACCAAAGGCACTTTTAACACATTCTGTTAAAAGTTTTTCATCTGCTTCAGATGTACCTTTATAATAAGTTTGTGTTAAATCAGGTGAATTCAATTTTAGGAAATCAAAAATTTGTCTCCCTGTTTCTGCATTAAATTCAGCTACTGTACTTTTACCACAATCAAAAGATATACCACAAATTCCATCATTGAAGAAACTTTGTTCATAAGTTGGTAAATTTTGATTACCCTCCGACACGACAATAGTTAAATCTTTACCATTAATTAGATCAAACGGTACAATAGGTTTCTTTTTAAGAGCCTGATCACCCTTAAGTAGGAAATCCAATTTGTCGTTCAAAACTTTACCAAATCTCATGATTTTGATTTTACCATTCAATTCAGGATGCTGAATATCATCATAAATCAAAAATAAGGCATAATGGTACGTGTTTCGTTTAAGAACTTCCAATTTTTTAGACAACTGGATAGGTGTCGATTGGTCGTAATTTTTTCCTTTGTCATAAACATGCTTCATATAAGCTGCTGTACATAGATCTTTCGATTTTGGGTTGTTGCTTGGAGCATCAACATACATTTTTTTGGTAGGGTCTTCGGGATTAGGAAGATAATAAACATGTTTTGTTACTCTATCTTTTCTTATTTCACCGCAATTAACATCAGGTACTAAACGACCAGTTGTTACATAACGACCATCCTTTACTTTTTCATCATCCAATTTCGTTTGATAGAAATCTTCAGACAACATGCTCTGATTTTTTTGTTCAAAATCTTCGGCTTTTACTTCAAAAATTCCATTGAATTCAAAAGTTTCATTTTTTTCTACATTTTCACTCATTTTTCAAAAATTTTAATTTAACATTAGGTTCAAAAATTCAAAATATTTTATATTTTATATAATAAGTTGGTTTCTTATTAGATTAACAAATCTTCAACTTTCATAGCAATATTATCAGTAAGTAAGAACATTGTTGCTACAGAAACAGCATTTTCAACACAGTTTCTGACAACTTTTGTCGGGTCGATAATACCAGATTCCATTAAATCAACCCTTTCAAAATCTCTATTAATGCCTGAATTTCCTTTACTTATGATATCAAAGTTAATCAATATATCAATATCTTTTGCACATAAATTGCTCAATAATTTTCTTTTTATAGAACAAGATGCCGATTTGATTAAGTCAGCAGTCAATGTACTTGGTAAAGAATTTGCTGCTCTAATATATGATACACCAGCACCAACTGATACACCTTCTTCAAGTGATGATTTTACCGCAGCTATTGCATCATCAATTCTATCTTTAACTTCATATATTTCAGTATCGGAGTTGCCACCAAGTCGGATTGTAGCTATATTACCTTTTGCGAATGATAATAAATTTCGTTTCCATTGAATATCTTCGCTTTCTTCGGGAACTCCTTTATCAACCATCGATTTAATATTGGAAGTTATTTCAGCAATTTTGAAATCCAGTTTTACTTTATTATTTTCATAAATTTGGATTGTTGTTTCATCTTTTGTAATTATAACTTTTTCAGCAGTACCAACATATTCATTGCTGAAATCAGATAATTTATTTCCTGATTCAACGTAAAAAGGTTTTGAATTTATTGCAGAAGCAATCATTGACAAATAATCTTTTCTTCTTTCACCATAGAATGTTGGTTTAACTAGACATATTTGCATTTTCTTCTGTAAATGGTTTGCAACAAGAGTTTGAACAGCCTCACCTTCAATATTTTCAGCAATGATAAGCAATGAATCATGTTTATCGTTAACAACACCAAGAAGTTTTAACATATCAGAACCTTTTGATATAGGTTGGTCTGTTATAAGTACACCACAATTGTTCAATTCACAAACCATTTTGTTTGTATCTGTCATAAACATATAACTTGTATATCCTGAAGCCACTTTGATACCACTTTGAATTGAAATGGATGTTTCGGTTGATGGCGACGGTTCAACAACAATAGCACCATGTTCATTACCAAATTTTTCATAAGCAGATGCAATCAAGTTTGAAATTTTTTCATCGCCATTTGTTGAAATCATAGCAATATTTCTAATATCTTGATTTGTTTTTGATATGATAGATTTTTCCTTAATATATTCAATCATCAAATCCTTACATGTGTTCAATTCATCACGAAGTTTGTGAACATTGTAATCAGGGTTATTTTTAAGGAATTCATTTATTTCACACATCAAAGAATAAGCAAATATAACTGTTGATGTAGTTCCATCACCAGCATTTATTGCTGTACGCATAGATGATTGCTTCAAAAGATTACTACCTATGTTTTCCCATTCGTTTTCAAGTTCGATAAATCTCGCAACGGTTACACCATCTTTTGTTGATTGTATAATTTTTTCATTCAAATGCTTTAGCAAAACATTTTTACCTCCTGGTCCAAGTGTGGATGACACAATATCGCATAGCTGTTTTGCTCCTTCAAGTATAATACTTCTTGCATCAGCACCTGATTTTATCTGTACTTTTTCGTTCATTTTCTTCTATTTTATGGTGTTTTAATATTCTGTGAATATCACGAATTAAAGAGAGGATCTCTTATGGTTTAATAGAGTATTTATTTGTTATTATGAGTAGAATATCTTCTTCTTGCATAACTCTATATGGCTCATTTTCTATTGTCAAGGATGTTCCCGAATATCGGTTAAACATTATTCTTTGACCAACTTTAGCTTCCAAAGCTTCAGAACCAGTACCGACAATCACACCAAGAGTTTGGTCTGTATCATCAAGTTTTATAGCAATAAGACCTTTCTCGGTTTCCTCTTTTTGTTCCTCGATTTTTACAAGGATTCTCTTTTTGATTACATTAACAATTACTTTTTTACCTTCCATATAAATTTATATTAATAGTTTTTTGAGTTGCTCCACTTCATTACCAATATCATTATTGGCATATTTAGCATTTACACGCCTTGTGAATAATTCATTAATGGATGTTCTCACGCATCCTTCAATTTTGTTTGTATAAACAACACCATTATTGGCTCTAATCATAGTAGCTTTATCAAATGGCATTTGTTCACCAGTGTTAGTAATTACAGTTGTTTTATCTCCACCATAGGTTTGACCAACAAATGTATCAAGACCAATATTGAGGAATTGCATGATTGAAGGATATAGACTTTCAAAGTCATAAATCCCAATATATTCGTAAAGCCCAACAATAGGGTCTATTACAAAAGCACCATCATATCCTTCATGAACATTCTCTTTTTTGATAAACACTTTGTTATACACTCTATAATAATAGTCACTAAACAAAGATTCAATAATTATAGAAACCGATGTGCCAAATAATAATTCAACTTTACCAATGTTGGTAATTGATTGCATAAGTGAATAAATATCGGTTTTTTCATCAATCATTTGCACAAGAAATGCATCAACTATACCATAGAAACAGAATTTAGGAAAATCTTTTTCATATAGTGTTTGTAAATTACCAGAATATTCAACTTTGGTAACTCCAAGTACTTCTTCAGATATAAATCCAAGCGACATTGATGTTTTATACTTTACAGATTGGTCGAAAAATTCAAAAATCTGCATGTAGTCAATTATAGGTCTATGAAGCGGTAAATCAAGTAGTATTTTATTTTCTTTATTGTACTTATCAGATAAAGAATGTGAAAAAGATTTATGAACTGGAGAAAGGATTTTAACATAATCGATTCCAAGTTTTTTGCATCTATTGAAAAAATATTGAGCATCAAATTTCAAAACATTCCAACCAAAAGTTATAGGAAACTTTATCATGTAATTTGAAATGAAATCATGATTCATGGAATATTCATCGGCATATTGGCGATATTGAAGATTAACCTTCTTAATCAATTTCTTATCCTTAACTTTGGATAAGTGATTGATTAAGTCAATTTCAATACGTTTAAGCTCTTCACCAGTCATCGGTTTTAGACCAAATATAGTTCCATTGCCGAATTCATCACATATTGTATGGAGTAAAATTTTTCCTATAGGATTTGATGCATCAGGGAATACACCATCTATGATTTCAGTTTCAATATCCCAAAACCATTTTTTCGGTTTATTATCTGAAAATATTTTGTCTTTAAGTTCTTGTGGTAAGTTATTGATATATTCTATCTGTCTGTATTTTGACAAATAATTTTTCCTTATTCTTTTTACTGGTCTATCAAATTGAGAAGTAATAACATTATGCTTATATCTATCTTCTTCTGTAGTTTCTTCCCATATAAATTTTTCATTATCAGAAATTGGTAAATTCATTATTTCAATTATACCATCTTCATTAAAGTACGAGATAGACATGTTATCAAAAATCTGCTTCGCATTTATCATTCCAATTCTGATATTAATTTTTTATAATATTCATCTGTACTCTGTACATCATCATCTTCGTCATTTTTATCAGAAAAAATCTTTGCTAGTAGCAATGTTATGATAGGAATAGGCATACCTATAATTGATGCAAATATGAATGTAACAAGTTTCTTATCAGTTATTTCACTAAAGATATTCAGTATATCATAAAAATTATTGAACATAACAGCGTTTTTATCCATATGTGATTGGATAAAATTATATGAATAATATATATTGGAAAATAATTGTATGAGTATTATAATTGCGAATACAGAAAAAACATATGATTTAGTTTTATCTTTTATTTGAGGTATTAACAATACTATTAGTACTTGAGCAAATTCATAAACAACAGCTATTGCTAATGCAAAAATTATTGGATTGCCAATAGACATTGTTTCAAATATGTGATAAGCCGAAACAAGAGAACCCAACATAACAAGTATAAAAAATATCATAAACATTTTATTATACTTGATATGAAAGTTATTACTTACCATTATAGATTGATTAATTTGACTAAATCCAATAACATTTGGGCAACATCAAATCGGTTGATTAGATATATTGATATTGCAGAAAGCGATAAAAATAGCAGAAATCTTCCAAATGTGTTTTTGTACAATATAGGTATAAACTTCAGATAAAATATTGTGTTTGTGACTTCTTCATCGGACTTCATTATAAATTTTTCTTTCCTTGTCATAACAAGTCCGTATAAATTTTGTACAGACATTGATTGCTCAAGAAATTTACAATATTCCTGAAGATACTCATCAAAATGTTTTGATTCAATTTCTTCAGGAATAACGACAACTATATACATTATTCCAAAAGTTGACATCCTTAAGTTATTAATAACTTGGTTATTAATTGTCAATTTATATTTATCTTGTATGTCTTTCAAAGAACATATATTTCTAAAACACCCTATTGTGTAATAATATAATTTTACTGTTTTCCAGTATAAAATTGCAGCTATTATTGCTACAACCACAATTTTTAATATTATTTCCATCAGCATTTTTCGATTAAATCGTTAAAATATTGTTTTATTTGAGATTCTTTATATACATGCTCGAGTACATCGGGAAGAATTATATCTTCATCTTCTTCCAAACATTCTATAAAAACTTCACAAACTTCATCAATAAATTCTTTATATTCTTTATAATTATTTTTAGGTAAAGAATTAAGTATATCTTCATTAAATTCTTCAATATCTTTTTTGTTTACACCTTCCAAAACAGAATAATTTGTGATGGAATTTTTAATGGAATTTAAAATAGCTAGAGATTTACTTTTCATTTCAGTTTTTATTTCTTTATATTATAAATATGAGTTGTTTTTCAAGATGCTTGTGATAAACAATTATTTTTGAAATGTGATTGATATGATTTCATAACTTTCATTACATCAGCTGGTAAAAGCAATTGTTGATTTGTATCAAAAGAATTTGCATATTCTTGTTCAAATGATTCAATAGAACCACCAAGATTTGCAATTTCTTGTTGTTTCCAATTTTCATCACGACCTTCAACCTCAAAATAATCAACACGAATAGGATTAAAATAATTTTTACCAAGCAGTCCATCTGTATAAAGTTGCCAAAATAAATTTCTTCCCCTTGCAGTTGATGTTATAATCATTTTTGCTGTTTGTGAAGAAGACATTGTTGGAAATATTGTTGTATAGAATACCTTCAGTACTGTTGGGTCAATTAACGCAAACTCATCACAATAAAGTATACCATTAACTGTTAATCCAGCTCCAGCTTTTTCCGTTGCAGTTTCACCCTTTATAGAGCAACCATTATCATACACTTTCCTTTTTTGGTTATCTGTACATATACCAAGTTTCATATAAAACGGTAAGTTATCATATACCGTTTCTATTTTTTCAATAAGTTCTTTTACTTTATCATCGGTTGCAGAAGTACAGGCCACACCCTTATCGTAATTTGTAAGAAGATACCACATTATGAAAATACCTGATATAATTGAATTATGGCTCAATATATCATTCGAAAAATAACTCATTTCACCCGAACCTATTGTAACATCAAATGTAAATTCTCTTGGTAATTTTTGAATCATAACAACTCTTGATAAACCATATTTTGTTACCAAGAATGTTTGTCTTGTGATATTTTTAGCCTCAACAATTTGCATGTTGGAATCATAAAATAAATGGTTTATTGAACATTTAACACAACAACCGTTTTTAGTTGTTATCTTAAGTATTTCTGAATTGGTTTTTATATGAACAGCAGATAAGTGTTGGCTTCCTTTAACACCACCTATAAGCGTGTTGTTTTTAGGAACAACAGAATTAATTATACAATCTTCATCAACTTTATATTTCCAAAGTTTATGATTAAAATATATAACAATTTTTAATATTATCTTAAGAAATTTAACCATCATCTTATGATTTTACAGTCTATAAGTGCTTTCTCTATTCTTACCCAATCAACATAAGGTCTTGTAGATATATTAATATCAAATAGAAGTGGACACCCAATAGCAGCATCATCTATATATAAATCAGCATATACTTTAGGGCTTGTAGTCCAAGATTTTTGTCTAGGATTTTCATTAATACCATACAATTTAATACCATTAGAAGCGAACCAATCTATGGCTTCTTGCAAATTACATATATCGCTTCGCATAGTATTAAGTATTATATTATGTCCAGATTTAATAATTTTTTTAAGTACTGGGACAGCACCAATATTTTCTCCAATTTTTGGAAATTCATGTGTTACACATGTTCCATCAAAATCCACACCAATATTCATATTTTATTTTTTTAATCTATATAACTTCCAAATACATCTTTTTTCTCTTCCAATATATCTTCCAATGGTGAATCTATTGCTTCAGTTCTTATTAAGAATTTCTGTTCATATTTTCCAATATCTTCTTTTGCTATTTTATCTCTCAACCTTTGATTTGGTGACAAAGGTATCAACTCTTCAGAAACAGTAACTTCAGCAAGTTCTCTGATAAGTTTTTTCCTATCATTGATAACTGGTGAATCAGGTTGTACAACTTCTCCTTCTTCAACACCTGATTGATTAACAAATTGACCATCACCATAATCCTTTTTAAGTTTCTTAAATGAATCCTCAACATCTGACAAATATTCCCTTTGATACTTACTAATTGCAAGTTGTGACATTTGAATTTTTGACAGAGATTCTATATTTTTTGGTGTCGGGTTTTTGATTACTTGTTTGAAAAATTTTTTTAATACAAGTTGTGACATCATCATTTGAGTATGAATCATTTGTATCGAATTCTCCTCAAAATAAAGTTTATTTTTAAAGTAAGGATATTTTTCCAATACACCTTTATCAATATAAAGTTCCGATATTGAATTCAATAATTCTTTAGCGGCATTTAGCGCAACGGATGATGCTTGAAGGTATTTTTCTTCAGCTTGGGTAACATCTTCATCTTGAACAATATCTTCATCTTTTTCATCTTCCCCACTAAGTCCAAATTGTTTTGGTTTCATATATTCAGGAAGAAATTGTCCGAAACTTTTTTCAAGTTCATTTATAACAAAATCATCTTCTTCATCGTTTGTTGATTCAACAATTTTTTCATTTGATTTCATTAATAAAGCATATCTATCATATGCTTCTTTTTGAGAATCAAAAAGTAAAGATTCAGTTTGTGGCATAGGATTTCCAGACATATCAGAAAAATCTATTCTCCATTTACCAGCATTTTCTTTATAGAAATCACCAGCAGCTTTTTTACTTGGAAAATTAAATTTTCTTTTTGATGCCTTAGATTTACCATCAAGAACATTCACAAAGTAACCGACCGTATCGGTCTTGTATGGTTGTGATAAGGTTTGTTCTATTGGTTGTGATGGTATTTTAATTATCTTTATATCAGACATTTTATTGTTCTCCAATTGTTATATTATTCAAAGGTTCTTTATTAGCAGAAGAAGTTTTAGCAGAACCTTGAACAGTTACAGTTTTGATTTTGTTATCAAGTTTGATAGCTGTGGAATAATCAACAATAGGTCTTTTAGTATGAACTTCAAGCGTTAATTTTAATGACGGTAATTTATCTTGAGAATTCATAGTAAATGTAAAATTCCTTTTTATTTCTTGACTTTCAGGAAACGACAATGTTAACGGTATCTTTTTGAAACCTTTATAATCGTTGATATATGTTTTTCTAACCTTATATAAAGTTTCTATTATAACATCATATATTTTAAGTCTTTCATTTTCTGAAGCAGTTCTTATTTCAAGTTCCATCTTAAATGTTTCAGGGAACCAAGCACCTCTCGCTGTGTATGGTACTTGTGGTGTTATACCATGTTCATTTTGTTCATCAATGAAGTATTTTAATCTCTCATTACCACCACTAACATTTTGATTTTGTAAACCAGCTTCTGTTATAGTGAAAACACCTGATGGAATTTTATTATAATTGCCATCAGCTTTTGGTTTTTCACCACTATATGGGTATTGATGTGAATCCAAAAATAAATCTGTTATAAACCTTTGGTCACCAGTTACAGAATACATCACTGGGCATTCAACAACTTCAAGAGTATTATTTCTATATCTTTTAAATGTTATAATGTTAGTCATAAATGCAGAAATAGCAACAATAATAGACCTCAAGAATATATCATCATAGTTCTTGGTCACAGTCATTTCGTTATTAAAAGTATCGGACATAATTGTTTTTTATTATTTAAATATGTTTATTGGGGATAATAAAAAACAATTATCCCCAATAAAGTATTATTTATGTTAATTATTATACTTGGATAAATTCATCAACCCATTTACCAGTTCCAAGTATAGCAAGTTTTACACTACCTTTAAAATTTAAAACAACAGAATCAATATTTTTATTAATCCAATTTTCAACTTTTTCTGTTATATCTTGAACTTCTGTTTTGCCTTCAATTTCTTTATCAAGCCAGTTACAGAAATTTAATGAAAGATAAACCTTGTAACCACTTGGTGGCATATTGTATCTAATTGAATCTTCAAGGAGTTCTGTAGAAAAGCTTCCAACTCTTCTTGGCATTAATGTAAGTGATGTATAAATAGCTTTTTTGTTTATTTTATCACCATATTGTTCCTCAACTTGTTCCCAAGTCAATTCTTCTTGTGTTTCAGGTTTTTCCCAACCATTACGATACCAATCACCTGAATAAGAATCAACAACTTCATATGGTATTTCGGGATATTTTTCTAAATCAAAACCAGTTAAAAATATATCTTTTTTAGTAATAACTGTTATTACTATACCGTTATCAACAAAATTGAAAAGTCTTTCTTCGAATCTTGCTTTAGCTTCAGCTAAAGATAATTCAGCAGTTACATAATATGGAACATCACCTTTCAATACCCATTTCATATTGTTTATCTTGATAGGATGTGTTCTTAAATTAATAAAAACATTACCAATATAAAAAGGTGCAATCATAGCATCATCGATAGCAGCAGTTATCGAGCAGTTTCGAGCAGTTGTATTTCTTTTGCTGTATGATAAACCATAAGAAAGTGCAAAACCTTGAGCGATTTCGAAAAGACCAGATTGGCCTGAATCAAGTCTATACATGATTTCTCTTTCCGTATCACATAAAAACTCCTGTAATTCAGGGTATTCATAAGCGTAAATTTTTTGGTCTGGATTACGCATACATTTTTTAGCACGAACAGCACCAGCACCACTTGCTGTAGTACCCGAAGTTACAGTACCCTTTTGTCGTTCTTTATTAATATTACCTTCATAATCACAAACACCAGATTCAAAATCTCTGTCTTGTTGAGATATAATACCAGCTTTATAATGAATTCTCACTTTATGTCTTGGAATACCAGTAAGTTCTATTTCCTCAAGAAGTCTTTTTGGTTCAAATGCTGCTCCTTGACACACATAAACGGCATCAAGCTTTTTATGATAAACAGAAGATGTTGGAAGTACTTTGAACAAAATGATTTTTTCAGAACCATCAGGAAATTTTTCCTCATAATAATGTGATGCATTTTGACCATTTGTTGAAATAGCAAAATTACAATTTGTGCTATTTTTAACAATGTTAGATGATAAAAGTCCTTTACCACTCGAGCCTGCAAACCCATCAAGTAAGAAACTTATTTTTCCTTCTGCAAAGAAATAATTAAAAGTCGTTTGTGAATGTTTCATTTTAATTCAATATTAATTTTGTGTATATTTATCTTTCAGTTGTTCACCTATTTCAGAATTGAAAATTTCAATAACATGAGTTAACAAATCAATATATGATGTTATTTTAGCTCTTTCAGTAGTAGAATTTTTATCGTTAAAATCCTCAATCTTTTTCCTTTTTTCAATAAGTTCTTCAATCAAAGATTTATATTCGATTGGTTTAACAGAAATATTATCTCTGTTAATTTTACCTTCTGTAAGTTCAGAAATTATAGTATCAATATTTTTCTTCATTTCTGAAAAATATTGCTCATTATACAATTTATCAAGTTCGTTATAAGATTTTTGAAGTTGTAAGTTGTTTTTTAGGTTTATGAAAACTTTAATTAGCTTTTGCATAATATTTAGTTGTTTAGTTGTTATCATCAATCATCTTAACTTTATCTTTCGAAGCATTATACAAATTATTAAGTTTTGTTATTAATGTTTCTTTTGCTTTTGTGCTGATTGCAATCATTTGTTTATCAATAATGAATGAATCGTTTGATTCTATATATTCGATTATAGTTTTCTTGATATCATCAACTGTTTCATATTTTATATTCTCATCATATGAATTATTATCAACTTCGTTTTGTGAATATATTTTGCCTACTTTTTGTTCATATTTCAGGGAATATTGACCAGTCAGGAATTCTGATATTTTAGTTGTGTTTATTTTGTTGAAGTCATCAACAAATATAGACACCTTATTGTTTTTAATTGCTTCATTAGCTTCATCAACAGTCATTTCCAGCAAATCATCAACATATATGTTAACATATTTTGGAGAAATTATATTTTTAATAAAATTATATTTTGAAGTATCCAAATTAATAACCATTATATGTGGTGAATTCTCCCATTCATTTTTTCGTGTATGATAAGCAGAACCAACATATGTTATATTACCTTTTGCTTGTGCTTTATGTATATGGCCTAATATAGCATGACCATATTTTGACAATTCTTTGATATTTATTGATTTTTCTTCTGTTACCATAATACCTTCGTGCGAAAATCCAGCGATATCATCATGACCAAACATATAATCAGCTGGTTCATCTTTTGATATAGCTTCCAAAAATTTTTCTTTGGTTTCCATAGCTGGAATCATAGAAATTGTTTTTCCGTTTGCTGTTGTAAATCTTGTAGGTTTGTTTACAGTTTTACAGTTTTTAATATATGATATAATACGACTTGTTGTGATTAATTGATTAAATTTGTCATGGTTTCCAGTATCAGCAATAACAAGATTTTCTTCAGCCATTTCTTCAAATATATCAAGTATAGAATCTTGTATTTCGGTCGATATCAATGAACGATTATCATAAATATCACCAATTTGTATGACACCAATATTTTCTTTACCAAATTTTTCGTTGAGTTCTTTTAACATTGGGAAAATAAAGTTTTTGAAGTATTGTATTGAAATTTCGAGTTCTTTCAAATCATTGCTATATCTACCAAAATGTAAATCGCCTATAACTATATTAATTGGTGGTATTGTCATAATATGTTTTATATATTTATATTCAACACAATAAATTTGTATCAATATATGAAAATATCAATTTTTTAAATTTATAAAAAATTATAAATATTAAATAATATTATTATGACTAAAGATGGAATTGAAGAAATTGAATCTAAAGATTTTGAATTGTTTGACCCTGAATTAGAAGCAATAGTGAAAGGAACAAAAGATGTTGCTGTGACTGATGGTGAATCAAAAGTTTATTTACAAAATGTCGATTTGAAACCTAATAAAAATTCACAAAATAACACTATATTACAATCAATAAGCAAACCAAAATCAGAAGTAGAAAAAACTGTTCAAGATATATTATCTAGAAAACAGAAAAATTCTATGCAAAAAAACATAACTTTATCAGTATTTGATAAAAAAACTTTTGGATTTGTTGAGGAAACTTTCAAAGATGAAATCAATAGTGAAAAATTAATTGATATAATGGTAAACAATTATGACATTAATGAATTAAGAAAATCACTGAAGAAGATTCTAATGGAATATTATAAAGTTGAAGAAGAAAAACCGAAAGAATACTAAATTTCACCCGATTTTATTTTGTCAAGAATGGATTGTCTTATAGAAATTGATAAACCCTGTGTTTTCGTGGCTTTGTCGCTACAACGACGATTTGAAATATTAGCACCCAAAATAACTTTACCATCCACAATCTTCAGTTGGTCTTCAGTTGTCATATTAGGTGATTTTATAAAATCATCAAAAGTAGCTACTTCACCATTTGAGTTAATGCCAGCATCATTTATACCTGCATCGGTATTAGGAATAGTAATAGAATTATTATTTTGTTTAATAAGTTCCATTATTCTCTTTTTATCTTGTACATTAATTTTTTTATTAAATTCTATTTGTGATTTATTTTTTTTATTTTTCTGAACAGATGATGTTTGGGAATCAATAGCAGATATACCATCAGATATTGATGGCATAAGGATTATCATATCTGATGAAATAGAAAAGGGATTGCTTATTTCATTATAAAACATCATGATATCTGCAGAATTTTGATCGTTATATAATGCCATAGATACAAGGTTTGGTTTACCTTCAAATTCTGATGATATTGATGAAGCACCAGCATCATTAAATCCCACTAATTTCTTTTCAGAAAACACTTGGGATGTGAAATCAATAATTTTTTCACCTTCGATTTCAATTTCTTGTCTAGATTCAATCGAATAATATGCTATAGGCGATATCGCTTTTTGTATAAGCATAAACTTTTATTTTATTTAAGAAATAAAAATGTATTATATCATGAGTTTTTATAATGTGATAAATTAAATTCCATCATTTCATAATACATTTCTTCAGTTATGATTCTCTCATCAATAAGAGAATCAATAAATTTAACATAACTTTCACGATTTGTCAAAGGTATAATTTCAAGTTTTTCTTTAACAAGCTCGTAAGCCATATCAACACCGTTATATTTTAAAAATAATTGAATATATTCTGTTGATATTTCATAATGATTGTTCAATTCAGAAGTTATTTTTTCGGTGTTAAATTCAATATTGGATAATCCTCTAGAAAATGAAATCATACCAGTATTGAACATTGCGAAACTTTCAAAAACCATTCTGATTACAACAGAATCGGATAAATCTCTTTGTAATCTAGATTTTGAAAATTTCTTAATATAAAATGAAAAATCAGATTCCAATTTTTCCATTATACCTTCACAATTTTCAAAATTTATTGGATTGGTTTTTTGAACCATAGTTGATGAACCTATTTGTTTATCATCTTTCTTTTGTACCAAATAATTTATTGAACAATAATGCCAAATATCACGACATAAATCAATAAATATTGAAGATATTTGAAGATATTCTTTCAATAAATCAACAAGATATACCCAATTATCTATTTGTGTTGTGTTTTTTGAGCGGATAAAATTTTTGGAATAATCATATTCATTAATGAATGAATCCATAATTTCCTCAATATCAATAACACCAACAAGCTTTAAAGAAGAATTATCACCAATAGCTCCACCAAATTTTGCTCTCGGTTGTATATTTTCAAGTTTTGTAATTAATGCTTCCAGTCTTTCACGATAATTATGATATATAAGACTGGAATTAATTGGTATTGCTGGTTGACCATGAGTATAACCAACCATCAAAACATTGTTTTCGGAAAATATCGTTTTCATATGTGATATAACATCATTTATACCACATATGAAAACTTGAGATATTTTATAAAACAATAAATTTGTTGCTAAACTAACTATATCTTGGCTTGTAAGACCAAAATGTATAAGATTTAAAATTTTTACCTTTTCTTCTTCTGTGTGTCTATTAAAGAATTCAGATGTAAATACGATTTCACGAATATAATATTCAATGGCTTTTATATCATGTTTAGTTGATTTTTCAATTTCAATAACATGATTAATTTCATTAACTGAACGATTTGTTAATTCAATAAATTCACCATCTTTTATTTCAAATCCATATTCTTTACATAAATGGAAAAACCAACTAAGTTCAACTGTCACCTTTGACTGTAGTTGGTTTTTATAAGAGCATAAATTTCTTATGATGTGTTGTTTGTTATATCTACTATCTATCGGAGAAATGTTGTCTAACTTGCTCATTATTAATTATTTTATATATGCTACAATACCAAAAATACCTGCAAGAATTCCAAAACCATAAGAAGTATATTTCCAAACTTTAACTTTCTTTTTTTCTTTGGTGATAATGAAATCTTGATCAACAACAATAGATTTCAAATCAAGTTCATTTTTTTGGTAATTAGCCATCATTATTGAATCATTTTTCAATTTTTCAGTGGTATTAACAATAACAACGGATTGAGCAATAATAATAGAATCATTAATAACATTAAGTTGTTTATATTTCGTTCTTTCTCTGAAAGCTGATGTAATATTATCCATATCACACATGGATATATTAACATTTTTTATACTATCACATTTTTGTTCTTGTGAAAAAATCGATTGAACGGTAATTAGGCATATAAATAAAATTAATAATTTACTTATCGTTTTCATTTGTTTCAAGTTTATATTTGTTTAATTCTTTAATCATTTCATTATAGGCTTCTTCAACATTTTTAGAAGTTTGTTTTGTTGGTATATCCAAAATGACTTTCTTTACTTTTTGAAGGCTATCAACTTTATTCTTATACTTCAATACAAGAATGTCAATTGAATCATTCCTATTTCTATAAACCCCGATAACGGAATCTCTTTTTAATATTTCAATTTTGTTGGCTTCAATATTGGCTTCATGAGATTTATTATCGATTGTTGAAAGCACTAATATTGTTACACATATCAATAATATAATAATAAGTCCAGTTATAACGGCTTGTAATTTTTTGATTTTTGCTTGCATTTTATTTGTTTTAATATTGTTTGTATATTTTGAATTTAAGGAAAATACATCATCTTTATCAGGGAATACATTTTTTTATTATATAACATCACCAAATGTTTCTCTATTAATATTAGGAAATACTGATTTTTTGATTTTTCTTAAATTTGTGATAGGTTCACAATCATCTATTATAGTAAATGCTGAAGCTTTTTTAATGTTTTTAGCTAGCATTATATATTGATGATATTGGTCTTGTATAACATAATTACTCAATCTAACACATCTTATATTATAATTTCCAGCGTGGAGTTTCATTATAGATTCATTCAGGATTACAGAACCACCAAGAACAATACTGGAGTAATCAATTCTTTCAAGACCGTTTTCTGCCATTTCATAAACAAATTTCGACATTATATTAAATTGATTATTAATAGAAACAACAACACAATAGAATCCATTATATGATTGAGGTAAATTGAAATTATTATCTTTTGTGTCATCATTAACATATAAATCAAAATTACCCCCAATAGATAATAATTTACCAGCAAGTTTTGCTTCATTTGGTTTACCAGCATCAGTTATTATAGGTCTTATCCAAAACATTATTGACATACCTGAATTAAAGTCAAGATTAACCAATGGTTTATAAATAATTTCCGAAGTGGTATCAAGCATATCATAAAAATATTTACTTATAATACCAGATTTGAAGTCAAACATATCTTTAGTTATAATAACTTTTTCAGAAACAAGGGTTCTGACATTATCATAAATTATATCTTTTTCAATGTTTTGTTGTGGGTTATAAGTATCTTTTATTTCATTTTTTTGTTCATCAGTGAATTCCAAAACATCAATATGTTCCTTCAAGAAATCAAGTGAATCTTCATCTTTAGCAACTGCAGAAATGTCTTCATATTTCTTAATAACACAAACATGATATGTACCGACTTCGTTTATTCCATGCTCCAAGTACATATCTTCAATATAATACATTCTATTAAGCTCTCGGAAATATATGTAATCATATGGTTTTGGTGCTTCATTAATTCCAAATTCCTCTTCAAAGTATGTTTTTTCAAAATAAATTTCAAGTTTTTCGAATTCTATACCCCATTGAGAAAATTCATGTTTTGGTATAGGAGTTTTATTATCTGTTACAACAACTTTAACAACCTTTCTATCAACAACATTATATAATGAATATTCCTTTAAAAAATCATCTTTTGTTTCAACATCAGGATTTGTGTGGAAATAATCAACCTCAATACCATTATGTTTATTCAAATAATAATTAAGGTCTGTTTCTAATTTTACAAGACCTTCTCCCATTTCGGCATAATTCATAAGACTTTCTTCTGTTACTGCTGAAAGAGCTATTGATTCACCTTGTACAGCAATTATGGTTTTTGGTCTTGTTTGGGTTAATGTTATGTCACTTATTGTTATAGAACTTTCAACAACAGAAGTATAGGAAAGCTTTAATTTTATGAAAAGAGGTATATTAGTAGTTAAGCTTTCAAACCAATCGGATTCCAATATTAATTCCCAATCAGTATAAGTTTTATCATCCTTCGATATAGAAAACCAAACCGATAAATCGGAAAAGGTTATAAAATGTGCATTAAGTACACAAACAAATTCGGAAATAGGGTACTCAATCTTCCCTATCTTTATAATAAGTTCTTGACCTGATAAAAGTTTTTTGTCAATCTTCATAACCTTAATTCTATTTTAATTATTTACACTTTTGACATCATGCTTATATTAATATTTTATGTATTTTAAGTTATTAGAAATCATCCAATATTTATCCCTTATGTTAGGCGTAGCCGAAACATTTGTAATTTACTTTAAACCTTCACGAAGTGAGCCAGTCACATAGGACAATGAAGTGTTACCTTTAGAAAAAAAATCAAACGAAGTGGTTGTCTGTATTCAGACAATGATTTTTTGGAAAAGGTGGCATTAATAGTTGTGCTGTGTGTATACTTTTAAAACATATCATGTTATTGTAGGATTTCCGTAAACTTATAGGATTTGAATTCAATTCATTCACATATCAAATTTATGTTTATTGATATTTCCGAAAAAATATAGATTTTAGAAAAAATACAACCGATTAAATTATAAATTCTCTATATTTTAAAGATAATTATTGTAAATTATCGCTGATTATACAATAATTCAAATTTCTTTTCTCCAAAGAAATAACTATCACTTCTCTTATTAAAAATTTTTGATATAAAATTTTCATGGCTTGTGTCAAACTTTACTGACTCGTAATCTAGTGTACTGTACATTATCACATTTGAATTTTTGCCTAAAAACTTGTATAACATGTAATCCTCTACATGTGTACCATTTATTAAATTTCTATAATAAGTATTTTTTGTTGATTTATAAATTTCAAAGTGAGTACCTTTGAAATTAACATAGATATATGCTGTTCTGTTGTTTGTTCTGATTTTGAAATGTTCTATCCTATCAATATTTTTATCATGGAATTTTTGAAGTTTGTTAATCAATTCTTTGAAAGGATTTTCAGCCGAAATATTAATAAGTCTTTTGTTTGTTGAATATTTTATATTGATTTTTTTTGATGTTTGCCATGAATGTGCTGGTTTTTCAAGAACATCATATTCATTTTTTGGTTTCATGTAAACATTACCATTATGTATAAAACATAAATTGTTTATTGGTGTTGATTTATCGCTACATGAACCCATTAATATACTTTCGAAATGATTCTTGAATATCTTTTTGGATTTAACCATTTCATTAACCAGCTCAACAATCTTTGACCTGCTTAATCTACAACAATTAGAAAGTTCGGTATAAGAAATACCCTTTGATTCATGTTCAACCAAATATAATATTCTAAGTTCTACCAATTTTCTTTTTATTGTGTGGAAAGTATTGTTTTTTATAAAGTCCAAGTCTACTTTGTAATTTATTTCAGGCTTTATGAATAAATTTTTAACTGTATTGTAATCCTTGAGTTGTAACCATTCAAATTGGCTTATTGATAGACTTAAATTTTCTTTATCTTTAAGACTTACTGGAATTTTATCTTTGAGTTGCTCAAGTTTTGGTCTGAAGGAATTTATTTTTATGTTGAGAGATTTTTCATTATTAAAAAACAGTTTTAAATTGTTATAATTATTAACTTTTTTTAATAATTCCTTGTTCTGTATACAAAACAAATTATATCTCCTAATATTTTTGATTAATTTTCTGTTGTTGTTATTAAGTCTGTTATTACCTGATTTTTCAATATTGATATTATCATATGTTGACATAATAATATTAAATTGATTCTTAAGATGTGATTCAGAAAATGATAACTTTCTTCTCAACACAATATCTGACTTCAAATAAATTATTATGTTCGAAGTTGTTGATAATATTGTATCAAGTTGTGTTTTTTGGCTTTCTATAGAAATTGATGAATTTGAAAGCTTTATAAAAGTATTTATGTATAAGTCTGCTCTTGTGTATCTCTTTAAAATCAAGGAAACCACATTGAAGGCTTTCCGTAAATATTCTCTGTAATTAAAATTGTTTAATACCGAATCACACTCTAATAAAAAGGAAGACACCTCTGATAAATCAGAATATTTTTTTATATTGTGTGCTTCTAAGAATAATTGTGTGTAATCCTTCATTAACAATCTGAAGTCATTCAAAGAACTGAAATCGATATCTGTGTTAATTTCAGCCAAGAAATTATATCTGAAAGATTTGTTTAAAAGATTTAAACAAATATCTTGATTATATCCCAACTTTTTGTGTAATGTCGGGATATCATATATTGAAAAGTTCCCATTTTCAAATTCTGATTTCAGTTTTAAAACAAATATTAATAAATTATCTTCGAGCTTATCATTTAAGATATAGCTTCGAGGTATTGATAATTGTTTTGTTGTTGTATTGACCATATGTTGCTCTAATCCTAATTATTTATAGGATATACCTATTTTTATTATCATATTGATTGTGTTCTTGTTTTCAATATGATGTATGTGTTAATACTGACATAATAATAACAAATATATAATCTTTGTTTAGATTTGATACTTTATATACTGTTCAAACATAAGATATAAACTAGCATTAATATAATGTACAATATTAATAAATTGACAGATATTTAATAAATCTTAATATGTATATAAACCAATATTCAATCAAAGGATTTCTAATATCTGTCAAAAATCTGTTTCTAATATAAATAACTTGAGCTATTTGCGTATAGCTATATAAATATAATTTAAACAATAAAATATTACAAGATGATTAAACCAGACCAATTACTATCGGATATTGTTGTATTCACGAAGTATTCACGAATAAAAGAAGAATTAGGCAATCCACAAAGAAAAATGAATTGGGTAGAAATAGTTGACGAATACTTACAGATGATGGTAAGGCAATATCCAAATTTAGAAGATGAAATAATTTCAAACGGTCAGTTTATAAAAAATAAAAAAGTCTTTCCATCGATGAGAGCATTACAGTATTCTGGTATTCCAATTGAAAACAACCATGCGAGAATGTATAATTGTTCAGGTATTGAACTTGACAATATTAAAGTTTTTTCAGAAATTATGTTTTTATCTCTATCGGGTTGTGGTGTTGGTGTGTCATTGAAAAAAAGATGTATCAACAAATTACCTCCAGTAATCCAACCATCATCACCAAAAAAATTCAGAATTTCTGACAGTGTTGAGGGATGGTCTGATGCAATAAGAATTTTGATGTATTCTTATTTCAGAGGAAATAATTATCCTACCTTTGATTTCTCTGATATCAGACCAAAAGGTTCTTTAATCAAAAAACTACAATGTCAAGCTCCTGGAAGTGAGAAGCTTCAATGGGCTATAACAAAAATTGATATTATTCTTAAAAATGCAATTGGAAGACAATTAACAGATATAGAATGTCTTGATATAGTTGATATCATTGCTTATTCAGTTGTATCAGGTGGTATTCGTTCGGCTGCTATCATTGTTTTTGCTGATAAAGATAGTACTATTATTGATGCAAAATCAGTAATTGAATTCAAATCTCACAAATACTTGAGAGAAGAAAACGGTAATAACGTTTATGAAATTATAACAAAAGATGGTTTAACTCATGAAGTAAGCATAAGCTCTGTTAGTGTTGAAGACATTGCTCTATTAAGATACAATAAAATTCAATGGTATCATGTTTATCCACACAGAGCAATGTCTAACAATTCTATTTCTGAAAGATATGATAATATCACAGAAAATGAATTCAAAACTGTGATGAAAAAATCAATCACAAACGGTACTGGAGAGCCTGGAATACTGTTCACAAATGAAGATAATGTTTTATCGAATCCTTGTGGTGAAATCGTTTTTGAATCGGAGTCATTCTGTAACTTAACAACAATTAATGCTTATAATATAGAATCTCAAGAAGATTTTGATATTCGTTCAAAAATCGCTGCTTTCTTTGGTACTTTACAAGCTGGATTTACTGATTTTCATTATATTAGATATTCTTGGAAAGAAAAAGCTGAAAAACAAGCATTACTTGGTGTTTCAATAACTGGTATTGCTGGTCGTAAGATTGAAAATCTTGATGAGGCTCAAGCTGCAAAATGCGCAGTAGAAGAAAATGAAAGAATTGCCAATCTTATTGGTATAAATCCAGCTGATAGAGTTACTTGTATAAAACCTGAAGGCTCTACAACATTGGTTGCTGAAGCATTTGGTGCTGGTGTACATTCTGCATTTGCTGAATATTATACTAGAAGAATCAGAATTCAAAAGGCACAGCCGATTGCAAAATATCTGAAAGAAGTAATGCCAGATTTTATTGAAGATGATTTGCTTGATAAAACTAAATTGGTGTTATCTTTACCTATGAAAAGTGATGATAATTGTATCACAGAAAATGAATCACCAATAGAACTTCTTGAGCGTATCAAAAGATATAATATCAATTGGATAAGAAACGGACATCATAAAGGTTCTTCTTACAATAATGTTTCCGCAACAGTATCTGTTGACAACAAAGATGTTGATGAAGTTATTAATTGGATTTGGGAAAACAGAAAAGATTGTGCTGGTCTTACATTATTACCTAAAATCGATAATACTTATCAACAAACACCTTTTGAAAAAATCGACAAAGAACAATATGAATATATGATTAGTATGATACCTGAAGATATTGATTTATCAAAAGTTGGCGTTTCAATAAATAAAGAAACCACGAGAGAATCTGCTTGTTCAGGTGGTTCTTGTGAAATACATTCAATTTAATATATTATGGGCGGTAAAGTAATAACTGGTAACGAAAAACCAAGCGAACTTATACAATACGACAAGAAAATCTTAAAAAGTAAAAATATACTTGAATTTCTTGGTGAATCTATCACTTATAATCAATCAGGTAATAATATTTATTTAGGCGATTTTAAATTAAACATTGATGGAGAAGTTAACAAAATTGTTACAAAAATAAATCCATCAGAATTTATTGAAATAACATCAGACAATTTTTGTATATTTGTAAAAGATTCTTTACCAATTAAAGTTGAAAACTCAACAACAACCGAATTGTTTATTGCCCAACATTTATTTTTTACAAAAGGTTCTATCAAAATAACCAATAATAACACTGATATAGTTGAAATTATTTATCTGTCATATAAAATTAAAATTATAGATTAATAAATAATTAAAATTTATTAGATTATGAAACTAACAAACATCAACCAACCAACTAGCCCTAAATGGGTTAAAATTGGTACAGCACTTTTAACATGTTCCGCATTTATTGGAACTTATTCATTGACCGCTCAAGTTCCTTTTGTTGGGTATTTAGGGTTAGGGCTAGGACTTTTAGGTACTATGATAATAGCATTTAAAGACTAACAAAACAACAAACAATCACAAATTTGGCTAGGATAATTATCCTAGCCAAATTTGTTTTTATAAGAAAAATCTAATTTGTTTTTAATATAAAAACATAAACTATAAGATGAGAATAAAATCATTAACAATTCAGAATACATTTCTTTTTGGTAACAATAAACAAACGATAAATTTTGAAAATCTGTCGGAATCAGATGAAGCAACACTCAATATATTAATAGGAAAAAACGGTCATGGAAAATCTTCAATCATCAATTGTTTGAAGATTGGTATGTATTTCGATAAAGTTCCTATTGGTGTTTCTGAAATTTCCAATGACATAAATGGTAATGGTTATATTAAAGTGGAACTTGAATCATTCAACAGTATATGGTCTATTGAAAGCAATTATACAAGAACATCAATAAAATCCATAATAATCCATAAAGATGGTGAACTTATTGATACTGGTAAAATACCTGAAACAAAGAAATATGTTTATGAGAGAATACTTGATGTTGAATATCATATATTCTCCAATATAGTATCTCTTTCAATGGTTGATTTCAAGTCCTTCATATCTATGACACCAAAAGATACTCGTGCAATTCGTGATAGAATATTCGGATTCTATATTCTTAATGAAATGAACGAGCAGAATAAAATTGGTATGAAAACATACCTCGATAAATTGGTTAGCAATAATGTTAAAAAGGAATTTATCGAAGGTGAAATTGAAAAATTAAAAGCCAATATGCAAAGCGATGATAAAATATCGGAGCTTGAAAAAGAAATAGAACTGCTTAAGGGAATCAACACAGAAAAAACCACTTTATCAGGTGAAAAGGTTGATGAAATGGAATTATGGCAAAAGAAATGTGACAATATATCAAAATACTTGGAATACTTGGAACTTGAGGCTGTAAAAACAAACATCAGTGAGCAAAAACAATCCATCATTGATTTGGAGAAAAATTTGGAAATTCTGAAGAAAACTGAAACAAAGACAACTGATGAAATCCAAACAATACTAACAGATATCCAAGTATATTACAAAAAGACATCACTTAAGCAATATAACAATTATTCAGAGCAAATAGGTAATCTTAAGAAAAAAATCGATAAACAACTTGAAATTATTGATTCTGCAAAAACTGAATATAATGAGTTATTGAAATCTAGAGCTTATGTCGATTTTAACAATGCTATTGATTTCATTTTGGAAGACCAGCTCGATTTACACACTGTAAGAAATCAATATATATCAGAAAATAAACTTATTGAATCTTTCACCACACAGATAACCGAATTGAAAGAATTGAAAGAACAAGAAAATGCTGGTTATGTTATTAAAGAGCAGAAACTTGAAAAGAACAATTATTTCTTGGGTTTATATAAGGAAGGTAAATGCCCGACATGTGAAACATTGTTTTCCGATGCTGAATATTCATCAAAAATGTCCGAACTCGAAGATGACAATAGAAAACTTGAAATTGAATTACCAATAATTAAGGAATCTGTTGATGGAAAAGATTTACTCATCAAAGAAGTTGAAGGTAAATTGGAAGCATCGAAAAGAAAATCTATCGAGCTAAAAATCAGTTTAAAAGTAAAAACCAATATTACTAATGAAAAATATACAAATGAAAAATACAACTTCATCGATGATTCCAAAAAATCAGAGCTTATTGAAGCTAGTTATGTTTTATTAAATTATACTGATATCAGCACCGAAGTTGATTTTGAATCAGATAAGAAAAAATTTGAAGCTATTAAGTTCAATATACAATTTGTTGATTTAAAAGAAGATGCCTTGAAAAATAAGGAAGAAGAAATCAAAAATTTATCAAAAGAACATGATGAACTTGATTCAACAAAAAAGGTTTATCAGGATGAAATTGATAAATTTGATAAATCAAAAATCGAAGAAATCGATAAATTGAAATTCCAGCTTGAAGAAGTTAATGATGAAAATGTTGCTAATAAAGAAAGTAAAATTGAGGAACTTAAGAAAAAATCAGTAGGTCAACTTATAACAGATGAATTTACTAGAAAGCAAAACATAGAATTGGAAATAAGCAAACTGGAGTTAAAACTTGTTGAAGATGAAACACAATTCGAAGAAGTTAAAACTTTATTCGAAGGTGTTGAACTTGAGGAGCTTAATTCACAATTCGAAGAAGCAACTAAATCTGTAACTGAAATATCTGAAGAAAATTTAACTCTTACTGAAGAAATCGATAAAAACACACAAACCATAAACAACAATAATCTTATCATCACCAACAATAAAAATTTGATGGTGGAGAAGATGGCTGAATACACTAAACAAATTGATGAAGTTATTAATGAATATGCCATAATAAACAAATCATTGATTTTCTTGAAGATTGTTGAGTACTCATTATCGGATAAGGGAATAAAAAGTTTTATTATAGCAAAAATCATTCCTTATATTAATCATTCAGTTAATTCAATACTTAGTAATTTCGATCTACCATTAACTATTAAATTTGACGATGAATTCAAACCATCTATATATAGATTTGGTAATGAAGCATCGTTCAGAACAATATCTCTTGGTCAATCAAAGATGATAGACTTTTCAATCATCTGTACAATAGTTAAATTTATCAAAAATAAATGTACAGACCTTAATGTTGTGTTCTTGGATGAGATATTCTCATCACTCCATGTGTCTATGCTTCCTATAGTGCTTGAGATAACTAAAAGAGAAATAGTTGATGGATTGAACATGAATGTGTTCTTGGTAAATCATTCTGTAATAAGTCCAACATTTTTTGATAATAAAATTGAAGTTAATGTTGAAAATAATTTTGCCCAAATAAAATTATCAAAAATGAAAAATGCAGAATCTTAAAAGAAATATAAATTTTGACAACGACTTGAAAGAAAAAATAAATCTTCCTGAAATTGAAATTGGTGAAGATTCCAATATAAAAGTTGTTAAGAAACTGAACATAAAAGTTGTTCAAGAACATAAAAAGAAAAAGAAACCTACTCATGGAGAACTCTTCTGAAAATATATATGACCTCAATAAAACTATAAAGTATTTTATCGGTAACAGCATTTTAACAACTAATATCACCGATATCACCGATTTTATAGAAAAAAGGAAAGAATTTGATACTGAAAGAATAACTAAGAAAATACAAGGTCTTAGTTATAATATGAAAAATGCTTCACTATTATCAAAATCAAAAAATGAATTTTATTTTGATAGACAAACATTAATCATACGCAAGCAATGTATAATAGATGACCAAATATGGCTTACAAAAGATTTTGTTATACTTAAAAATAATGAAATTAAAAAATATAAATTTGGTACTAATATCGATGGTATAAAGCCAGCAAATGATTTTGAGAGAAGAACAATGATTGATGCAAATCTTTCTCAATATCAATATTGTATATCATTTTTAGATAATCATATAAATTTTTTGATGGAATCAATTAAAAATGTTTCGGATATGACTTTCGGACATGAATTGGTTGTTAAACTTGAAGAATTTAGAAAAATTAGTTGATTATGGTAACAAGTGTTTTATTAAAATCTTTAAAAATGAGTTTATTTATAGGATTGATTGTGGTTATTTCAAACATTGATATGAATTTATTTTTTAAAATAATACTGTATACTGTATCTGGATACGGAATACTTTATTATCTAACAATAATAGCTTTGATTGTGGTTGATGGGATGATAAGAAAACAAGAAATTATCCTTTTCGAATTTGTATGTTATAATTTTGAAAGGATGCTAATTCTTAAAAAAAACTATGATGAAAAATTTCCTGAAACAAAGCAATTCCATGAAATGTTTGATGTTCTTGTAACGAGTTCCGACAAACAAGAAATTGTTGAAGCTGCTGAATTTTTCCAAAATTATAATCGATTTGGATGTAAAGAATTACCAAACGAATTTCTGAAAATATTGTTAACATATTCAATTTGTTTAAGCAAACTTTCGGAAGAAAATATAACAAAGCATAGAGAAAAATTTATTAAAAAATGATAGCAAAATTAACTGAAGATAAACAATATTTAATATTATTTTATAATTCTGAAGCAGAACAACTTCAAACTGCTATTTATTTCAGAAAAAAGGTTGAAAATTTTTATATCCTTCAGAAAAAAATGGGTGCTAAAGGTAAGGGATGGAAAGGTATTGTTGATTATATGATATCACCTGATAAGATTAGATCAACTCAATGGTCTAATCTTATTACTATGTGTAAAAGATTTGGATTTCCTATTAGCTTTCAAAACTTTGATAGTTTCCTAAGAGAAAAAATAACATATGAACAAGTTAAAAGCTTCTGCTATAATATGACAGAAGAGCTTGAAGACATAACTCCATATGATTATCAGGTTGAATCAGTTTATAACGCATTCAAATATAGATTTGGCAGAATTGATGTTGGTACTGGTGGTGGTAAAACACTTATTATGTATTTGTTATTGATGTTACTTAGATATACAAATCAATCTAAGCATGTTCTTATAATAGAACCCGACCCTGCACTTGTTATACAGACATTCCAAGAGTTTTCCGAATATTCAAATGGGAAATATAATTTAAAGCTTGGTATGGCATATGGTGAATCCAAAGATAGAAAAAATATAGAAAAATTTGATCATATAATTGGTAATTTTTCTACACTTGTTAATTATGATGATAAATTTTTATCAAAATTTGATACTATAATGTGTGATGAATCACATAGGTCGGTTTCTTCATCCATAAAAAATATAATTAAAAATTGTGGTGTTGTTAATAATCTGATAGGTTTATCAGGTTCACATCCAAAAATTGGTGATACTTCAGACCATTTTACTAATGAAGATAATTTTGGACCAATTGTTCAGGTAATATCTAAGAAGTCTTTGGTTGATGTTGGTGCGACAACAGATTGTAGAGTAAAACAAATAACTGTTGACTTCGCAACTGACAAAGAGAAATTACAGCTTGCTATTGATAAGGACTATATAGATGACCCCGAAAAGAAATTGAGATATGAACAACAATTCATAAGGTCACATAAAAGACTTTTTGAATGGAAATGTCAACTCATAAGTCAACTAAAAGGTAATACACTTGTTTATTTCACAGATAAAAAAGGCGAATATGGTAAACAAATATCAGAAAGACTTAGAGAGCTTAATATTTACCATAATCTTGGTAAAAAAATATATTATATTGATGGTGATGTAGAAACAAATTTTAGGGAAATATATAAAGATGAAATCAAAAAAGATGATACTGGTAATTCCATACTTGTTGCTAATTATACAACATTCTCTACTGGCCAATCAATCAAAAGTCTAGCTAATATATTATATGCCGAAGCTTTTAAATCCAATACTACCAATAACCAAACAATGGGAAGGTTGGCTCGTCTTTATGAAGGTAAAGACATGACAACAATATATGACATTATAGAAACTACAAACACCAAAAAACAAAATATGACCACTGGTAAAATGGACTCTATCATATCATATATGAATAAATGGGGTAAAGAAAGAAGGGCTTATTATAATGAGGAAGGTTTTTCAGTTGAATCAATTAATATTAATATAAATAAAACTTAATTATCATGATTTACTTCAAAGCAATTATCAAAGAACAAACACAAACAGAATTTGGTATAGTGCCAAAATCTCAAGAATATTACATTCCTGCAACGAATTATGAAAAATCTGAAAAGATATTCAAAGAGCTTATTAAAAAAGAGCTTATTTGTATAGGGTGTCTTGGTGATGGAGAAGGTAACAAGGTGTTTGAAATTAAAAAAATACTTAAGGAAGAAATTTCTGATGTTGTTGGCGATGATTCAGAATGCTATTACAAAATTATTGTTAGATTTAGTGTTGAATCAGATGATAAATCTACAAAAACATCAAACACAAACATGTATGTATCAGCAGAAGATGCTAAAGAAGCATTTGAAAAAGTTACTGAATTTATAAAGGTTGGTGGGTATCTTTGTGATCATGAAATCGTTTCCATAGTCAAAAAAGATAAAATTAAAACCATCTTTAAAACAAATGATGAAGATTATGTCGAAGTTACAAAAAACATCGTGTAAAAATTTTTCCCCTAAGCTTATCATATATTTGATATCTTTGATTGAAGATGTTATAATATATAGTAACCAAAGGTCTTATAAAATAGAACCCTTTGGTTACTTTGTTAATATAGATAAAACAAGAATTTCAAAAATAACTCATGTACATTATAATGGTAAAAAAGAATTGTGTAAAATAACCACTAAAACTGGTAAAATAATACAAGCTACTGAAGACCATATATTTCCTTGCTGTATTGTAAGAAATACAGTCGTTGTTAAAAATACATACTTTTCAACAAAACGATTGAAAAGCCATTTGGAAGATTGTGTAATGAATGAATATTGTCTTACCGATGCCGAAGGTAAATTTGATATTATTGAATCAGTTGAATTATTGAATGGTAAACATAAAGTATTTGACATAACAATTGATGATAAGCTTCATATGTTTATTGCTGATGGATTGTTGGTTCATAATTGTGTAACATATGATACAGATGTTGACATACTCAACACACAAATATCGGAATTTGAGAAGATATCTATTTTTGAATTGTATTATAAAAATATGGAATCGAAATCATTACTAACAAAACTTGAATATTGGTTACACAAAACAATTTATAAAATAAATAAAAAAACTAAAGGTTGATTTATGGCAAAAGGTAAAGCTATATTAAAGTGTGACAGACTACAAGTTTATTCAGCTAATTATGATACTAAAATCTTAAAAGCTGGTCAATTTGGTAATGTCGTTGAGAATAATTCCAAAGATGAAAAAGTGTTTTATGTAACACTTGAAGGTATTGTATATTCTGCAAAAATAAAAGACGAGCAATTTGAATATATCGAGCAAAATTCCAACAAACTTGATATTATTAAAAAATACCAAGTTAAACCCACAAAAAAAGATGAATTATATCACACAGTATTAGCACTTGATTGTAAGTTCAATTTTGGTATTGAAGTAGATGAAGAAAATATAAAGCAATTATATGCAAAGTCTATACATTTAATATGTGTAAATGAATATTTTAAATCTGAAAAATTACCTATACCAATCAATAGTTTAGATTCTATATTACTTATTGAGGAATGGTATAAAAATGAAGATATAGAACAAGAAGAAGAGCTTCTTTTAAAAATATTACAAAATCTTCTTGGTGGATGTATATCAGATGGTATTGATATAAACACTTTGTTTAATTAAATGTGCCTTAATAATTTGTTACTTGGTACAAATTCAATGTTTAAATTGTTGATTTTTGAAATATTTCTTTTTTCAATATCTCTATAATATGCTTTCAACATACTTTGTGAATATTCTGTGTTTTTATTATTAAGTTTTTTAATAAATTCATTTCTTTCTTTCTCTTTTAAATACTGTGGTTTATGTGACCAATGACCATCATATTCTATAAATAAATCTAAACTTTTCACATAAAAATCACAAACAAATTTTTTGTTTGTGATTTTGTTATAATATCTTTCATCTTGATATTGTCTAATTACATTATGTTCTCCAAACAATAATACTAAATCTTGATAAAATTCATCTTCTTCCTTTGATTTTTGATAAGAATTGTTTTTGATTTTGGTTAAATGACCTCTTTGTAATATTGATGTGATAAAACTTGGATTTTCAGCTCCATATCTTTCAATCATTGTTTTTCTCTGTTTTTCTCTGTTTTTATCACTTGCAAATCCAGTTCCACTATATTTTTCTAAATTTGTTTTTAACATTTTGTTTTTAACATTTTGTAATTTAGAAGTGGATACAACTCCATATTTTTTAATGTTGTTATCAATCATTTTTTGTTTAATAATAACAGATTGTTGACTCCATTCAACACCGTATCTTTCAATATTAGTGTTTTTTGTTTTTTGTTTTAATTCATCAGAATTTCTGTATTTTATATTGCATGTTTTACAACATGTTTTATAATATTTTATGTGTCTTTCGAATTTTACAATATTTCCACATATTTCACATTTTTGAATTTCAAATATATCATTTTCTATATGCCACATTCTTTGAGATAGAGAAATTGTATCATAATATTCATTAAGGAAAGAAGTTAAACTTAAAATTTTTGTATATTCTTCTGAATCTTTAGCACCTTTTTTAATAAAATAACAATTTTTATTTTTATTATACCATTGTAATAAATTGTAATAATTCATATTTTATTTTATTTTATTTTATTTTATTTTATTTAATATTGTGGAAAATAATAATGTACCAACTTTTTATAATACCAACTTTTTATAATACTAAATAAAATAAAAAGGTATGACAAGAAAAGAATTTATTAATTGGTTAATTGATGAATTGAGTGAGGGTGGAACAATACCTTCAGCACCTAATAAAAATAGGATAAACACAATAATATCAAACACTAGAGATTATTATTATGAACTTTCGGATTTATCTCATGAATTCTGTTATATAATTATTGATGATACAGCATTCCATACCGATTTGTTCAAAGCTAGAAGACAAATTGAAATGCCTAAGGCTGTTCATGCTGTTGTTAGAATCAGAACTATTTCAGGTAATTATAATCTTGGTCTTTATAATGGTAAAGATACGGATTTTAAACAAACGAACTGGAATTTTAATATGGGTATCGGTGGTAACTCAAATGCGATGCTTACTGCTATAACCTATAATTACTATACATCTTTCCTTACAAATTTCATCGTTACTGACTTGGTTTATGCTTTCAATCAAAATACCCATATGATAACTGTTGAAGGTGTTGATGTTAAAGCATCTATTTTGGCTGAATGTTCGATGAATGTTCCTGAAGAAAAACTCTTCGATGATGTCATGTTCAGAAAATATTGTCTTGGAAAATGTAAAATATCTTTTGGTAATATAATCGGATTTACAGATCAAAAATTAATAGGTGGATATAAAATAGACTTCAAAGCTATCAAAGATGAAGGCAAAGATATGGTAAAAGAAGTTGAAACATATCTTAAAGAATATCAACAAAGCCCTGCAGATTTAGGTTTATTGTACTTCGATTAAATATATTATTTCAAAATACTTTTTATTATATTGTCATTTTACTAAATAATTAAAAATAATCATATAAATTGAAATAATATGGATAATTATAGTTTTGGAGGCTCAAGAGCTGCTATAAATCTGGACGAACCAGTATTTTTAACAAGATATAAAGCAAATATTATATTACCAACCTCACTTCAAAAGAAATATGGAAGTTCTGCTTTATTGCTTGAGCAACATCTTAAAATTGATGGTCTTGATAATGATAAAATTCCAGGAACTGTATCTCAAAAGTATAGACACCACGATAGAACTTATATCGGAACTATTGTTGACACAAAAATGCAATTAACATTTGATTTTGAAGTCAATGTTAATCCTGAAACATTAGTTCCTTATCCATATGATTTGTTGAGAGATTGGTCTAAATTACTTTATGACCCTGCAACAGCACTCCAAACATTGAAAAAAGACCATACTGGTTCTGCAAGCATTGAAATTACGAACAAAATTGGACAACTTATAAAGTATTATGAAATCCCAATTTTCTTTCCAGTGACACAATTACCAGCTTGGAATTTAAGTACAAATACTGAAAGTATCTATAAAATTACTGGTTTCAAGTTCCAATGCGAAAATCAAAAGGATTTATTAGCTGGATAATATATTGAATACACCCCCTTTCTAATCCAATGCCCAATTCGACCATCAAACCCTCATTTGATGGTCGAATCGTTTTTATATTATTAATAAATGTCTTTACATTAATATTGAATTTTTGCGTTTTTGTAATGAATAAAAATAAATAAATAAAAATTAAAATATTCGATTATGAATTGGAAAATATCAGATGGAAGCTACTTCCTTGAATATGACAATAAATTGTTGATATCTAAAGACACTGATGGCAATTATTATTTGTTCAATAGCAAAGAAAATAAAAAATATCTAGTTGGTATAGAAGAAGATGATGATATAACAATAAAATCAGCTGCAGAGGCTATAATCAACCAATATAATTTACTTGATAAAGCAATGTCCGTTATTTTATTCGAGCAATTACTCGAAGCAATAAAAGAAAATTGTTCCATTACAACACCAGTTTATAAAAAACTTGTTAATGCTAAATTTTTACCACCTTCAATAATTTCACAATATATAACTAGATATATTGATTTGGGTCAAATATTTGGGTCATTAAATGAAGATGCTAAAGATAAAGAAGGATTGAATTGGAAAATAATGGATTTATACAATAATCTTGTATCAATAGACCCAAAAACTCAATCGGTTGCTTCAGCAACAATGGATAATAATTCAAGAAAACTTATTTTCCAAGAAGCTAAGGATTTCACAGCTAAAGGTATTAAAGATAACCTTGTTGTTGGTAAAGGTGAAAAAATTTATGAATCACTTGATAAATTTAGTTCTAATGAAGAAATATCTGTTAAAGGTTTTTCTATTGAGAATGAAGAATTATTCACAACTGTTTATGTGTTATTCCTTGAGCCAAACATTTATGTTGTTATAGTTGATGAACTTAACAATATTGATGAAATGTTTAAATATAACAATGAAATCCAAGCACATGTTCTTGAAATGTATGGTATTGACATCGCTAAAAGTCTAGATATTTCTTCAGTTAATGAAGGATTTATGGATAATGAAGATGAAGATAAAAAAGATAATACTAATTCACAACCTGAACCACCAAAATCTGATGAACCTTTATTACCACCACAAACAGCACCAAAACCAACTGAAATACCAAAAGAAGAAGAAAATAACGAATTTAACTTCGATGATATCATTTCTGAACATGATGAAGAATATGTTCAAGAGCTTGAAATTATCCAACGAAATATTAACAAGATAGAATCGTTACCTGAAGATATTCGTTATACTGAAGATATTGAAGAAGTTTATCTACTTTTGCTTGGTAAAAAAGAGCAAATTCAAAAATTGTCGGATGAAGAAAAATCTTCTCAAATTATTAATAAAGTTGTTGATGAAATATCAACAGAACTTGGCAATATTGAAGGTCTTACAAATATCAATGTTAAAGACGATGCTAATGACCTTGACAACTCTTTGACAATAAATGAAGGCAAGAATATAAAATTTAATGGTAGTTTAATAAAACCAATTGTTATGAAAAAATTTGGAATATTTGAAAGAAGAATACTTATTGGTAAGAAGAGTTATAAAATTAATGAAAACGCTGATATCAAAAAAATTTTGGAAACCTATACTGTTGATGATAAGACACCAATACCTGACGTTATAAACACTTTGATATCTACTGGCGAAACTGTATTGATTAAAAAGTTCATGTCTTATAAACTTATAGAACTGAAAAAAGAAGGTGAAAAAATTGTGTTCAAATGCTGGAAATATGATTTCACTCAATCAAATGATGATGAAATCATGAAATCATCACCTATTAGAAATGTTTCATATAATATCAATAATGAAGAAGATATGAAACACCTTAAAGAAGATATTGATTTCTTCAGTGCAAAACAATAACATATTATTACAACATAAATTTTTGGTGCTTGAGAATAATACACTTTCTCAAGCACCAAATGTATTTGATTATTTTATTAAATAAATTAAAAACTGATATGGGGAAATATGATTATTTGATTGATTGGTGGTATGGGAATCGATACAATATATCAAAATCTGTGATGCTACAAAATAATAAATTTTGGAAAGAGATTATTTATTTGACTTCTTTCCTTGATGAGCACTATATCAAAATTTATGGTTATCAAAGAATTTGGCATATTAAAAATGATGTGTTTGAATTACAAAAATGTGAAATATGTGGTGGTATAGCAATATATTCTTTCAAGGAACAAAAATACCTAAAATCATGTAGTAAATCATGTAATATTAAATTAAAATCATTAAAATCAACTGGTAATAAAAATAGTAGATGTAAAAAAGATTGGTATAAAGAAAAGCCAAACAAAGAAAAACCAAATAAATTTTTATTAAGACTTGAAAAAGACGGTTGTTTAGAAAAGGATTTTGATTATATAAAATATGTTGGCAATAATGAACACTTATTATTGTGTAATAAGTGTAATGAACAATTTAAAATCCATAGTTTTAATCAATATTATTATAGAATAAAAAACAATATTGATATTTGTACAAATTGTATACCATTGAATTCAACCAATTATACAAACAAATCAAGGCCACAAATAACAATTTATGAATTTATAAAAACGGAATTTAAAAACATTAAAATTCAATATGATTACTTTTCAAAAATTAATAATAAAAGATTACAAATTGATATATTTTTAGAGGACTTGAATTTGGGGTTTGAATTTAATGGTACTGGAATACATTGTGACCCAAGAAAATTCAAATACGATGACTTGTCAAAATATGGGAAATTAGCAAAAGATGTATGGGAAAATGATAAACTGAAGATTTCCGAATATAAAAATGAAAGAAATATTGACATATTGACAATATGGAATTTGGATTGGACTAAAAAACCAAATGTTATAAAAAGATATATAAAAATAATAATAAATCATAAATTAAATTTAATATAAAATGGCTAAACAAATATTTAGTGGAAATTACAAAAATTTTTCTGAAATATCAAATTATATAAATCAATTTTTACCAAATTCTGATTATGTAGAACTTGACCAAGAAGTTACTTTTACTTCTGCTGGGTCGTATGTATTGAATGCATGCATAAGTGGTACATTATTTGGTGGTACACCAAGTGGACATTGTATTATTATAGCTGGTGACCCCAAAACTGGAAAAAGTTATATAGTTCTTGATGCAGTTAGAGAACTACAAAAAGATGGTTATATGGTTATAATATTTGACACAGAACATGCACACACAAAAGAAAGATATCTTGCTCAAGGTGTTGATATAAACATGATAAAATTTATCATTCCTGATACAGTCAATCAAATAACATCACAAATGGTTCAATTGACACAATCATTATTTGACACAAAAGAAAAAATAAATCAAGAAAATAAAAAATTACCAGTAGACCAACGAAAAGAATTACCGAAGATAGCTGTTGTTATAGATTCTATATCAACTTTAAATTCAGAAAAACAATTGAATGATGCATTAGAAGGTAATATGAAGAGTGATATGGGTAGCTTAGCAAAAGAGCTTAAAGTTATGTATAACCTTCTTATTCCAAGATTTGGTAAACTTGGTATTCCATTGGTTTGTACAGCACATACTTATGAAGCCGATGAAGGTTATCAAAAAGTTAAAAAGTTATCGGGTGGTAAAGGTTCTCTTTATATGCCATCAGTTGTCGTTAATCTTCGCAAAAAATTTGATAGAGATGAAGATAAACAAAAAACTGGTATTATTGTTACTGCAGAAATTATGGAATCTAGATTTTCAATGCATAGACCAGTATCTTTTTACATTTCATTCACTAGAGGAATTAACAGATTTTTAGGTCTTGAAGAATTTATCTCTTGGGATGTTTGCGGTATTACAAAAGGTAAAATGGTTGATTATATCAATATAGCTCAAGAAATATTTGGTAAAAAAGCTATTGATACTTCGGATTGGTTGAATAACAAATATTCAACCAAATTGGTGTTGTCTTCACTTTCGTCAAATAAAAAAGACAGTTTCCAACCTTCGTTTGAAGAAGATATCGAAAATGGTTACATTGTGTTTGATTCAAATGAAGAGCAAATAATACAACTACCTGACTTAATTTTATTTTTACAGTCGTGTGGTCATAATGTTAATTTAGAATTTGATACAATATTTTTAAAAGAAAAAATGCAATTGAATAACATTTTTTCGGAACAATCACTTGTTAAGTGGGTTCAAAATTCTATCAAAAATGATGATGTGTTTGTAATGGGTAATGCCAAAGTTGATGTCAACAAGATTCAAAAATTTAAGTTTAAAAAACCTATACTTGATGCTGTTAATTCAAGCAAATATAAATCAAAAGATTTTTCTTATGTGAATGAAAGCACATCTGATAATGTTAGATACAACTCCAAATTAGACCAATCTTTTAAATTCACTCAAAAATTTGTTGATGAAATGATTGTTGATGGTATAATCAACAAAGTAGAGAAAAAGGTTTGTAAACCACAAGAATCATCAAACCAATATTGTGTTAAACATCTTAATAGATGCGTTGATTTCTCACAACTTTTCAATAAAACGGTGTTTACCGATGAAGTACTAAAACAAATCGATGAAAAGATGATTAAACCTCTTTTCCAATATAGAACAGAATTTATTGATGATTCAGCAGAAGTGCTTACTGATGATTCAGCAGCAGAATTTGATGATTCAGTATCAGATTTTGAAAGCCAAATGAATTCAATTCTAGACAAATCAAAATAATTATGATTGATAAAACAAATTTGAAATTGAAATATCTTACTGGTCAATACCTTAACTTGGAAACCATTGAACCCGATGATATTATATTTTTTGTTATGAGTAAAAACAAAAAGAGTATGAATATTGAAGATATTAGAAAAACTGTAGCTAATACTGAATATAAGATGAAGGAGTTTGATGTTTGTATACAAAATCTCGTTGATACAAAGCAAGCAACAATCGCTGATGAAATATTAACTATAACTCAACAATGATTGGAAACAACACAACCGATTTTGAACAAATAGTATTTTGCTATATTCAAAAAAGAAACAACCTCAATCTTATCAATAAAATAGATGAATCTTTTTTCAAAGATGTCTATTGTAAATTTCTATTCAAATTAGCAAAAGAATTCTTCACAAGGTTCAACGAGCCTCTCTTTGACACCCAAAATCCAGACATAGGGCAAATAGACGTTTTGGTTAAAGAAGATAAAGAAAGCTATATCATTGACAACAACAAGGATATCAATGAAAATATAAATAGCTTCCTATCTGTAACAAAACATATTATAACAACAAATATAAATGGACATTCTGAAGACTGGTTAAAAGAGACAGTTGGTTCTTGGATTAGTTGGCAAAATGCACAAGAAGGTTATAAATCTGCTGTTCGTTATATGCAAACACAGACAATAACACCTGAAAATGTAAAGCAAGTAATTGGTAGAGCAAAAGACATTGTTGTTAGAAGGTCATCAATAGACATGGAAGATGCTGAAATTCATGATTATTGGGATGCCAAAGAACATGTTCAGATGAAGGCTGAAAATTATGTTAATAGTGGATTCTCGGCAACAAATATGGCACTTTCCGATTTTGAAGAAAATGGCGGATTCGCCCCTGGTACTTTAACCATATACGCTGGTGCTCCAAATGCAGGTAAATCTTTAGTTCTTGGAAATATAGCAGCTGGTATATCACTTGCTGGTAAAAATGTTGTATTAATATCTCTTGAGATGGGTATCGATAAAATATATAAGAGAATTGGTAGTAATATGCTATCGATACCAATGTATGATTATGCTAGATTTTCTGAATCATCGGATGTAGTACAAGACGCATTAAGGGGTATAATTAAAGAAAAAGGTAAAGTTGGTGTATTTCTTAGCATGAGATTTTCAAAAGCTAGTCCTTTATCTATAATTTCAAGAGTGAGAAGGCTTGAAGAAGAAAGAAATATAAAATTTGATGCAGTAATTATAGATTATTTAACAGAACTTGGTAATGATTATGGAATTTCTCCAGAAAATATGTATTCTTATCATAAATCTAATGCAGAAGCATTATTCCAAGCTGGTGTAGATAACCAATGGGCTATGATTACAGCCCACCAAGCAACAATCAAAAACGCAAACGCAAGCGATATCGAAATGGGTAGTTTCATGTCGGAATCATCTGGTCTTTTTCATAGAGCTGATAATGTTATAGGCATGATAACTCCTGAAGTTATGCGTATGAATAAAGAAATGTATTTCAAATTCCTAAAGATAAGAGACAGTCGTTACAAAGATTATTATCTGAAGATGAAAGTTGAATATAATTATATGCGTATGACTGAAGCTTCAGGTCTTATAGACCCAACTCAATTCAAAATACTCCCACAATAAATTCATATTGATATCATTTTCTAGTAAATAATAAAATTGTATTAATATGAATTTATTATTATTGAGTTCTGCAGTATCTGTTTCACAAAGTGCTGAAACCGTAGGTAAATTGTCTAAAAATATTAATGATTATGGTTCTACAAGTGTAGGTATGGCATTTGCGATTTGGATATCAATAGCTTTATTCACCGTTTTTATGTTGGCTTTTTTATTAATGTTTAAACAATTTATTAAAAACAATAATAAAGATAACACAAAAATAGTTGAAGATATAGCAAATATAGCTCCAGTATTGGAAAGAGTATGCGCATATCTAGAAAAGGTTTCTGATAAAATTGATAATGATGCAAAAAGAGAGATTAATATACAACAATCTGTTGTTGTGATAAAATCGATTTTGGATTCACAAAAAATCGATATAATAAAATCCTTACATACAGCATCTGAATCAAATAATGAAAACGATAACAATACTGTAGCATTGGAAGACACTATAAAAAGCATATTGTCAATACATAGAAATAAGAGTATTGATTGCATGAATGAATTTTATATCAATGGAAGACAACTTGGAACATTATTTCCACCCGATGACATTGATAAAAAACTTGAAATGTGTATAAGGTGTCTTAAATCAAGAAATAAACAAAAGGTTATTACTCTTATAGAAGAACTTGATAGAATGCATCATAATACATATATAATGATGAAAAAAAGAATAAATGATATATTCGAAAATTTGTCTGAATAAAAATGAAATCAAAATGAAAAAGTTAAAGGTATTTGAATCAAAAGATTTGGAAATCGAAGAAGAAATTTCAATTTCAAACTATAGAATGGAAACACTTGCAAAATATCTAGACAATTATCAAGATTTAAGACATTTAAAAAGAAATTCTACTATAAAATCAGATATAAATTATATAGAGAATAAAATAACTGGTATTCTCAAAAAAATCAACAAATTTGTAGCCGAATTTGGTATTGATTCATTAAAAAATAAATTAAAAGATTATTACGAAACTGATTCATTTTCCGTTGTTCTTGATGAATCAATACAATACCTCACTGAATCAGCAAAATCTGAAAAAGTAAATGAAGGCGAAGATTTATCTACCAAACCAAACATAAATAGTTATAGTCCTGATATTGTTCAAGATATGATTTATGTTGATATGGATACATTATTATCGGTGAATGAAAACACCAGCAATATCGAAGATATTGCTATTGATATGCAATTGAAAACAAATATTGAACAGCCACTTGAATTCTTTTATGAAGTTGTTAGCAAATTATTAAAATCTGATTATAATAATGAAAACCAATTGGAAATTGATGATGATATAAATGGTGTTACTATATGCTTTAATCCAATGGGTGATCATATATTTATAGAATTTGATGGAACTGATGATGTTTATCAAGTATCAAAATCAAAACTTGATGAAATAAATAACATCTAATTCCAATTAAAAATACTAATTCCACTAAATAATTAAAAATCATTTAAAAAATCATTTAAAAAATTATTACTTATGAAAACTTATAAAATCAATGAAAGTTTTAAATCAAAAATAGGTACTGGTCGAGTTCCGTGTTTTGAAAATTTTGTGTCTGAAAAATATGGAGTAGAACTTGTTGAAGGTGATACTTATACAACAAAAGAAGATTTGGAAATTGATGGTGGAGTTGTTTTACCAGCTGGCTCTGTTCTTACATACAAAGATGAACAAGGAACTTTTGAAAATAATCAAGGAACTTTTGTTTCTGATTATGGTTATTTTGTTTCTGAAGATGGTCAACAATATGACCCTGAAGTTCTTTTATCAAATGAAGTTGTTGAAAAAGAAGTTCCAGCATCAGATACTCCTATCACAGAAATCACAGAAGAACAAGCCGATGAGATAGTTGACGATAAAGCAATTGAAGCTGGTGATATTGAGCAAATTCTTACCGATACTGAATCCATAACCGATGAAGTTAAAGACCAAATAATCGCTGCTGCAAGTGAATTAGAAGGTGGAGAAATTTCAGTTGGAGAACTCGTTGATACTTTGGTTGAAGCCGAAGTTCCTGCGGATGTTGTTGAAGATGTAATCGAAACTGCTGTTGATACAATCGTTGACTCACAAGAAAATATTGATGAAGCTTGTAAAGATGGAATCAAAGAAAAAATTAATGAATCAATCAAAAAACGTTATCGTAAAGCTATTTTTGAAAGCAAAAAAGCAAAAAGAAGCAAAAAATAAATACTATTAACAATAATCATAAAAAGGCCTGAAATTTGAATAATTTCAGGCCTTTTTAATATAAGATCATATATTACTTTATCAACCCCATTTAAATAATATAAAATGTTATGCCCACACCAATAATCTTCAGACCAATAACAAAACTCACAGAGAGATTAACAAATATAGGTATTGATTACACAATTATAAAGGAAACAAATTCTGTAACATATGAAGATGAATTGTATAGAGCATACAGTTCATTTGCTAATGGTGCTACACAAGATGTTGATACCAATTCTTATTCCAAATCTTCTTATCCTGAAAAAAGGAATTATTTACGAAAATTTGCTAATTATCCTGAAATTGAATATATTCTTGATTGTATTTGTGATGATTCAGTAATAACAGATGAATACAATCGTTATTGTGATGTTAAATTCGTCAACGAAAAATACCAAGAGAATATAAGAGAATATATTAAAGAATCATTCAGTGATATTTATTCATTATTGGATTTTGATAATGATAATGTTGCTTGGAAAAAATATAGACAATGGCTTGTTGATGGTTGTTTGGCATATGAAATAATTTATGAGTTCAAAACAAAAGAAGAATTGAATGACCAAATTACAAAGCTTAAGCAAACTCTTATTAAAGTAAATGAATCGTTTACTGAAGAAAAATCAAAGATAAAATACAACAAAGTAATACATACAAACAAAATAACAAAAATTAATAATGGTATCACTAGATTTGAATATATATTAGAAACCTTTGCTAATAGCAAATTCAATATTAATGGTGAAGAAAAAGAAGATTTATATCCGATTAAAATTCTTGGATTTAATGAAATAGACCCCAATAAGTTGAGATATGTTGATATTCGTTATGGAGAAAAGAAACTTAAAGCTTGGGAATATGAAAAAATGATTGGTGCTAAAGTTATACTTTCAGAAAATCAAGTTTTGTATATTCCATACCTTGACATTGATTCAACTGGCAATTTATCATATGTTGAACGACTTCTTCGTGATTTTAATTTAAAAAGGAAGATGGAAGATGCAACTGTTGGATGGTTTATTATGAATTGCCAATCGAGAATCAAAATGGTTGTACCAGTTGGTAATAAAACAACAGATAAAGCACTTGAGGCTTTGAGAAAATTTGTTAATCACTATAAAGAAACATTACTTATTGACTTTGATAGTGGAGAAGTAACAGTAAATGGCCAAGCATCAATATCTTACTCAAGAAATATAGTTATACCTTCTGTTAATAATTCTCAATCACAAATTGATACACTTAAACAGGATGGACCAGACCTTACTAATATGAAAGTTGTTGATTATTTTGATAAACAACTTAATAATATATCAAGATTGCCACGAAAAAGATTCAATAAAGATGACTCTTCGGGTGGTGGTAGAGTTATTTTCTATGCCGATGATAATTTATCATATGAAGATTTATCATATTTTAATTTCATTAATAGAATGATGACATCTTTCAATCAAGTTTTATCAGCACCAGTTTATATAAATTGTTTGCTGAAATTTAAAGAATTGAAAGTTGATAAATCATTCAAAACTTCTTATGGTATAAAACATAATGCCAACTTCTTAATAGAAGATGCAAAACAAAATATGACTGTCAAGAAAAAACTTGAAATTATAAAATCATATGAAGCTATTAAGAATGATAAAGGTGAAGCGATGTACTCTCAAAAATATCTATATGTTGATAAATTTGGTATCTTGACAGAAGAAGAATATAATATTCAAAAAGTTATAAAAATCGAAGAAATAACCGATAAAAAAGAGGAATAAATTATGGCTAAAAAATCTAACCATTATCTTGACGAAGATAAGTATGACGAAGAATTAAGAAAATGTGTACTTCAAGATGATTTAAGTAAAGAATTTTTAGTAATGTTTAGAAAACATTGCTTGCATGTCGGTAAAAGGTTTTATCTTGCAACGGATGATATTCGTGAAGATGCTATTTCAACAGCAACATATGATTTTTGTAAATATTGGAAAACATTCAATATTTACAATTGTTTAGCAATAAAACTTCAACAAAATTTGGTTGCTGGTGATAAGATTATTATTCATATTGAAAATTATTCCGACATTGAAATAAATTTTGATGAAAAAGAAAATTTTGATAGTGATACAGTGGCTATTGGGAAAAACGAAAATATGACCTTGAAAAATGTTGTTAATCTTATAAAAGAAAAATACCAACCCAAAGGCGTTGTAAAATGTACAAATTATACAGTACAAAAGAAATTATCTATAATTGATATCTATAACAAGCATGATATATCGATATTTTCTTGTGTTGATTTTTATTTTATTGGTGATAAAAATAGACTTCAAAATGTAATTTTAGAAGATAAATACCAGCAAACAGAAATATTAAGCGATAATTGTATTAGATACACTATGAATAAATCATCCAATGCATTTTCTTTTTTAACTTCACTCATAACAAATTCAATAATCAATTCACTTAATCAATCAAATCCTAAAGAACTTAGAGATGGTAATAGGGTTCCATTGAGTAGACTTCTTAATGCTGAAGGAAGTTATGAAGCATGAATACATGAATCGTGATTATCTTTTTTCGATTTTAATATAAAAGAGAGAAATTAAAAGAGAGAAAATGATTGAATTTGAAAATACAGTAAAACCAGACTGGTTGGAAATTACAGATGAATTTAAATCTGCTTACAACCAAATTATGACAGATAGAGGAGTGTTTTTTATAACTGGTTCTGCTGGTACTGGTAAATCAACATTCCTTAAATGGTTATTATCGAATATAAAAGATTATATTGTTTTATCACCAACTGGTGTAGCTGCAAATAATCTTCGTGTTGATGGTATAGAATGTGAAACAATTCACTCCTATTTTGGATTTCCACCTAAACCATTATTCCCTTGTAACATACATAAACCACATATGAATATTGAAAAATATTCTATTCCTGACACAATAGTTATTGATGAAATTTCTATGGTGTCATCACTCATGATGTCAGCTATTGATGAATTTTACAGAAAAGCACTTGGTATTGACGAATTTTTTGGTGGTAAAAGACTTATTCTTGTTGGTGACCTTTACCAATTACCACCAGTTTTATCTGATAAATCCGAAATTGACTATATAAAACATACATTTGATACAAAATATTTTTATTCAGCCAAACCATTTGAGTTTGTGCCTATAACAACCATAAATTTCACTAAAATATTCCGACAAAAAGATGAGAAATTCATCAACTTTTTGAATTCAATAAAATATGGAACTATAACTCGTTCACAACTTTTTGAATTTAATGAAATCATGATTAATAATGAAATCAATGATAATGCCATTATTTTATGTACATACAATAAAGATGTTGAATTTTATAACAATCAAAAACTTGATGATATAAAATCCGATTGGATTACATTAATTGGTAAAGCAGAAGGAAATTTTAACCTTAAGCAATGTGCTGTTGATGAAATTATTAAAGTTAAGATTGGTACAAGGGTTATGGTTAGAGCAAACGACAAAGATAATGGAAAATATATCAATGGTACTATGGGTACATTAATTGATTTCAAAAATTCCCAACTTATAATTCGTCTTGATAATGATGATTTGATATCACTTGATAAAGTTGAATTCAATTCAGAAAAATATGAATACAACCCTATATCAAGAGAAGTAAAATCTATTGGTGTTGGTAAATTCTCTCAATATCCGATATCAATCGGTTATGCTATGTCTATTCATAAATCACAATCCTGCACAATCGAGCAATATACAATTGATACTGGTGAAAGAGGTATTTTTGATACTGGTCAGACATACGTTGCATTATCAAGATGTACAACTCTTGCAGGTATCAAATTGAAACGACCTTTATCGATTTCTGAAGTCATGGTTGATAATGATGTAATGGATTTCATGGCTAATATAAATCAAAACGACTTGAAAGAATATAACAAAGGAATAAAGGAATTTAATGGCATATTCAATCAGAATAATTAATGGATAAAGTCAATGTTTTTGTTATGAATGGATGTAGCAATCATTCACTTACGGAAAGAGAGAAAGATGATTTCTATGCTACAAATCCAATTGCTACAAATGGACTTTTACAAAATGAATTTTTTGATATACAAATTCCTGTACTTGAACCATGTGCTGGGGAAGGACATATATCAAAAATATTGATTGAAAAAGGATACAATGTCGTAAGTTATGATTTGTATGATAGAGGGTTTTGTAAATCGGGAGTAAATTTTTTAGATTGTACACAAAAATTTAGTGGTAATATAATAACAAACCCTCCATACAAAGAGGCATTGAAATTTCTAAGACATGCTTATGATATATTGGAAGAAGGCTATAAAGTTGCATTTTTCTTAAGATTAGCATTTTTAGAAGGAAAAGAAAGAAGAAAATTTTTTGATAATAATCCACCTAAAACTATATTGGTTTCAACAAGTAGAATACATGGATGTAAAGGAGGAATAATTGACAAAAATTCATCGGCTATTGCGTATATGTGGATTGTAATGGAAAAAGGGTATAAAGGAAAAACTGAACTTAATTGGTTTAATTGATATGATATATGATTTGGATTTAAAATACTGTAAGTTTGAAAAAGGTCAAGAAGTAACTGAACAAGAAATCAATGATGAAATAACTAGACTTCAAAATTTACAATTTTCAAAAAAGAGCGAGGATTTATCTTTAAAGAAAATCCTCAATTCTATATATGGCGTATTTGGGTTTTCTTCATTTATACTTTATGACAAATATGTAGCTTCTTCTATATCTACTCAATCGGCATACGTTATAAAGTACACCAAATTTTGGTTTAATAAATATTTCAAGGAAAGATTTCCTAATATACCACATATTCATGAACAACTTGGTATAACATATGTTACTCCAATAACTGAAGATATTGTAATTTATGGTGATACTGATTCGGTGTTTGTAAATTATGGTAAGATAATTAGCCATACTGATTATAAAGGTACTATTGAAGATTTTGTCCTGAAATTAAACAAAATCGACTTATATCCAGCACTTGAGCATATGTTGTCTCATTTCATAAGTTTACATGGTGGATTCCAAAAAAGAATATCGGGTATGCCGTGCCTTAAATTAACATTTGAACAAATTATAGGTAAATTCTTGATATCATCTAAAAAAAGATATGTTAAGGAACTTATTTGGGAAAATGGAACAACATTTGGAAGATATGAAAATGTAAAGGCTATTGGTCTTGAAATGAATCAAACATCTGTACCTAAATTTATTCGTGAAAAACTTAAGGAAATTATAATTGACTGTATAATTAAGACAGATATTATAGATTATAATATTATTGTTGATAAAATCAGGAACATAAAAGAAGAATTCACACATATAGATATAATTAATATATTAAGTACTCAAAGAGTTAATAATCTTGGTAAATATATACTTGAATGCTCTGATAATAATATAAAATACGTTGCTGGTTCTCCTATTCACATCAGAGCGATTGCTCAATACAATAACGAAATATCGCTTGCACCTGATGAAATAAAACAAAAATATTCTATAATAAAATCTGGTGATAAAATACAATGGTATTATACAACAAGCCCCATAATTGATGTTTTTGCATTCCCTATTGGAGTTATACCACCACAGTTTTTACAAAAATATCCAGTATCATATGATATACAATTTATGTCAAATTATCTGTCGTATATCAATAGAATACTTGTTGCCATAGGTCTAAAAGAGATACCTTCATCATTAATAACATTCAACTCTCTTTGGTGATTTTCTTTTAATTTCTATGTTCTTTGGGGTGTTTATATCATAAAAATTATCAGAATACAAGGAAAGTACCTCTCGCTAATCAAGGAATACCATTAAAAATAAATTATATGGAAGGTAATATATATGATTCAGAAAAGGTAAAAAATATTATAGATGATTATAACAAAACTGGTTTTTTACCAAGAGATAACCCTTTTTTCTTAAAAGATACGAGAAAAAGAAAAGCTTTTCTTCATTATCAATATACAGACGAGGAAATTATTGAATTAGCAAAAATACAAAAATCGTGTCTTTATTTTGCTAATAATTATGCATTTTGTATGACAGATAATGGTATTGAGAAGATAATCCTTAGACCATACCAATCTAGAGTACTTAAACAATTTGAAAATTACCGCTTTAATATATTTCTATCAAGCCGACAGTCAGGAAAATGTTTAGATGGTGGAACTATTATAACAGTTAATGGTGATAATATAACAATGAAAGAATTGTTTGAAAATATATTTTACTACAAAAAGAATACCGCCTTATTATTTCTACTCAAACTTAAGAGATATATGGAATTAAAGATTAAATAATTAAAGATTAAATAATTAAAGATTAAATTTTGTATTTATGAAAAAATTAAAAGTATTCGAGGGGTTTGAAAATAATAACACAGATCCTAAATATAAGGTTGGTGAAAAAGTGTATTATATGCCAAAATTAAGTGGGCTTGATAATAAAACTCCTTTAATTGTTAGTAATTTTCATATCGAAACAAAAGATGTTTTTGGTAATAAACTTGAATTTCCAGTTTATATATATTCTTTTGAAGATAATAATTTATCAGCATATGAAACTGACTTAACTCGGAATCTTTAATAAAAATCTTTAAAATATGTGATTAAAAGCCGAATATAATACTATATTCGGCTTTGTTGTTTTAAATAATTAAAATACCTGATATGGATAATGTTGAATTAGAAGTTTTATATGATTATTTAAAACAACAAAACTCTTACCTTAATGATATAGCTGAATATTCATTTGATATACTTTCGGCATCTACCGATATAAAGGAATCTTCTAGATATATCAAAGAAGCTATGTCTAAAACACCTTCAGGTGATGTTGATGTAAAAAGTATATTACAAGGTATATTTAGCACTGAATCTACTGGTGGTACTGGCACTGCTATAGGAGCTTTCACAGAAACAGATATAGCAAAACTTTCAAGCATAATATCAATATATACAGAATCAATAGGTAAAGCAGGCTCAACACTTGGCAAAGATACAAGCATATTGACAGAATCTATTAAAGCTGTCAACATAGGATTTTTATCGTCTTTTAATAAAAAATTACTTGATGAATCAAAAAATAATGTTGATAGATTTTTCAAGACATTAAAACACTTTGTTAATGCATTGAATCATTTTAGAGTTAGAAAAGATATATCTAAAAATGCTCTCAAATCTATTGAACGTGTTAAAATAACAATAAATTCCATAAATGACATAATATCAAGTGTTGACTTAAAAGGTATACAAGAATTTAGTGGTTCACTTGTAAAAATAACAGAATCTATTATTGGATTTGTTGGTGGTCTTGCTGTATCGGGTATACTCGCTATTCCAGCAACGGCAGGTGTTTTATTTTTCAAATTTGCACTAAAGTTATTAAAGCCTGAACTTGACTATTTGTCAAAAAACAGTGCTAAAATGAAAGATGGTTCTAAATCTCTCATGTTTATAGGTGCAGGACTTGCAGCAATGACATTAGCAATAGGAGCATCAGCATATATACTTACAAAATTTTCTATAACCGATATGGTTGTTGGCATATTAACTGTTGTTGGCATAACATATATTGTTTCTAAGTTTTATAAATATATGGGGTTAAGTAACAAAGCTGATTTAAAAAATGGTATTAAAAACATTGCTTTGATGTCACTCTCGCTCCTTATGATGACTGGTACATTCTATTTGATGTCAAAAATACCTATTGAATATGGTAAAGTTGGTATGGTTTTATTATTACTTGCTGGAACAGCATTATTTTATACTTTAATGGGTATAAATGTTGTTTCTCAAAATATTAAAAAAGGCGCAATATCAGTTGCATTGATGTCACTGTCGCTTCTTTTATTTGGGTGGTCACTTTCAACAGTTTCTAAAATGCTTGCAAAACAAGATAAAGCAATTTGGCAAATACCATTAATGCTTTTAACTGTTACAGCACCTTTTATTCTTGCTGGTATGATGATGACAACTATACTTCAAGGTGTATTAGCTATTGCCTTGATTGGAATTGCATTGTGGATAATGAAAAAACCATTAATTGAATTAGCAATAACTCTAGGAAAACATGGTGATGCAGTTTGGAAAATACCAACAATAATTACAGCTCTAGGACTTGTTTTTGCTGGTGCTGGATTTTTATTGCCGTTTATTGCTAGTGGAGCATTAGCTATAGGTCTTGTTGGTGGGGCATTATGGGCTTTATCGAAAGGATTATCACCTATTGCAAAACTTGATATAGATGCAAATAAAACACAAGCATTTGCAGATAATTTAAAAATACTAGTTAAAGGATTGGATGAAGCGTTTTCTGAATTAAGCTTAAGTTCGATGATTAAGATAGCTACAACTGGTGGACTTATGGCATCAACAATTGGAAAATTTGCTTCTGCTTTATCAAATTGGAAAAGCAAAACATCTGATTGGAAACCTGAAGATGCTCAAATATTATCTGATACAATACTTGGTGTAACAACCGCTATCGCTCTTGGTACATCACCTGAATATATTTCTAAAAAACATGGTGTAGAAGTTTCTCAATGGCAAATATTAAAAGGTATAGCATTTACAATGGGTTTGGGTAGCAATTTGGCTCAACTTGCAAAAGGTGTTATGGCTTGGAAAAACATGAAATTAACTGCTGAAGAAGCTGTACTTATTTCAGATAATATTAGTGCTATTTTATCAGTAATTCCAGCAACTATTGCAAAGATTGGTAATGATGATACAGCGAAACCAGCAACTGGAATACTTGGATTTATATCAGGTGGTTTATGGACTAAAACCGATACAGAAAGAGGTATTGATTATGTTGAAGGTATTGGTAATTCAATGAAAAAGCTTGCTGAAGGTGTTAAGCTTTGGAAAAACATGAAATTAACTGCTGAAGATGCTAAATTAATTTCAAATAACATAAACACTATATTATCAGTACTTCCAGCAACTATTGCAAGAATTGGTAATGATGATACAGATAAACCAAGTATGTGGGGATTGTGGTCAACAACTGATACAGAAAGAGGTATTGATTATGTTGAAGGTATTGGTAGCTCTGTAAAAAGACTTGCTGAAGGTGTTAAGCTTTGGAAAGATATGAAATTAACACCAGCTAATATAAAAATGATCACTGGCAATATAAATGCCGTTCTTGCTATAATACCTGAAACTATAGCAAAAATTGGTAATGATTCAGTAACAGCAAAGCCAGGGCTTTTTGGTCTTTGGTCAACAACTGATACAGAAAGAGGTATTGACTATGTTAAGGGTATTGGTACTCCTTTGAATGAATTAGCGAAAGCTGTTTTGGTTTGGAAAACAGCTAAACTTTCTCCAACAGATATTAAAAAAATTAATCAAAATATAACCGATATAATTACTGCTTTGCCATCAGTTTTTGCTCAAATAGGTAGAGCAAAAGATAATGATAAAGGATTTTGGGGGTTGTTTAAATCGGATTCTGAAAAAGGTATTCAGGTGGTTAATAATCTCATAAGTCCGTTAAAGGATTTAGGTGATGTTGTAGCTAAATTTAATACAGAGGTTGATATAAAAGAAAGAGGAAAACAAATTGGTGAGGGTGTTAGGCAAATGTTGATTAGAACAGCATTAGGGCTAAGTACAATGACTTTGGCTAAGATTGATGTATTCTCAAAATTTATAGACCCTTTCAAGAAATTTACAGATATTTATATCAAGTTCTTACAAGCTATAAAAAAAGAATCTGTAGATTTTGGTGGTATATCGAAACTTGTTGATTCATCTGCTGATTTTTATGATAAATATACTACAGCTACAACAAAAAGTACTCCTTCACCATCTTATTCACCATCTTATACTCCATATTCACCAACAACAACTCCAACAGGAAAACCAAAACCAGCAGCGAGCATAGATCAATTGCTTGCTGTGTTTGCTGAATCGAGTACACAACAATCACAACAAATAGGGATGTTGATAAAAGAAATTCAACGATTGAATGGGAAAATAAATGAGTTAACGAGTTCCGATGGAAGACTTAAAACATCAATGACTGGTAATTAATATATGGGAAAATTAGAATCGTTGAATCCTATTCGTAAAGATAGCAGATTTCATCAAGGATATCATAAGCTGGAAAACCCACATAAATTGATAGGTACTTACAATGCTAAAATGGGAGTTATGTTCAGAAGCGGACTGGAACTTAAATTTATACAGCTACTTGACTTATCACCAAGATGTATAAGGTGGACCTATGAAAGTGATGAACTCATTATACCTTATTACAATCCAGTAAAAAAGAAAATGTGTAGTTATTACCCCGATTTCTATATTGAAATGCTTGGTAACTCCAATAGATTGCTGAAATACATTATAGAGGTTAAATCTCAAAAAGATACTGAAAAGCCTGACAGAGAGAAATATAAAACAAAAAAGGCGTACTTATATCAATTGGCAAATTCAGCTGTTGTGGAAGCAAAAAGAATGGCATCATTAGAATATTGTAAGAATAAGAATATGGTTTACGAATATGTAACCGAAGAGTATTTTAAAAAATCCAACAAGTAATTACTTGTTGGATTTTTTATTTTCACGAATAACATTGAGTTGCTTTTCAAGTTTGTTGATTTCTTGAGTATACTCGTTAATTTTGTCATCGGGTCTGATAACAGTCCTAACAATGGCATTATTAACATAAAGATTTTCCGACAGAAATTTGTAGGTTTCTATCTTTTGAATCAGTAAATATTCATCTTGGGTTAATTGTTTATCGGTTTTATCCGACAATGATGTTACTTCTGTTTTGAGCTTGTTAATTGCTCTTTTTTCAGAACATGTCTGATAAAGTATGACAAAACAAAAAACAGTTAACAAAATTTTGGAGTTGTTTTCAATAAAGTTTTTTAATTTTTTCATGATATTATTTGGTTTATTAATATTCTTGTTTATTTATAAGTATTGTTTGTTATATTTGTCATGACACAATTTTGTTATAATTGTTAATATTGTGTCAGTTTGTCATGACAAATATGTTAAGATTTGTTAAGAAATGTTATTTCCATGTTAAAATGTGTTAAAATGTGTTAAGAAACTTTTGAATTGACATAATAATAACAAATTTTGGCACGATTTTTGTAGGAAATTAATAACAATAATAATTTAAAAAATAGAATTATGACACACAAAACTGGAAATTACATCTTAGACATCAGAGTAAAAGTAGCTATTGACTTCGAAACAGAAAATTACAAAACACTACATGAAACTTATCGTAAAAAATTTACATTACAAAATTGGATTGATACACAAGCTTTTGGTAGATTGTTTTTGACTGGTACTAAACATAATTATGTTTGGGCTAAATTTTGGTCGGAATATTATGATCAATGTTATTCGATAGCGTATTCTGTGGTTAAAGATAGAGATACAGCAGATAGAGTGGTTTGTAATCAGTTCGATTACTTCAGAAACCGTAAAAAATATGGTAATGCTGAATTGTACGATATGAAAACCGAACTCAAAAAGAAGATTGAGAAAAAAGATAAGTCTTTCAACAAAGATGAAAGAGATTTGTTGAAGAAAGAAATTGAAACATTGAGATTAAAAATCAGTGATTTCGATGAAAAATTATCAAATCTTTATTTTGAGCAAGAAGCTTACAAAGGTAAATCTGATTCAGAAATTTATAAAATTGAATTAGAAAAACTTACTTCTCAAGATGTGTTATACGATGCCGAAGGTAAAGCAGTCGAAAGTGCCGAAAGATGGTTTAAAGCACAAGAACCTAATGCTGGATATGTTTTGATGTGTGTAAGACATACAGCAATGATGGAATATAATAAAATCAATAAGGGTAAAATTATTAACATTTCCAGTATCATAACTCATTCCAGTAATAAAAGTATGAGTGATGGTGACCTTACTGATATGATTTCTGAATCAAAATTGGAAGTTGATGAAATTTTTGATACTTATCTTAGAAATATCAATGATGTTGGCAGTATCAAAAACTTCGAATCAACAAAAATCGAATCTTACGAATTTGAAAATCTTGAAGCTATACCAAGACAAAAATTAAGCAGAGCAAAAGAACTTTATGAATTATCAAAAACTCCTGAAATCCTTTTGGATTTCTTCTTCAATAATTTCACCCATAATCAACTTTACAAGAAATACGGTTATAATACATCAGGTGCTGTTAAATCAATAGTATCTAGAGCAAATAGATTTGTTGTTTCTGTAATTTCTCACGAAGTTGAAACAGAACAAATAATCAATAAAGAAAAAGAAGATGGTATTATTAGATTTTATTATCAGAATACTTACGGATGCCTTAAAGAAAGCTGCGAAATTCAAAATAGACAAAGACATGGTGAAAACATCTTGTACTTCGAGAATGGTAATATAAAGAAAAAACAAAGCTGGTGTGAGGGTAAACTTTATGGTAAATATACCGAATATTACGAAAACAAAAAAATAAAACAAAAAGGCGAATTCATCAATGGTGAAAAATTTGGTGAATGGTGTGATTACAGCGAATCTAATAAAATTGAAGAAAAAAGAATATATAATGGTGATGGATGTTATTCTTACATCATTTATGATGAAAACGGTAAAATTGAAGAAAAAGGTCATATCAATGGGTTCGGTAATCAAATCATTGATTTCTCTAAGTCAATGTAATACTGACAAAATGACATGATATTATATCAATACACAACATGACAAAATTGTCATGTTGTGTTAAAAAGTGTTAAAATTTTTGAACTGACATATTGGTAACAAATTTTGGCACGATTTTTGTAAAATTTTAGTAACAATAATTTAAAAAATAGAAATTATGAAAAATCAAGAATTGTTTTTATCGTCTGATAACTTAAACGCTATCAAAGAAGAAATTCAACTAAATTTGTTGAAAAGAGGTATAACAGCTCCTATTATCAAAATAGAAGAAACCTTAAGTCATAACAATTACAGTCATTACATTAAGTTTGAAACGGCTGAATTCCAAACAACTCCAGTAATGTTTAAAAAACTTACAGTTAGTGCTTTCGGTTCGGGTGTTAATAAAAAACCAAAATCAGAACTTTCAGAAGGTACAGAAGGTGAATATATTTCTGTTTGGATTTGTGTTAACTATTCATATGAAGCCTTTAATGGTGGAACTAATTTTACAGATTTATTCAATATTTGGTTTAATGTTTTTGATGAATCCGAATATAATGTAAAATTGGTTGCTGTAAGATAGCAACTAAATATATTATTAAAATATAAAATAATTTAACTTATAAAATTTAACTACAATGAAAACTTATAAAGTACTTGACATGACCATGACACAAGAAGAAGGTCAAGATTGTTTCGATGGAACACAACAAGAATGTTTAGATTTTATATCCAAACAACCTGATGGTAATATTGGCTATGAAGTCGTTCCAATGACAGAAGAAGAAATAAAATCACACCCTGACAATAAATCTGTTAAAGTGGTTGATAGAATAGGCCTTACAAGCATTAACAAATCCAAAAAACCAAGATTTGTTGTTGTCGGTGTTGATAAAGCTATTGGTTCTGATAAAGCCGTAACAAATTTTTTTGTTAAAGATAAAATCAAAAATTTTGAGAAACCAAAATTTGTGGTTAAAAAGAAAGCTCAAGAATTACCAAAAGAAGAAATAAAGGTGATTTATTCTAGAGAGCAATCTGTATTTGGTGACCCATTACCTGAAGAAGTAAATTACGCTTTCCATGTTATCAAAAATATGGAAAAAACTGAAAAAGGTCTTAAATTTCTTTATCATATTGCAATAAATTGGAATCCGTTGACACTCAATCATTTGCTTAAAGTACTTGATGATGGTATGATATGCTGTATAACTGGTAAACCTATAGCTGGTATAATGCCTTTATCCAAAAAGCTTGTTGAAGTTACACCCATTTCATTCACAATTAAAGAACATCTTCAAGAACTTACACAAGAAGATGTTGATGAAAGAAATAAGGCTTTCTTTGAAATGCCTGAAGAATACAGAATACAAAGAATTGGTTTCTCATCTTTCAATTCTGATAAAACGTTATCAATTGCGGGTTTTTATGCCTTAAAATATTATCTTTTGGAAGATGGAGAAAGACTTCTTAAATTTGAGGTTGGTAAACAATCGGCAATCAATAATTTTACTGAAAATTTTGGTCAACCTAAAGAAACTAATGAGCAGTATTCCGAAAGAAAAAGAATGGAAAAACAAGGTAGACCCGATATGAAATCTTTCGGTCTTGAAGGTGATAATCTTTCAAAGCTTCAAAAGCTTATGGAGGCAATGGAAGATGGTACGAAATAATTAAGAAATACTTCCCCGACTACAGATGATATATTTTCCTTGTATTCTGATATAGTCGTGGGTATTAAAACAACAAAAAAATCAAAATCAAAAAATAGAATTATGAAAAATCCAAATAATTATCCTTTAGTGGAAAGAAATAAAAGCTATTGTGTTAAATATCCAGTTAATATCGGTGGTTTATGGTATGGTGTTAATGTTATTGATGGTGGATATATTGAAAGTCCTCTATATTCACCATTTGAATCAAGAGAAGATTGTCAAAGATCGTGTGATGCACACAATCGTTATCACAAGTTTTCGAAAGAATATGTTAGAGCAATATGTGATTGGTCTATTATGGGAGAAGATTTTATAGAACCAACAGAAAACACACCAATAAAATAACACCAATTATGACAAAAGTTATTAATGACTGGAAAGATATTTATGAATTACCACTCAAAGATGGATATGTTTCAGAAGAAGGTTGGTTTTCAGGTAGAATATATGATTCTAAAGAAAATTTTGTTTTTCAGTTCCTTATAGAAAAGGATAAAAATCAAAAAAATGCCTTAGAAGTAATTAATGGTGAAAAAATAATTAAAAGTCAAGATTTAACTTTTAGACATGAAAATGGATGTGTTTATTGTAACGATAAGAAGTTTTTACTTATAAGAGGTTGGGGAAGACTTACTGGTGTTGGTGGTTATAATTTGAATGAAGAAACTGCAATGAAAGTACAAGATATATTTACTGAATTTATAGTTAAGCAACTTAACAAGAGAAAACCATGAACACATTCGGCAAAGATTTTTTCATTTCAGTAAGTGAAGATAAACAAAGAGTTATTATATGTAAAAATCCAAACACACCTATAGAAGATTTGACTTTTGAAGAAATAGAAGACCAAAGTAAACGATATTTGTATAAAGTTGGTGATAAAATTTTGACACCATTTGGCATACAAACAATCAAAGAAATCAACAAAGATTATTCAGAACAACACGGTTATGAATGGTTGATATTTGTTGAAGAAAATGATAATCAATACAAACCTTGTGATCTTATTGGTATAGTTATTAAGGAATTTGGTAATAATATACTTAAATTAATGGGTGTGTTAGAAAGATAACATCATGCTAGAAAGAATATACAATTTCTTAAGAAATGATAACTTGAGTTTCCACAATAAAGTTATTAACATTTGGTTATTAACAAACAAAAGAGAAGACTTTCCGAAATTACCACCTGAAATATGTCCTTGTAAAGTAACTTTACAAGATGGTTCTACACATAGAGCGTATTTGGATACACAAATGTGTGGTACTGCTTGGATTGAATATGGGAGAACATCTTCTTTCAAAAAGGGTGGTAGAAAACATTTTGAATTTGATGATGTTGTTAAATGGGAATTTATTCCATAACATTTTGACATGACATATATAATAATGAGGTTTGGCATGATTTTTGTGAAAACTTCATTATAATTTAAAAATAGAAATTATGAGTTCAATTCAAAAAAATAATGAACAAGAAGTTGTTAAAAGCGAAGAATATAAAAAGCTTATAGCAACTAAAGAAAATATTAAAGTTGGTGATTTATTCATTGAAGGTGCTAATGATAGATTGATTGTAATATCCAAAATAGAAGAAGTTCAGCATGAAAAAGGTGATTACATTTGTGTACATACACGATGTGTTGATTTTTACACATTGGAGCAGTCATCGCATGATTGGGATCATGAAGAAATAAATGCTTTTATCAAAACATATTCTCACAAATATGTTCCTGACTTTGAGGAATATAAGAGAAAAGCAAGAGAATATTTATATGAAGGTAAACCTTTTGAAATAGAAGTTCATGAAAATGAAAATGAATTTGGTCTTATGTACAAGACTAATAAAGCTATGCTCGAAGTTATGCATTCCGATATCGATTTAAAAACACGAAATCTTGAGATATTGAGAAACATGACACAACTTATGATTAACGAGCAAAAATCAAAGCTTGATTTGGTAAGGCGTAAAATGGAAGAGCAAATTTCTATATTTCAAAAAGAAATGAAGAAAATCATGAAGGTTATTGGACTGATTGAACTTTATTTAGGTATTGAAGAAGAACTTTTCCAACTCACCAGTGGCGAACCAGCCGATAAAGATGAACCATTATCACTTAGACAACTTGTAATTTATGCCGATGAAGAACTTGGTAATTGTGATGATGGTGGTATTGATTTCAAACAACTTGATAAATTTGATAACTGGTTGATAAGTAACGATAATTATAAAAGATTACTACCTGAAAAAAGAGGTATTGTTGCTCTAAAACCAAGAAGAATTGATAAACATTATTCCGATAATCCTACAGAAAATTCAATTGCGAACCAATGGAATCATGAAACTTATTTCATGATTAGAAACGGTGACAATATTTATCGCATTTGTTCCCCAAATATTGGTGTTGGTGAAACAATGTATCCGAAAAAGGATGAACTTGCAAAATTGATGGATGCAGAAAATCTTTCCACGTTTGAAAAACATAATGAAAAGGTTATTGATGCAAAAATGGAAGCATTTAACGACAAATATATGAAGATGTTCTTATTCATTCAAGGACTTCTTGATAGAACTGAAGTTTTTGCTCCAATAATGGCTGGTATTAAGGTTACTGATATAGAAAACGGTGGTCTTAATTTAATATACGATGCTGAACCATCACTTATGGATGGTAAAAGAAGTTATAGCAAATGGGTAGAAGAAGTTAATCAAAATGTTGGCCGTGGTAGTAGAATTGTTTTAGTGCCATCATATGGTAGAAATAGTTTTAACGATAGCGAAAATTATAATTATAGAAGATATGGACATATTAGTGAGGGGTTTGTTCCGTATTATAAAAGTAGGTATTCTTGCCCATCACCCCCACAAGATGGATTGTATATTGTTGATGAAATAAAAACATCAATGTATAAAGATGGTAAGCAAGAAGATATAACAGTTCCAGTTATACGGTACATGCCAGATGAATCAGTTTGGTCATGGAGTGGTTCTCATGAAAGAAAAGTTAGAATTACTTGGGCTATTGATTATCAAAAAAGTACATATCTAAATTATGATAGGATGTGTATTGAAGATATTGATTATTATCTAAATTCAAGATTTGAGCGGAAAAATTATCTTGGTATCCTTCCAGTCTTAAGAAATCTTAAGAAACATCTGCTTGAGGAACAAACAAAAGAATCTGATTTCAAATTGATGCTAAAGGGTATGGTAATGAAAAAATATCCAAAAATGACTGAAAAAGAAATCGATGAATTAATTTCTGAATCTATAGATTGGTGGAAGTTTAAAAACATTTGGAAACGACCAATCACTCAAGATGATAAAAAAGCAGTAAGGATGATTCAACAAAAACTTAAAATATAATGGAAAAATTTTATATAACTTTCGGACAAGACCATGTGCATAAACACAATGGAAACATTCTTGATAATAACTGTATTGGTGTAATAAAAGCTGAATCTTATTCAAAGATGAGAGAATTAGCCTTTGAATGGTTTGGTGATAAATTCGCCACAACTTATACAGCAAACGAAATAGGTAATAAAATTCAATATTTTCCGAGAGGATTTATCAATTTGAACTAATATGAATAGAAGATATTACAGAGGTGCACCGAAAGATGGAAGATATAAATCAAAGTGGATTTATGGATATTTAGTTGAAGATTGTTTTGGTAAATGTTATATATATTCACAATTAAAAACAACTATCGGTGGTTTTCAGGTTATTGAAGTTATTCCTGAAACATTGGGTCAACATACTGGTATGATATCAGATATATTGATATCAAATCTAATACCTGATGTTTTTGAAGGTGATGTGATCAGATATATTGATTATACACAAAATTTTGGTGAAGGTGTAGAAGCATTTGGTGTTGTTATGTGGATTAAACAATTATCGGCATTTTATCTAATACCTGCAAAATATTATCACATTGTTAAAAATGATGATATCACTAAAGATAAAAAATTTGATTGGCTGTTTGAAGAAGCAAGTATAAGCGATTTCTCAATAGATTCACGCCTTACAAAAATTGGTGATGCATATAATAACCCTGAATATATAATAACAAAATAAAAATTATGATAATAGGTGTAAGCGGTAAAAAACAAAGCGGTAAAGATTTAGTTGGTACTATTATACAATATTTACTTACTATTAAAATACATTCAGAAGAAGAATTTGTACAACTCATAAAAAATGATATAAACCGTATTAATCATTCTAGTTGGGAAATACATAAATTTGCTGATGCTCTTAAATATATGATATGTATTTTAATAAATTGTACAAGAGATCAACTTGAAGATGAAGATTTTAAAAATACTGAACTTGGTGAAGATTGGACAATTTGGAAATTAATACCTGATAATGACCACAATTTATTTGAAGGCAATTGTCAACTAAATGAAGGAATTTTTTCGACTAAACAAGAAGTTGAAAAATATATCAAAAAACATGAAATCATAAATGTTCTTAATATAGAATCTGAAATTCTTACACCTCGTAAATTACTTCAACTTCTTGGTACTGAAGCTGGTAGAAACATAATACATCCTAATTTATGGATTATATCGCTTTTTTCAAAATATAAAAATAATCCTATACAAAGACCAATAGGTCAAGATACATATTATGTTAACAATTTTCCAAATTGGATTATTACCGATGTTAGATTTCTTAATGAAGTAGAATCTGTTAAAGCTAAAGGTGGAATCAATATTAGAGTTAATCGTAATAAAAATTTATATAGTTATTGTGATGGTATATTTACTTTATCAGAGTTATATAAAGTTGTATATAAAGATACAGGAGAATATCCTTTAAAATCTTATGTTGATAAAAATTGGTTAATTAAACCAAATGAACATGTATCTGAAACTGATTTAGATGATTATGATAAGTTTGATTATATTATTGATAATGATGGTACTATAGAAGAACTTATTGAAAAAGTAAAAATAATATTAATCAACGAAAAAATTTTATAATAAATTCCACATCAACATGAAACAATATTTGGATTTACTTACGAGAATTAAAAATTATGGATGTTACAAACCAGCTGCAAGAGCTAATATGCCATCGTCTACCAGTTTGTTTGGTTATCAATTCCGACACAATTTAGCCGATGGATTCCCAATTTTAACAACAAAGAAAGTTTCTTTCAAAAACATTGTTATTGAACTTTTGTGGTTCTTGAGAGGTGATACAAATATCAAATATCTTATCGAAAACGGTTTGAATATATGGAATGAAGATGCATACAATTATTATTGTAAAATAGCTTGTGTAAACAACGAAGAAGTGAACTCCATTTTACTTCCTATATCATCAAAAATGGGAGTAAGGAACGCTCACCCCATTTTTGAAGCTGATGGATATTCAATGCTCCAATTTGAGGAATTTTGTGATATGATGAAAAAAACACCAAAAGAAGATTTGCCGAAATACAAAAATTATATACTTGGTGATTGTGGTCACCAATATGGTAAAGTATGGCGTGATTGGGAAAATTTTATTGGTAACAATGGTAATGCTATATATTTTAATAATATTGACCAAATAAAAAATCTTATAGAAGGTCTAATTAAAAATCCTGAATCTAGAAGACATATTGTTACAGCAATTGACCCTGCACATGACACAAATTTAGCACTTTATTGGTGTCATGCCATGTTCCAGTTTAACTGCAGACCATTAACTATGGGTGAAAAAGTCCAATGGGTGATGAAAAACAGAGATATTGAAATGGAAAATTTGGCAATCACTGAAGAAGCTTTGAGTAAAAGAACTCCTCAATATTATCTTGATTGCCAACTTTATCAACGTTCTGCAGATTCATTCTTGGGCGTTCCGTACAATTTAACCAGTTATTCGTTGCTGATTGAAATCGTAGCTCAAATGTGTAATATGATTTCGGGTGAACTTGTTCATACTTTTGGCGATGTTCACATTTACGAAAACCACGATGAACAAACCGATGAGCAATTGAAACGTACACCAACAAAATTACCTAAACTTCTATTCAAAGATAAGTTCCACAACGATATTGAACAATTCAGAAATGAAAATATGACTATATCGGAATTTATAAATAATATAGAAGTAGATTCATTCGCTCTTGAAGGCTATAATCCTCAAGAAGCAATAAAAGGAAAATTATCGACTGGTCTAAAATAAGTCAAAAAAGAGATTATTAAATCTTGTGGGCTGTGTAAGTCAACACAGCCCACAAGATATGTCTAACTAAAATTTTTAAAATGAAAAATGAAAAAATTAAACTTATTGTTTTTTGCATAATAATTACAGCAGTTCCTTTTGTGTTTTTGAAATATCATGAATCTTATAAAATTATCATCAAACCCAAGCTTATTTTTAAATCATCAGAAAAATCAACTTCTTCCGAGAAAAATTGGAAGAAATTGATAGAATCAATAATAATGGTTGAATCAGCCAATAACGACAGTGCTATCAATTATGGTGGTTGTGTTGGGTGTATGCAAATAACACCAATATACATAAAAGAAGTAAACAGAATAAACCGATTGTACAAAAACCCTGAAAGATATAAATTGTCTGATAGATATGATAGAAAAAAATGTATAGAAATGTTTAATATACTTCAAAGCCATAGAAATCCAACTAAGGATATTCACAAAGCCATAAGACTACATAATCCTACTGCTGGAAAATGGTATGAAGACAGAATAATGAAGCTTTATAATTTGAGTTGACACCATAATAACAAACCAATAATAAAATGTAGAGATTATTTTTATAAAAATAATCTGCTTAGTGTAATGATAATCATTGAATTTGTTAAGATGGTTCTATGCTCTTCCCCGAATATCGGCTTTAAGCCGAGAGTTATTATACACTACTTCCTTATGAAAAGTAAAAAGTAATTCGGAAGTTCTTTAAGGTGGTAGGCTATATATGTAACTAGCCATCGGTTGCCGACAGTTTCAGGATTGTCGGCAACTCCGTTTTTGAATTGACACATTAATTATTATTTCATATATAAATAATTAAAACACAATGCTTATGTGCCAAGATATCTTCCAACTTAATAAGCTACTTACAGAAAATGAAGTGTATGTAGCAAACTATGAGTTTCCAAACAAAGATATAATAATTAAAAGATTAGGTATAAAGTACCCACAAGCAGAACATTTTATTTTTTCAGATTTCGTTCAGATTGAAGGAATGAAATATAGAATAAATGAAATAACAGTGTCTTTAATCCTAAAATATAAAACACTTATTATAACAGAAGATGGAACAACCATTTTCGAAGAAGTACATGACATGATGCCGATAATTGTTAAAAATGTTCATGTTGTTCAGTATTTGAATTTATTATCTATAGAAAGTGTTCGTAAAATGATGAATGATTCATTTTACAAAACCAAGCAAAACCAAAACAATGCTATGGTTGAATATTTTATCGATATAGATGAGAAAAATCTTCTTCTTGATTGCATAAAGATGAAAAATATAAATCATTGTGACATGCATAAGATGTGGAAAAAACTTGCTTCAGAAAAATTAGACCTAATAAAAGAAATCAGTACTGCTCCAGTATGTGAAATATTCAATCCATATGAAAATAAATTAAGAACATTTACATTAAAACAACAACCATATAATAATTTCATTGACACAAAAAAAATATTTGAAAATATCAATAAAATAGATTACTGGATTGCAAGAATAAATTATACATTCTTTCTTGGTGACAAAACAGAATTCTTAAAACATTCGTTAAATTCTTAATGAAGAAAAATCAAAACCCGAAATGTGATGAATCATGTTGTATATGTGGTGCTCCAGCTATAAAATATTTGAAGAAATTTAAAAAATGGTATTGTCCTATATGTGCTCCGAAAGCTGAAAATAAAATACCCAAACCAATTATAAAACCAAAAGAACCATTAAGGAATGATAAATGTCCTTGCAATTCAGGAAAAAAATATAAAAATTGTTGTTTAATTAAAAAAATAAAACATGGAATCAACACAAGATAGAGAAATAAGAGAGGATATCCGAAAAGAAAATTTAGAAAAGAAAAATTGGACTTCGAAATCTAAAAAACATTGTAAAATCTCTTGGAAAGAAAAAATCAATGCTGGTACTAAAGAGGAAAAAGAAGTTGAAAAATCTTTTTCACCGAAAGAATGGTGTAGAATTATCACCAATGGCTTACCATTGTTTAAAAATAATCAAGGCAAAATTATATGCCATGCAGAATATGCTTACAAAGAATACATGAGTGGAACATCATTTGAAGAATCAATTGAAAAAGTTAAATCTTATGCAAATGGTGTAAGACAATCTTATATTGAAAGTATTCAAAAATATAGATTTAGTACATTTGTTCAGCTTTATAACATACATTATAAAAATAATTGCTCTGAAATAACTGCTGAAGAACTTGTTGAATATCAATTCACAGAACAAGAAATTAAACTTTACACCAAAAACCTATCAGATAAAAATTTACTTTTGATTGTTGAAGATGGTGAAAAGAAAAAATATTTCCCTATTGAACAAAAACCTGAAGATTTGAAATCAGAAACAGCTACTGAAGAAACAGAATGATTTTAATAAACCTTTTATTCTTGAAATGAATTTCTAAATATTTTAATAATAAATAATCAAAAATATTATGGCACTAGAATTAACAAGATTATTATCAACAAATCAGGTATCTGATATACCTGCGATTATCAATCAAGCATTTGAGGATATTGAAAACGCTCTAAATCCAGTATTGAATGTATTAAATACGACAACGAAAACCATAAATCTATCTGGTCTTACTGGTACATTACCAAACAAATCAATCATCGCTGATAATATTATACTTACTGGAGCAACTGGAAATGTTCTTGTGGTTTCTCCTGATGGTACATCAATTAAAGCGTCTATTGATAAAGATGGTAATATAACACCTGCAAACAAACCAACAATAGAAGGTACGACAGATTCTGAAAAACTTACATCTGTTATTGCATCGTTAAGAACTCTTGGATTTGTTATATAATAAAAACATATACCGATTTGTGATATCCAAATGTGGATTTGGATATCACAAATGTATTAAAATATAATATCTTATGAAGAAGCTAAAGATATTTGAAAACTTTGAAAAGCAAGAATATAACCCTGATTTTGATCATGAAAATGAAATAACCAAGATATTTAATGACATGGGGTTTTCCAACATAAAAATACAAACATCATTAACAAATGGTTTATCACAATATATAACGCTAACTGTTAATGTACTTAACGAGGGTAAAACCTATGCAGATATGTTTGTTAATAATGGTAAAACAACAATTAAAATCAGAATAAGCGATCATGATTCTGGTCTTGAAAAAAATTGTAATGGTGTTTCGGGTAATACAATGACAATGTATGCGTTTAAAAGATTGATAGAAACTGGTGCAATTGAAGGTAATAATTAAATCTATGAAGCCATTAAAAATATTCGAATCTCATCTTGATAAAGATATAAACGAACAAACAGAAACAAATCCTACTGAAGAACAAATAAAATCAGGTAATTATAAAAAAGCTAAGATTAAAATTCAAGGTATGAATATTTCTATTGAAAATCCAAAAGATTCAACTCGTTCAGGAATTGATGAAGATGGTAATAAATGGGAAACAACAATGAAATCTCATTATGGATATTTCGGAAACACAAAAGGTAAAGATGACGACCATATTGATGTGTTTGTTGGTGAAAATTTGGAATGCGAAGAAGTTTATGTTATTGATCAAATAAATCCAAAAACCAAAAAATTTGATGAATCTAAGGTTATGCTTGGATATGATTCACATGAAGATGCTAAAAAGGCATATCTTGAGAATTATGATAAAAATTGGAAAGGTTTTAAATGTATAACTCCAATTTCTATAGAAGATTTCAAATATTGGCTTTATGATGATATAAAACAACATAAACCATTTAGTGAGTATTCTGATACACCCGACCCAATAAAATAATATGAAACTATTTTATTATTATGATAATAAAATTTTGTAATGTTACAATACGATCGAAGTTCTTCGATTTATACCCTCACCACGCCAAGAGGTTGCTTCCGACTTGCGATTAAAAATGATTAACCGCTAAATGTCACATCGAAAGAACAAACAAAATCCCACAATTGCTGTTTAAGCCTTTGTGGGATTTTAATATAGGTAAATAATGAAACCTTTGTAATGAAACCTATCAAAATTATGCAAGACTATAAATGTAAAATCAATATAGCTGATTATGATTATGCGTGTCTTATGATTGATGTTAAACCTATATCAATCATAACAGAAATTCAAAATCAGATAGATAAATCGGATATAAATACTGAACATGGTCTTGAAACTGAACAACATGTAACTGTTGTATATGGTATTGACATATTGACACATTTATCGAAGTTTTTTAATATTATACCATCTGATATAGGCAGATTAAAACTTGGTAAACTTGGTATATTTGATACCAACGAAAATTATGATGTTTTAAAAATTTCAGTTGTTCCATCTGAAGAATTATTAAAATTAAGAAAAACAATACTCGATACATTACCAGTAACACTTACATATACTGATTATAATCCACATATAACAATAGGATATCTTAAAAAAGATACTGGTAAAAAGTATCTTGAGAAATTTAAAGATATGGATTTCTCAATAGAATTATTGAAATTCTCAAAATATCGGTATTCTAGCAGAAATCAAAATGAAACATTTACAGTCGCATAATGGAACTCATATCAACACAGTTGACAAATGAAATGAAATCAACACCATATTCAACTATTGTAAGCCGTTCACAACGTTGGTTCTACGATTCTTATTTGACTGGTAATAATGATTCACTACCTGAAAAGAAAAATGACATATTTCTAATTCCAGGAAAAATTTATACCTTTGGGTATAATCCGATAACTCCTGAAGAAAAATTACTTGCAAGAGTTCCAGCTTTTTCTTTCAGACCAATAAATCTTATAATAGGCCAAAAATTTACAAAATCTGGAGAATTTAACCCTTTTGGAATTAATTTAACTTTCGTTCCTCCGAAAGTTAGAATAATGATTCTTGACCAAATTATAAGAGTATTCAATGCGGACATAATAAAGCCATCAATAGAACAAATACAAAAAGGTGGCCAACCAACAAGAACATTGCCTATTAATTGGGAAATGATGCAAAAAATGTTGGAAGATAGCGGATTTGAATATTGTATAAGGTCTTATAAATACGATGCTTTTACATCACCACCACAAATAATAAGTTATGAAGATTGGTGGAAAATATGTACGTTCACTATACCATTTATAAAAACAGCAAATTTAATGGGAATTCGTAGTGTTTACTTAAAATATTATGAAAATATGACTGGTGTTAAAAAAATACCAAAAGAACTTAAAATAGCTGAAAGAACTATTAAAGAAGTAAAATCGTATAAAGGTGTATATTAAAAAGATATTCCCCATACTGCAGACGATATATATTCCTTGCATTCTGACATTCGCTGGATATTAAATAAACTAAAAGCGTCATGAAAAAGCTAAAGGCATTTGAATCACAATCAATTAATGAAAATGATTTGGTAAAGAAAAAACCTAATGGAAAATGGGGTATAATTTCTAATAAAACTGGTAAATTTTGGGATGCAGATTATGACACCCAAAAAGATGCAGAAGATGGATTTAAAGCATATCAAGCAAATAAACATAATTGAATGGATATAGTCGTAACACTTCCTAAACAAACAAAATGGGAAGAATACCAAAAAGAACTTGATTTAGTAAAAGATGGTTCTAATGTCATGAATTTTAAAGTTATAAATATGCCTTTGAAATCACAAATCGGTAATAAATGCTGGATTTGTTATAAAGATAATGTTATTGGCTACATGAACATTGTTGGATTTGAGGAAAAAGATTTTGAATGTTCCGTTACTGGAACAAAATGGAGAGGTAAATTTGTTGTCAGGAGTGGAGAATTTACAAAAGTTGAACCAATACCCATGAAAGGTTTTCAAGGGTTTAGATATTTTGATTATGAAAAAGCTAAAGGTATTTGAATCACAAACAGCTAATGAAGGATTTATTTCTGATATAAAAGGAAATTTCAAAAGTATGATTGATGAAGTAAAATCAAATTTTACTGAAATAGGAAAAGAATTTTTATCCGATAAAAATGAAGTTTTGAAAGATTCAGGTGATACTAAAGAACAAATTGGTAAGGCTATTAAAGATATTATCGACCAAGCCAATAATGCACTTGAAGAGATAAAAAATAAATATAAGGAACAATTAGCTTAATCAATAATCAAGTTTGTATTTTTCAACAACAATAAAGTTGTTGAAAATTTGGGTTTTTGAGTTACCTACATTATCAAAAACTGTTATTTCCAAAGAATATTTACCAGCTGTGAAAAATGTATAACAGAAGTACAACCAATTATCAAGTTCTACAACCGTTTCACCCTTTGAATCAATTAACTTCCAATTAGCATTAACTTTACCAGCAAGCGGTGATTTTCCAAGAGTGAAAAATACTGCTTCGGAAATGTTGATATAAGCTCTTTCTGTGCAAATTTCTGTGATACCTTTCTCAAATGGTAGTATATTTTCATTAGGATTGTAATCAAGACCATATGCATGGAATGTCTGTCTTGTTATATCATCGATTTGCATATTACCAAAGAACCTGAATTGTTGGTTGTTATAATTCATGAAATCGTCTTCAACAAATTTTATCTTTCTGAAATTAGAAAGTTCTATTGGTATGTATTTATCAAAAAGTTCTATATATTCAGGTGTTTGCTCTATTGGATTGTTAACATCAACTCTATTGAAAAATGCAATAGGTATAATGCCTCTTGGAGAAACTTTTATTATTGTATGTTTGGTAATGGATGCTGGTTCATTATTGTACTTATACAATTTCATTTGTATTGAATACTCACCTTCGTGTGGTAATGTCAATGTTGTTTCGTTTAAATCTTCGATTTTACCATATTTTATATCAACAATTTCTTTGGTTGCTGTTAAAAATGCAGTCCATTCAATTTGATAATATTTAAATTTATCAGCGTTATGGAAAAATATGGAATATGTTGATACTGCTTCAGTCAATTCCTCAAATGTTACGCCAATGTCTTGAATTTTAGCACTGAATGTTAAATTTTTTAAACTTATAACATTTCCAATTTTTGCTCTAGGTGAATCTATATCGGGGTTTGTAAGATTGTTTATGAATAATTGTATTTGTGTATCATCATTATAATCATTGATTGAAAATTTTAATATATCTTGAGAAATTGATTCAGTCATCAAATTCCAGTCATCATACCAAAAATTGATATCATATTTGTTGAAATATGTTATTTCTCCAACAATGTCTATAATTGATGATATTCCGCCAATCTCACGATTTTTAATCCAATTTTTAAGGCCGAATAATTTAATAAGTATTTCTTCGTTTGAAAAGATGAAACTATCAGCAACTATTGGTAATCCATCTTCATCAAATTCATCTTCAACAACATGGTTTATAGGATAATAAAGGCCGAAAAATGTAGTTTTTTTATATTTTTCGTTATATCTTACTGTATTGTTAAGTATTCCAGTTTCATATAATTTTATATCTTCAGCTATAAATTTACCAGTTTTTACATCAACCCAATATTCTTTCAGCGTTAAATCAGTGTAATCAAATAAATTAAGAATATTGATTATGCCTTTATATGATGCAAAATATGGTTTAATATTATGCATTTCAAGAATAAATTCTTTTTTCTTTTGATTAAACAAAATATGGTCTGTGAGTTCTTCTTTTATATCACTATCTCTAAAAATATATTCTTCATTTGCAGTGATGTATTCACCAAAGTCGGCGAGTTTTGCAGTTAGTCTTTCATCTTCACCTATAATTTCTGTATATACACTGATTTCACATATTGTATTGCCAATAAGACTACTTGTTAATATAATTTTATCTATTGACACTTTTTCAACAGATGATGTTACAGCGAAGTCAACTCTTAAAGGTTGTTTTATTTGTATTTCTGTAGCTGTAAAAGAGGCCTTACTTATAAAATTTAATTTTGGATATTCTTCGTATGGATTATCAACTGTAAATAACTGATAATCAGAACTTAATACAAGGTTTGCTTCTATATTACCATATGAAAGTGGTTTGAAAAAATCACCATTAACTTCTTCAAGTATGAATAATGTTTCGTTTTCTATTAAATCTGTGGAAACTTCAGGCAAATACATAACGCCTTGAAGAATATTATATTCTTCATTATAAGTAAGTTCTAACTTACGACCACTTTTATTGAATATCGATAAGGAGCTATAAGGATTTGCCATCAGTTTTTAATTATTTACAAAACACAAAAATGCCTGACAGCTTTATTATTGTTGTCAGGTATTTGTTGAAATTTTATCGTGATAAAATTTCAAGTTCGTTTATAAGTCTTTCAAAATCAAATTTCTTGAGAAGATTTAGCTTTGCTTGATCTATTTCATATATTTTACAATATTTGACAATGATACCCTTGTCTATCTTTGAAAATTTATCAACAAGTTTTTTATCAAGTATCTCGGTTATATTATTTTTGTTTGGGAAAGTCCAAAGCCAAGACGGTTTTCTACCATTATATAATTTCATCATCAGCTCATGCCAAAAATCCATACAATTTTCTTTATTGACATGGATTGTTGAAAGTCTGCTTGCTTCAATTGGAAACTTACAAGACATTTGTCGTGAAATCATGAAAAAATTAGACCTTTTATCAACATTTGTAACTGATTCATAATAATCATTACTGAACAATTTATCGGAGAAATCTTTTAAAGGTAATGCCATTACGGTAAGTTTATTGATTTAGTTTTGTTTAATTCGTCTATACATCTACTTTCCATTATATCATATAAGTTATTAGGATATTCGCTGTGATGTAGTCTGATATATTTCTTGTTGATTCTTAGGTTCTTGACGATTTCCAATATTTTTTCCATCGTAACTTCTTGTTTTACACTCTCAAGCATATCCTTGGCTAATTGACCAAGTATTTGTTTATCGGAAAATATTGTTTCAATATCACCACCAAGATTAAATGATTCAACATACTTAGCATCAAACAATTGTTTAGCTCTTTTGTCTGTGTAATTAATTGTCTGTGTACCTTTTTCATATCTGAAGCTACTTGGTACACAATCTGAAGAATCACCTGATAATATTTTTATAAAAAGTGATTCTTCAGCAATTATTTTTTCATGTCTTTCAAGTATGATTTTTTTATTGATTGAAGATAAAGAATTATCAAATAACGCCTCAATAGATGTTTCATTATTTGATTTGAAATTATTGGAAACATAATGAAAGGCGGTGCTTGATTTTTGGTAATTATACATAGCTATAAAAGTATTGCCGTCATATTTCACAAGTTGTTGTAAATCTTTATCTGCAGAAATTATGATTGATGATTGACCAGCTTCAAATAATAAATTACTCAAGCAATAAACCAAATCATCGGCTTCTGTACTTTCAACAGCTATATGGCTTACATTCAATTTATCAAGCTTTTCACAAAATTCCAAAATCATTGTTTTGTAAGATTCAGGATTATATCTTGGCTCTGAAATATATCTCTTTGATTTGTACAATTCACCATATGGCAATTCATATCTGAAGCTTTTTGTATAAACATCATCAACACAAAAAATAAGTCTATCAATTGCTGTATATCGTCTTATTATCGAATTGATAGTTATGAATACTTTATCAATTATCTCTTCTCTTTCATTTCTTTGAGTTAGAAATATGACATTAGAGCCATACATATTACAAAATCCTTTAAATAAAATTGATGTATCAACGAGTATGTTCATTTTTAATTCATTTAAGTAATTGATTTATTTAAAATATTATAATCGGATTAGATTTAAATAATCAAAACATAAAGAAATTAAAATAATATATTGATATGAGTAAAAATATCACTAAGGGGGGTATAGACAAATATCTTCAGGAAGTTGTTAGGCGTGATGCAAATGGATTAAATCTTATAAAATTGTATGCTGAAATGCTTTTCACATCCAATGAAAATGTCACTTTAACATATACAAATGAAGATGAAACTACAAGCACATATGATATACCATCAATGGCTTATTTACTTGCAGCTATCGCTAGGATAGAGAAAAATTTTGACAATTTATCAACAATAGGTTTACTTGAATCATCAATTCTTATGCCTGATGGTACTAAGAGGATTATAATTGCACAAAACACACCACAAGAACCAAAAACCGTTGTTATAACAGCATCAACAAGTGTTGCTAATTTTGATGTTGAACAGTATGATGTTTATCAAAATTTTGTAACTCCAAAAGCATATTTACCAGTAAGCCTTAAGAATTATTTCGATAAAAACATAAAATCGGCAATAGCTAGAAAGGTGATTATTACTGAAGGTGACGAAACCAAATTAACATATTTTAATAACTTCGTACTTAACACAAATTATAAATATCAAGACCTTATCAATGTACTTGATACAAAATTCATAAGCTATAAAGAAATTGATTACAATATCAATGTTACACCAAAAATGCTTAAGTATTCAGGCAAATTTGATGTGATATCTTACAGAAAATCTGTTGAATCTGATACATCATTAACTGTAGGAACTATGTTATACAGACTTAATGTTACAACTTATACAGAAAACAATACAAACACTCAACAATCTTTGAAAGTTGATGATAAAATTGTTGTTAATGACACTAGTGGTAACAAGGCAACTGTTTACAAAGTTACTTTTATTAACTATGATTCATTTGAAGTTGCTGTACAAAGAGTTGAAGGTTTAGACCCAATCAAAGTTGGAGTTGAAACATTGTCAATACTTGGTGTATATGATGAGAATATATATGCCAAAGTTCCTATTAATATTAATGAAATTTTTGCTCCGTTTGTAAAACTCGTCACCAATGATTCATTGGTGTCAACAAATTGGGGTGAATCAAAGTTTGTTTCAACAAATACTTTGGTTAAGGATAAGACTGCTTTCTCTGACTATTTTGAAAGTAATATAACAGATATAAAAAGTGGATTTAATTATCTATCTCAAGTCAATACAATAAGTCTTGATGATGCCAAAACACCAAATACACCAACACTTTTAGTTGGTAATTTTAATGTAAGTATAATAAATAAACATAAAAAAGAACAACTAGAAAGTAATATTTCAGAAAAATATTCAGAAAAAGAAAAGCTCAAATCTCAAATTTCTTCTGTAGATACATCAATAACTAATTTAAAGGCACAACTGTTTTCTGAAACATATGATGTATCACGAAGTAAAATAGAATCACAAATTAATGATGCATATACGAAGAGAAGTAATTTAGTAGCTAATTACACATCAGTAGTAGCTGATTTGATGTCAACTATAAATAATAGTGGTGTTTTCACACCAAAATATAGAATACGTGGGTTTTTTGATATACCCGATGATGTATATACAGATTCTGTATTAAAAACTGGTGCTCAAGGAATAATAAAATTTGAATGTGAATATCGTTATTTGACCGTTAACAAAACATCAACAAATACACAATCAACAACTTATACAGATAAAGATGGTAATAAAGTAAACGCAACTGCATCAGATTGGAATAAATTGCTCAATTTACCACAAAGATTTAAAATATATGATTCAACTACTGGAAAATCTGAATGGCAAAATATAGTTGAGTCAAATGCAGATGAAATATCGGTAAATGAAGTAGAAATACCAATTTCTGAAAATGAAACAGTAGAAATACGCATACGCTCAATATCTGAAGTTGGATATCCAAAATACCTCATAGCATCGGATTGGTCACAATCTGTTATAATTACTTTCCCAACAGAACTTATAAGCAGTGGTACTTCAACAACACAAACTGTATCAACAGATAATTTGACATCAACATTATATCAAGAATTGTCATCAATAGGTTTGTATGATCACTTGAAAGATTCTACAGTTTCTGCAGACCAAAACTTTAATCACTCTGCAAAAAATATTTCTATGGAGTATTTTACTCCCGAAAATAAAAGGATGTCGGTTCAACAGGTTGTTGCAGAAATGAAAAATGATATTTCTGATATTAAAAACAATTATTTAACACAAATAGGAACTCTTGATATATATCTTGAAGATTCTGAAGGAAACATTGTAACCACAATTGAAAACGAATCTTCATTACAAATACAAGCTCCGTATTATAAAGACCAAGTTGAACAGTTGACAGATAAGAAAGGAAAGATAATTAGTGATACTTATTATCTTGTTATCAACAATAAAACAAATTATGATGCTAAATTGTTGAGTTTTGTTCCAGGATATTACACAAACTTCCTTCCAACTGAAGGATACACAGGCTATATAAGAAACAGCGATGAATATGATAGATACAGAAAATATTTTGGTTCGCCGATTTCTTTCAGTGGTTATAAATCTTCAGATACAGATTATAAAACATTTAAAGATACAAATCCAAATCTTGAATTGTCTGAATATGCAAGTATGCAAACATTTGGTCAATTGTTATATCAAAGAAATATTGATTATTCACTTTCTGATGTAATAAATCTTGGTGATGATTATAATTTTCCAAAATTGGATGGTGGTGTTGGGAGCGAAGACTTTATATGGAATGGTGAATGGGATGGTTCATTTTTACCAATCGGTGGTGGTGATGCAACAACGTTTTGTATCCATAAAAATCACCCTGTACTTGGTAATAATGCGGATATTTCAATCCAAGCTGATGATTATAGAAATATAAGAACAGCTAAAGAAGGTAATGACTTAATATATGATATGACTATCGGTACATGTAGATTTGTGACGAAATACCTTAAATATAATGACAAATTTATATATCCGATGTTCTATCATACAGGTCTTGCATCAAAACAATATGGAGAACAAAATTACTATAAACAAAAATACTATAAAGTAAAAGCTATAATTGACACTGGCAGTGGTGTTGTAACAAATTTCGATCAATTACCACACAAGCATGGGTTTACCGAATTTGATAAGTACCTCATAGGTGCTGAAACATGTGGTGCTTATTTAAAGATATTTCCACAATTAAATCGTTCATTATATGTTGGTTCTCAAATGTATAACAAAGGTCTTACATTGAATAATTCCTTGATTAAAATTCCTATTGTTTTCCAAACTCGTATGACAGATTACTATGGAGCTGGTGATGATGGAGCTGGTAATATTGGTGGTATAGGCAATCTTGGTAATGTCACATATTCTAAGAAAATTGGTATCGATATAGCACAAAGAAGTGTTGAGGATTTATTCTCGTTTGATTTAACATTCACAAAAAGTTATCAAAAATAATATATGGAAACAGTTTGTGTATCAATAGACTATAGTTTAAACAGTACTGGTATCACAATATACAATTGTGATACCAAAATATATAAGTTCTTATCTTTTGTTAATATATATAAAAACAAAAATGGTGTAGAAGGAACTTTGAAATCGATTGGTGGTGCTGTGGAAATCGAAAAATATCTTCGTTCACCTATGCTTGCTGTTAAATCTCAAGCTTGTGGTCTATCGGGATGGGAGAAATTACACATACAAAATTGTTTGATATACAATAAAGAGCTTAAAGAATTTATATGTAAAAATATACTAAAAACAAACAAAAATATATTAATATTTGAAAATTATTCTTATTCGGCAAATTCTGATACATTGATACAGCTTGTAGAAAATACAATGTCACTTAAGCTGTATCTTTTGAATTCCGATTACTTCAGTGTTGAGAACATATTTTTGGTAACTGGACCACAAATTAAAATGCTTGCTGGAAAAGGTAATTTCGACAAATACGATATGTTGAAAGCATTCATCAACACAGATGATGATTCCGCTAAAAACACAAAATTTTATAAGTTTGTTAAAGATAATGTTGATAAACTTATAACTCCAAAAATAAAAAATGGTAAGGAAATTTTTGAGGTTTTAACACCAATTGATGATATAATAGATTCTTTTTGGATTAATAAATACTTCCAAGTTAATTTCAAAGAATTTATTTAATCATAAGTGAGAAATTGGTTTCTGAATCTATTGATAGGTCTATGACACAAATATCTCTGTCAGTACCCTTTGAAAAAGCTATATTTATTTGAGTATCAAAAGAATAATACAAACTTGTGTATTGACTTATCCTGTCAGTAACCATGGTTTTTATAGCTTTTTCATCTAAATTCATATCGTACACGAGTTCTTCTAAATTTAAAGACATTGTTGGGCATCCAAGAATTTCATCCTTGCTCGTATTGAGTACCATTAATATCTCTTGAATATAAATGTGTAGAGGGTCTGATAAATCAGATTCTGAATCATTCAAAATATCTAAATCAGCAACAGTTATCATTTGATAATAATTTAATTAACAAAGCTTTAATTATTTATGGTATGAAAAATATAATAAAGGCATTACAAAATATAAACACATCACTTTTCGAACAACTCCTTCCATTTTTTGAGCAAGAAAATAACACAGTTTTGATGTATAATCAAAATTATCATATATCTTTCAAAATCAAAGAAATAGAGAACGAATTTTGCTTCGGGTTATACTGCTCTGATGAAAATGGTTTGGTTGTTAAATTGATAATTAAAGAAGAAGAGCTTGAGAATTTGGAAATTCTCAAGCCGAAGTATATAAAGTTCTTAACATCTGCTTCGAGCCATCAAAGCAAACAATGTGAAAAATATAAAGATGAATACATCAAAAGAATCAAATACCTCATAGAAAATACAAACTATAGAAAAATTGATAAATATCAAGAATTTTTGTTTGTTTGTGGCACTGATGATGGCACTTTATTTTCAATCAAGGGTACAAACATTTTCATAAGGATATACGGAGAAGATGAACTTGATGTGTGTGTAATAAACAAATCTTCTGTGTCATATCTTAAAAGGCACAGAATTTTAAAAATGTTAACAATTTTAACTGATATATACATATTTGGATAATGAAAAATAAAATAAAACAGATTTTAAAGATTGGTGAAATCATAGAATTGACAAAAAGAAATATTCTTGTATGGCAACCTGAAATAAAACAGCATATAATTGGTGGAACACTTGCTGGTAATGTTGGTATATTGATTTCAAAATCACCAAGTGTTTCATTTGTGTTGGATATTTCTGATATAATATTTTATGGAGATACTGCTGGAGTATTTGTGAAATTTAATGGAGAAACCTTTGTTTTACTTGAAGAAAATGAAGTTCTTGGAAAATTCAGTTATATTGATGGTATAGTTTGCTCGCCAATACCTTTTGTTGATGATTTTAAAATCGGTGTAACCAATGATTGGCAGAAGTATTTCGATGAATTAGCTACAAAAAATGGCGATTTATTGACTGGCAACAACCTCAATTTACAAATTAATTGATTATACTGATAATTTATTCTAATAAAATAGAAACCAATTAATACAATTTAATATGGCAACTCTTAAAAAAGATGGAAGAGTTTTCACATCATCCGAAAAACAAATTTACTTATTTGAGCTTCTACTTGATAAAATTAATGGTAGAACTATACAATGTTCTTTTAATACAAATCAAAGAGTTGAAGAATTACTTGAACAATTTAAAAGTGGTAAATTATCGATATCAACAATCAAAAGGAAAGCCTCAACCCAATCACAATTGGTGGTTGATGAAAGCAGAAGAGAATTTATATTTTATTTTGATGGTAAGAATAAAATTATTGAGAATGATTTACACTTACCAAAAGATAAAGGTATAAAACAATATTATCTTGTTTTACCTTTAAAAGCTAAACAATATATCAATAGGATATTCACTAGTGGGATACGCTCGAAAGAATATGGTTCTCTTTATATCACAAACCCAATGGTTAAATGTAAAAATTATTGTGTTGTTGAGCTTTATTTAACCAAGTCCGATGTGATAAAAGTCCAAAGAAATCTTTTTGACCAATCAAGTACTACAGACCTTCAAGAGGGTTTATATTATAAAGATGAAATAATACCAATCAAAAACATAGTAAAAATTCAATATGAACAAAAGTAACATTAAAGTTGATAATTACATCAACATCACGGATTTGACATTACAAGAATGGAAATATATTGTTAATGGTTCGTTATATGTTCAACCGCTAATTAAGGGCTATAAAATTAGAATCAAAAACGGCAACATAACTTACAAACACCAAGACATAACATTGGTAAACCGTGTGTTGAACAAACATGTTGATAAATTATATCTTGAGGCATTAAAGATCAAAGATGTTGTTAAAAATTGCTTTATAACTTCTTTCGATGACAATATATTTATCGATGATTTAGGCTATGAATATTATAACCAAAAGAAATTGTTTAATAATACATCTCGTAAGCCGATCAAAGCAATGCAAATAAACACATATAAAGATGTTGAGATGTGTTTACAAGAAAGCGTTGGTATAAAAAATGAATTGCGTGATTCTATCTTTGGATTCAAAATAAGTTCAGAAGGTAAAAACACCATCCATTCAATCATAATTCAAAGGAAGAAAAAAGAAGAATTTGTAATAGATGATATGTATAAATTTTATTACAACACAATAATGAATATTATTGCAGGTGAATTTAGCACACACCCTGAAAGATATAGCAATAATATCAATAATATCGATGAAAGAATACTATGGCTCGCAACTCGTTTATCTTCAAGAATTGTTTTGTTGGATTCCAGATTTTATGATGATCCATTAAAAAGTGTTGTTAAACCATTCGAACACATTGTTAATTATGACAAAATGCCTGATTTTGTCATAAGCTATGAGATAACAAATCTTTTTAGTATAATATTAGCAATATTATATAATAAGTCAATCAAATCAGGATTTATAAAATTTGGTTCAGAGCATGTTTATTCATTTATTCAGGATTCTATAAATGATAGTTATTGTGAGTTTATTTATTTTGAGGATGAATTTAATATAAAACAAAAATTATAATGGGAAAACTAAAAAAACAAGTAGGATTTAATTACCTACACAGACATTCAACAACAGAGCAACAACTTGGTGTTGATTCAGAACATGTAATTGTTGACCGTAAAGATTGGGAAGAAGTCGTTAATTATTTTCATGACAATCCTGAAGAAGTCGAAAAATTGGAAAAACCAACCCTTGTAATAACAAATAAGAATTGAGTTTGAAACTTTTTATAATATGGGTAAAGAAGATTTTGGTAATATATTCAATTTACAAGATGTAGATTTGGATTTTTCCTTTGATAAGGAATCTTTCAATAAAAAGATGGGAATTGTGTTACAAAAAATCCTTAACAAAAAATTCGGCCAAGGATATCACAAATCAAAATTAGTTCCAAACAGTAAAGGATACAACTTTGCTTGTCCTATATGTGGTGATTCACACAATTCTGCATCAACAAAAAGAGGTCATATATACCTAAACACTTTTTCATTCAAATGTTATAACGACCATTCGGGTGGTAATGGATTCATGTCTTTGGGTTCTTTTATACAGTTTTTCAATATGCAAGATGAATTCTCTGAAGAAGAGATTTATTACATCAATACAAAGTTTGAACAACTCATTAAGACATACAAAGATAATGTAGGTGATATTTTACAAAATGTACAAATTAATGGTATGTCGAAAAGTGATTTGCAAGACATATACAATTATATACAATTACCTGAAATCGATAAATACGCATTCCCAAGAGAAGAATTGATAAAGATATTAAGACTTTCCGAAATAGGTCGTTCAGCTAGAGGATTTGATTACTTGGTTAATAGAAAAATCATAACAACTAAAAATCAGTCAACTGCGGAATTTCTATATAACGATTATTATGATGACCTTTATATTCTTAATTTAGCATCGGACAGACATAATATACTTGGATTCCAAATAAGACATTGCTCACCTAAGGCAAACCCAAGAAGAAGATTTGATAGTTATAATTGGTCTGACATTTGGGATAAGATTTTCAAAGTTCCACAATCTGAAGAACTTAACCAAAAATTCGATAAACAATCAATGACTTGGCGTTTGATGTTCGTTGATTATTCACAACCAATATATTGCCTTGAAGGTGCTATTGATGCTTATTTTTTACCGAATTCAATTGCATCATTAGGCGTTGGTAACACTGTTGAGAATAAGCAATGTCTATATATAACAGATAATGACATTGCTGGAAGAAAAAAGGCGTATGATTTACTTGCTAAAGGTTATATGGTATTTAAGTGGAAAGAATACTTTGAAGAAATGGAAACAAAAGGTTTCTATGGAATACACGAGTGTAAAGATATAAATGATATTGTTAAAAAATTCCCTCAAATAAGATTTGATGGGCTTCAGAAATACTTCACCAACAACGAAATGGATTCAATATTCTTATGAGAACCATTTTAGAAATAAGAAAATTGCCAATGTCAGAGCTTACCGATGAAGAAATAGCTAAAGGTGCTTTGGATAGACTTAATGCAAATGCAATAGTGTTTGGATATTCAGATAAGGCTGGTAATGTTTATTTTTTCTCAAGATATAAAAATAAATCTTCTTGGTTCATAACGAAATGTAGGAAAGCTTTAGAATCAGTTTTCGGAAAAATGAAATTTATTCGTTAATAATCTTCAACAAATTTTTTCTAAGTATTTTTCCTTCATTAATCCAGTGTAAGTCCCAAATAATAATGATTTTGTATTTACCATCAGGATTGATGGAATCGGCATATTTTTGGTTGTTATTCCAAATTTCTTTAGCAGTAAGACCATTTATAATATCAATTTCTTGGTATAATTTAGGGTTTGCATTGATATTGTCTATGAAGTGAACAACTATAAATTTATTGTTAACAATAATTGATTTGTTATCATTCATAACAACATTTTCTTCACCAAATTTCGATTTTAAGAATCGAAGAAGCATTGGGAATATCAATTTATTTTTAATATCAATAGGATTGCATATTGTACATATTATTTTATTTCTTCTTTTTCTCGTTCTATAACTTTCAACAGATATTATAAATTCAGATTTGCACAAAACACACAAACATTTATAATCATGCTTTGTATATTTTTCTAAAATTTCTATATTGAAAGTTTTTCTATTTGGTGACATACAATTTATATCATTACAGACAGTTGAATAACCATATAAACCATTTTTACTATGATAAGCTAAAGGTTTTCCACATATTTTGCATTTTGGAATTTCAAATTTATCATTTTTAATATGCCACATTCTTTGTTTAAATGATATATTTTTATAATATCCATCAAGAAAAGAAGTCAAAGATATTATTTCTTTAAATTCTTCTTTGGTAGATAAGAATTCATGATTAGCAAATTTTGATTTTTCATACCAATCAATTAGATATTTATGCTTTGACATATTAATAATAAATTAATTCATGAATTTCTTCACAACCACGCATGCATGTTTGTCATTTTTATAGGCTTGATATGTCAGTATTGTCATGACATAAATTTGTTATTATTATGTCAATTTGTCATGTATGAGGTTAACAAATGTTAACAACAATATGTATTATGTTAAAAATTGTTAAAACTTTTTGAATTGACATAATACTAATAAATTTTGGCACGATTTTTGTATATAAATGGGAAATAATAATTTAAAAATAGAAATTATGAAAACAAATTTAATAATCGGTGAAACTGTAATAATGGTAGTAGGAGAAGGTGTTAATAACGAGCATCATGAAGTAAAAATTATTGATACCAATGAGAATTCCACAAGAATACAAGTAGTGACACATGGGTTTAATATACCTGAATTTTCAATTCCAACAAAATTGATTATTAGAAGAATAAATTTAGCAATTAAAAATAAAACTACATTAGTCAAAATTAGTGACAATTGTTAATAAACTAAATTATAAATTAAAAATTAAAATACCTCAAAATATAAAAACAATTGTCAAATTTAAAAAATGGAAATTATGAAAAATTTAATATTTAAATCAGTAGAGAAATCAACTCTTAAAAATATTTACGCTTTATTTTTTGATGGAACTGGATTTTTAGTTAAAAAATCAGGAGTTAAAAATAATTCGTTAAAACCTTTGATGGTTTGTGTTGATGGTAATTTATTACCTGAATATTCAGACGAGCAAGGTGAAAACTTGAAAATCGCTATTGAAAAAGTTATTGATGTTATTTATAGCAAAACAACAAAATTGCCTTTGGAAAAAATTTCTGACCTTATTGCTGAAGGTAAAGACATACTTATGTTATCTTCAGCAAGTGAAAAACTTGAAAGGTTAAAAAAACAAAAAGAAGCTTTGACTGAACTTGAAAAAATAGTTTTGAAAAAATGTATCAATGAAGCTTCAAATGGTTCTGATGCAAAATATAGCATTGGATATGGTTTCTCTTTCAGAGTATGTGAAGGTAATTTATCATATGCTGGTGCTTTTTCAACATTGCAAAGAAAGGGTTACATCACAACTCATGTTGAAAAAATCGGAAAAAGAAAAGAAAAAATTTTCGGCTTGCTTCTTGACATGGATGGAAATCCAGTAAAAGCATAAATCAAAATTCCTTAAACAAAATGTTTAAATGGCGAAATGACAACATTTCGCCATTTTTATTATAAACACATAAAATTGTATGAAAAAGTCACTTATTGATTTACTCAATTTCTTATCATATGATGAGAAATCTAGATTCCTTCCACAAAGCAAACACTTTGAATATAAAAGAATCGATAAAATTCAGGTAGAGGTCGAGGTCGAAAAATCTGATAAAGTTGATTTCACCCCTGAATATGACCCAAATGGTTATTCTTTTGAATATATAACATTTAATAGGTCAAGAGCTAATGTTTCTCTTCGTGTAAGATATGATGGCACAGCAAAATTACCATTGAATGATTTTGGTATGAAGGCGGTTTCAACTTATATTTATAGAGCTTATGTAATCATAAGGGATGGAGTTCCTAATATTGATTTTTTACCAGTGATTGCATCTGATTCATTATTAGAATTTTTGATTGAAAATGATATCAAGTTTTCAAAAGACATGGATTATGAATCAATCAATGTAATCAATATTGATTTGAAATCAGTTCCAGTGGTTTCTGAATCAGAACCATTGATGATTACTGCAGGTAGACTTTCATTACTGGAAGTTGAACTTTTCCATCTTCAAGCCATGAGAAAATATACAAAGTCACTGTTTGATGAGAATTCGGGTGGTGGTGCTTTTACTCAAGGTGTTGAAATCGAAAATTGGCTAAAATCAATAGGAATAACATCAAGCCATGGATATGTTCAACAAACTGAAGAGCTTGATACTGGTGATGAAGATTCTTATGAAGCATCAGCTCTTAAAACAAAAATATCTTCATTATCAAATCTCCCAACATTATCTTCTGTTAAGAAAAAATTGGATGGTGGAAAGAATTTAACTCCATCAGAATCGATACTACATCAATCAGGAATTGTTTTCGAGGAATTGTTAGCAAACGATTTGAAAGGTATTGAAAATGAAACAGCTTATAAATCGGCTAGAAAAGCATTAATTTCTGAAAGGTATAATGAGATTGAATCAAGAATTAAAGGAAAACTTTTCCAAATTTCACAAATTGTATTCTTTGTTATAACAAAGAATACTTGGTTCGAAGATAAAAAAGACTTCGAAGATAATCAGCTTGAAGTTGATTTAAACGGAAATAAGCACACAGTAACATTTGAATACAAAAACATAGAAATCAAGATATAAACACATAAAACACTATACATATTAAAATGGCTTACGGAAATATTATTCGTGAGCCATTTTTTTTTATTAGCACATATAAATAAAATAAAATATGAATTCAAATCCTATATATGACAATTTTTATACAGCTTTATCAAGTCAATTTCTAAAAACAGTGCCTGAAATTGAGGCATCTTTTGGTAAGTATTATGAAAGATTTGATTTTCAGTATGCAAGTTTGATAGATTATCTTAATTCAACAATTATCAATTCCACTCTTCATGGATTAAAAATTGGTGTTAATGAGCAGTCAAATAATGGCTTGGCTTCTCCAAGACTTGAACAGGGTACAAGAAAAACATATGCTACTGGACTTTCTGCAAGAGCAAAAACCGATAAAAGGATAGCAATAGAATTCAAGATAATGAATAATTATTTTGGTTATTTCCTTTTGAGAAAATTGTTTGTACATTTTAACAACAGACATAACAACAACCCAAATTGGTTTCTACCTGAAATAAATATGGGGTTGATTGATGATTATGGAAACATAATTTTCCAAAATACTTATGAAGATATAGTGTTTGAATCTATTTCTGAAATGATTTGGAAAAAGAATGATGTTGCTGTTCAATATAAATCATTTACCTGCGCATTCGTTTACAATAGAAGTTCAGAAATCGATTGTTTTGACCCTGAATTTGTAGGACATGATGGATTGAATACACAATTCAGAAACACCGATTCAGAAAATACACATTACAAAGGATAAATGTTTAGGATTGAAAATGATTTATATTTTATTACTAAATAATAAAAAACTAAAATATGAATCATTTAGTAAGTTGGTACAATCAATACAAATCCTTACCACAACAATTTTATTATAAACACAAAGAATATCAAGAAATTGTTTCAATAACCTTTTTTCTTGATTCTAATTATAATAAAATATCATTATTACAAAGAATTTGGCATATAAAAAACAACAATTTTGAATTATCAAAATGTATAATATGTGGTAAACCAACAAATTTTGATAGAAACAAGTATTATTCAAACACTTGTTCAAAAATATGCCAAAATATATATTCAAAATCCAATGATGTAATTTCAAAATCCAAACAAACATGTTTGGATAAATATGGGGTTGAAAACGCAATGAAATCCAAACATATAATTTCCAAACACAAGCAAACATGTTTGGATAAGTATGGTGTTGAAAGTATTTCACAAATAAATGGATTTTCTGAAAGAATAAAATCCATGTGTTTGGATAAATATGGGGTTGATTCATATTTTAAAACAGATGAATATAAAAAAAACTTAAAACAAAAATGTTTAGAAAAATATGGTACTAATCATTATACTCAAACAGATGAATATAAGAACAACAAACATAAAAAATATATACAAGATTTTCAAATAAGATTACACGAAGATGGTAATAATGATTATACTGTTATCAAAAAATTACCCGAAAGTAGACTTTTTGTTTTAAAATGTCCAAAATGTAATCGAGAATTTGATATAAATTCAAGTGTTTACTATCAAAGAAATACATCAAATCATGAAATATGTACAAAATGTAATCCATTGGAAAAATATTTTTCCAATGGAGAAAAGCAGCTTGCTAATTTTATTTCTTCTATATACAAGAAATTTATACAAGAAAATGTTAGAAAAAAAGAATTGATTTTTCCTTATGAACTTGATATTTATATTCCTGAACTAAATTTGGCTATTGAGTACAATGGTCTTTATTGGCATAGTGATTATATTGTAAAAGATAATTATCATAAAATGAAATCAGAACTTTGTAATGAAAAAGGAATTCGTTTAATTCATATTTTCGAAGATGATTGGGTTTACAAAATTAACATGATTAAATCTATATTACAAACAACCATTTCTCCACAGTTAAATCATAAAATATTTGCAAGAAAATGTGAAATTAAAGAAGTAAATTTGGATAATACAAATAAATTTCTTGAGGAAAATCATATTAATGGTAAAATAATGACACAATCAATTTGTTATGGACTTTATTATAATAGCGAACTTGTTTCATTAATGTCGTTTAAAGGAAATATTTTACAACGTTATGCTATAAAACTTAATACAACAATTATTGGTGGTGCTGAAAAATTATTTAAACATTATATAAATAATAATGAATTTTGTAAAATAATTACTTATTGTGATATCTCGTTATTCACAGGCAAAATTTATGAAAGACTTGGATTTGAATTCGTGAGAAGAAATAAACCTAATTATCAATTTTTGAATGAAAAAAACCATATTCGTGTTTCCAAGCAATCAATTCGTAAATTAAATCAAGGATATAAACGAGAAAATGACACGATGCCAAGAATTTATAATTGTGGGATAGATGTTTATGAATATAATAAATAAAATAAAACTCATATGTCGGGTAACAAAGATAAAATATTAAAGAATAGATTTACCGAAATAAAAGATATTATCGATAACTCATATATTGCTGAAATTGCTGATATAGATAAACTTTCAGAAGGTAATGGCGCAATAAAATTGAAAATTTATGGTCTTACATCATCAGAAATCGGTGAAATAAAGACTGAAAATTTACCTTATGCATATCCACTTTTACCACTTTCATTTGGTAGTAAAAACGGTGGTGGAGCATACAGTACTCCAAAAATAGGTGTAAAGGTTAGAGTTATTTTCATGAATGATTTTTACCACCAAAGATATTTTGCTCCTGAAACATTAACAAGTGGACTTAAGAAGCTGATAAAAGATAATCCAAATGGTGTACATTCATTGTTGTATGATGAAGATGAGGAACATGATATACAGATACATTATACCAAGAAATCAGGATTTCTCATTGACTTAAAAAGAGCAGTGATTTCTATTTCGGATGATGCAGATAGGATTTATTTCAAAAATAAAGATTCCAATTCCGAAATAGAAATGCAAGGTTCTCAAATAACTATATTATCAAAGGGTGGTATAGATATAACATGTCAAAATAATTGCACTGTTAATGCTCAAACTGTTCATGTTAATGGTGATGATACAAAAATTGGTGCTAATCCAATTTATGCAAATATGAATGGTGAACCAATGATGATACTTTTAAAAGGTTTAGCAACTATTATAAATGCTAAATTACCTATAGATGCTACAGCGTTAACACTTGTAAATCAATTAGAAAAACAAATACTTTCAAAAACAGTAACAACAACCCCTTAATTTAAAAATTATGGCAACAAATGTTAAAAATTACACAGACAAAGAATTATTAGAAAAAGTCAAATTGACTGCAGGATTCAATGGAATACCACCAACAAAGTGGTTGTTAGGTGTTCGTGCTTCAACTATTATACCAAATACATTTTGTGATAAAGTCTATTTATTTGAAGGTGAAAATTGTTTATCGGTTACCTCAATAACAACAAATCCAGGTTCTGCTGGTCTTATTGACTATAAAAAATATCAAACCGATGGTATTGCTGTTATGGCTGATGATAATTGGTATTATGATTTATGGACTCCTGGACTACATAAAGGAAAGATGAGAGCACTTGTTCAAGTTGGTAATGTTAATTATTATCGTGATAATGATGGTGATAAAATTGCTGAAGAAATAGGTAAAATACACACTGGTGTTATAGGACTTAATTTTCATACAGCTAGTTATAATTCTGATGCAAAAACTGTATCAAGTTTTGTAGCACCAACTGTAGGAACATGGAGTATGGGTTGTCAGGTATGTAATGTATTAAGTTCATATTATAAAATTTTAAATTTGATTGGTGCTCAAAAACGAGTATCTTATTGCTTAATTAAAGAATTTTAATTATGAAAAAATTGTCAATATTGATATTTTTATTTGTGTCAACACTTTGTTTTTCTCAAAGTGTTGACACAATCATAACAACTCCAATTTATACCAGCTATTACAGCTACAAAACACATACACCATTGTTTGTGGTTTACAAGCTTTATAAAGGTGGTGGTGTTTGTAGTAGAAAAGGTATGAATTTTGAATCTGATAAGGTGTTACAAACTTCAACTTATGACGATTACAATCATTCGGGTTATGATATAGGTCATTTATGTAATGCTGAAGATTTTGCATTCGATTGTGATAAAGAAAAATCAACTTTTAAATTTTACAATACAATACCTCAAAGACCAAATCTTAATAGAGGGATTTGGAGTAAATATGAATCAAGTATAAGAAAATTATCACAAACCGATAGTTTATTGATAATATGTGGTGGATATAATTTTATAGGAAAAATAGGAAAAACTATGATACCTACCATATGTTTCAAAATTGTAAGAAATTTAAACACAAAAGATACAAAATATTACATCTTCAATAATGATGATTCAAAAACTGTTAAAGAATTACCGCTTGGTAGATTTTTGTCAATTATCAATTATCAATACATCAATTCATTGTTGATTCATTAAACAAATAAATCATATACAAAAGAGGCTCTTCATTGATTTCGAAGAGCCTCTTGTTTATTTCAACACCGACAAAATGGTATGAATTAAAGGAAAATATATCATGTGAAGTCGGGAAGTGTTCTTGGTATTATATTGTATGATGAATTATCGGTAACTTATTCCAACAGTATTGTTGGCATTCTTCATATACACCATCAATGTTTTGACCAATGATATGTACTTCAGCTCCAAGTTTTTTACCTATATAACCCATTTCAAGTCTTAGTACACCTTTATCATACATATTCAATTGAACTGGAAAATTTGATTCTAATACATCAACGACTTCTGTTGAAAACCCCTTTTCAATAACTTCTTTTCTCGGTAAAAATCCATGTATTAGGATTGTATTAGGATTTTCTTTTGCAATTTTTTCAATTACTGGTTTTATTCTACCAAAATCCTGATTTTTTAATGTAAATGAAATGATAATAGCTTTCATGATATTAAATATTAAATTATTATTTTTCGTAAGAGAATTTCAATTTATAAAATTCCACAAAACCATTTTCAAGTGTTTTTGTACTAAATTGTTTTTGAAGTTTGATCATCATGGTTTCATCAATATCTTTCAAATCTTCTTTTTTGATAATCATCTTGTAGGAAAAATCTTCGAGTTCATCGATAAATGATGTGTATACTTCAGGATAGTATTTTGATAATTTATCTTTAAAATCAACAAGTGAAAGTATTGACATTCCAAGTTTATGCTGGATATGCAATGCATCTCTATCAATATCAATTTTAATTGCATTATTGTACGCATGAAGACTTAATGACACAGAATTATATTCTTCAATAATAGGGAGTAAATTGTATTTTTCAGAAAAATACACAGAATATTTCATAAATCCAAAGTCATTTATCAAGAAGTAATAATTTTTTCCATTTGTCTTACCAACGAAATGGAACATAACTTCAACAGTATCAAAATCATCTATAGATTTCAAAATTATTACGTTATTTATATTATACTTTGGTATAGATGAAACTTTTTCAATACCTATATATTCACAAGTGCTTATATCAAATTGGTCTAAATTTTCATTTAAGAAAATTATTCTATCATTCCTCATATTAAGTATATTAAATTCTAAATTTACACATAAACTCACTTGCTGGCATAAACAGCTTATAAACAACATTTTTGGTGTGTTTTTTTGGTTTATCTTTTCTTTTGCAAGATAAAGTACATTCAATATTTGTACAAAATGTAATGTTGAGATTTGTTGCTTCAGCCATTTTTTTAATTTATATCAAAGCACAATATGAATAATCAATAAAAAAGCCCATGATTTTTAGTCATGGGCTTTTTTAATTTTATATTAGAATAAATTAAATTGATATAAAAGAAGAAGAAGTAACTGTTCTTCCTTTAATTGTTATTCTATTTATAAACTTTTTAGCAATACCAGTGAACACAACAACTGTATCAACAATTGCTGCTCCAGCATCAATGAAAGCATCTGGATTATTACTCCTATCAAAAATCAATTCATAACTTTCAAGAATTCTATAAGTATCTTTCATTGTATCATAGTACTTGCGAAGTATTGTTGACAAAGTAGAGCGCATAATATCATCGTTAAAATCAAATACATAAGGCTCGATAAGATTTGTTGTATCAATCTCAAAAGTGATTAATGAATCTCTAACATTTAAGTTATTAAGAGCAGAAATGTACTTTTTATAAGATGTTTCATTTCCGTAAATTACAAGTTGACCACTTTTGCTAATAATCGGGTTAATACCAAATTCGATAAGTGTTCTGTATTCATCGACAAGCATAGTGTAATCTGTTCCAGTAACACCATCACCCGAAATAACACCTCTTATGATACCTGCAGCTGGCTTGTGTTCATCGACAGTTCCAAATTTACGCATAAATGCGTTGGAAGCAAAAGCTGCAGGTGGAACAGAATTTGTTGTACCATCGGAATCACGAACATTGATATTTGGGAAAAAGTAACCAGCAAAACTAGCCCCATCAATCTCATTAGGTAATGAATATAACCAATCAGGGTTTTCATCAATATTACCACCTGTAACTATGAAGTCAACATTAAGTTCAGGAAGCGGATCTTCAGCAGTTGGTGATGTAGTAAATCTTGGATTTGTTGAATTTTTAAATTCGCTTATGGATGGTGTATTCAATAAACCTAAACATTTTTGTCTACGCTTAAAGAATGCTGTTAAATAAGATTTACTACCTGCTTCAAGACCATTATTGAATGTATCTATGAAGTAACGGAAATTGACCAATTCAGGATCTACTAGAGCATTACCAATTGAAGTTTCGGTAATGGTTTTATAAATTTTTTGAACTCTTGCATTGGTTTTATCAGGCAAAGAAGCTTGTTGTATTCTAAATCCATCCAAGCAAAATACGCTTAAATTTATAGCAACAGAACCAAATTTGTTAAACACCTCAACTGTATCATTGCCAAGAATGTTAGTAATTGTAATTGTATCTGCACAAGTAACAATCAATGCATTATTAACCAAGCCACTACCAACAATAGTATTACGTATTGAAGTAATTCTTGATAATATTGGATTTTCAGTATCAGAACCACCAACCAAGTATTTCCCAACTGCAAGTGAACTTGCGTATGTATTTGAAATAACAACAGTGTTTGGGTTTGTTTGCTCAAGTATTTCAACTCTTGAAGATAATACCTCTTGAGTGGCTACAAAGCTTGCAACACCGACAGCAAATAAGTTAGCTAAAACTAATGCAGTAGCTTTAGTTGTCATAGCTTCTGTTGTATAAACATCAATTCTGTTGTATTCACCGAATGTGTTAACACCACTATAATTGTTATAACCAATAATGTTAGTTACATTGATAAAATGTTCAACACCACCAATAACAACTCTATCACCATTTTTGACGAAACCATTATTGAATGCAGCCATAAATTCCGAATCTTTTCCAGCGATTGCGTAAGTATTATCTGAATATAATTTGAATATTGGTGATGATAAAATATAAAGTGCACCATCATTAATATCAACATAACTTATAGAGGTTTCTAAATCTTTGTTTGTATTACCAACTTCTATGATAACTTGATTTGTGAATTTTGCAACACTTTTAATTACAAGTTCTTGTGAAGCATCTGTGATACCAGCAGTGATACCAGCAGCAGTTGTTGTACCCATAATAACTTGGCCAACTTCCAAGTTTCCTTTTAAAGTTTCAAATCCAGCATATCCAGCTAAAACTGTAATGACGGCCTTTTTAGGTAAATAAGTAATTGATAAGTAAGAACTTTCTGTGTCAAAAAAATTAGCAACATTTTCTGTAACTGTATCAAATGTATAAGCATTTGTTAAAGATGCCTTATAGCTCAACATATCAATAGAAGTCTTATCACTATTGATTAATCTATGGCCAACAAGGTCTAGATATCCAGTTTCATCACCATATTCAAACGAGTCGAGTTGTTCTTCATCGATCGCACAAATAACACCAAAATTAAGAACTGCTGAATTGATTTGAGAATCAATAGATAAATTAGTTCCATCTTTATCAACAAAATTGGGTATAACAATGCCACTCACTCTAAATTTTGTTGATACTTCTTGGTTAGCAAGGAAGTTTTCAATTTGACTAGCAATAAGACCATCTTTTGTGAAATATGTACTGAAAGTTGTATCAACAGATAATGATTCATACTTATTTGAAGAAAAATCACCAATAATACCAATAATTTCAATAAAATAATCAGAAATTAAATCCGATGGATTTAAATATGCTGGGATTTCATCATCTTTATACCAGTCACGAACTTGAATATCATATCTTTTTGCTTCATATTTTTTGATTATGAAAGATATTTTTTGGTTTCCTAAATTCACAAGCGAAAGAAGTTTTGATTTATCGGCTATATCTCTTGTAGCCAATAAATAATCTTTTGAAGGAATATAAAATCTTTCTTTTTGGTAATAACTAGCTAACAATTTTGTTTTTTTGGTAGAATTGTTTGCATTGGAATCCAAGGAGAAAGATTGATATTGTGCCGTATCGGCATCAGCTGTTGGATCACCTCCATCATCAATATTGTTTGTTAAAGGAATTAAGTTCATTGCAAGAATAGCAGATTCCTTAAGTGCAATTTCTGCCGAACGATGGAAGAATGATCCTTTTCTTTCAAGACTTTTATCGACTGTGCCAAACATATTTCTAAAAGTTTTAATATCGCCTTTTTCAACATAAAAAGGTCTATTTATGTGACCTATTTTTGATGAGCCAGCTACCAAACATATTTGCTTGTTATTAACTGGTTGAGGAGTTGCCGAATCATCATCAATTATAGTCCAAACACCAGCACCCTGATATTTGTAACGTAGGTCACTTAACGTAATCGTTGTTTTAGCCATGGTATAATAATGTTTAATTAATAATAAAAATTTAATTATTTACTAACATTGTGTGATATATGTTGAATTGACATATATATAAGTAATGAAAATAATATAAAATAATATATATAAAAATCAACAAAATATAAACAAATATGGCTGAACGTACAGAATTATTCTATAATGAAAAGGAATTTCTTATAAAAGATTCGATTTTAGCATGTTCAATGTATCATGTAAAAATGTATCCAAATGGTGAATATAAATTCAGGATACATGATTGTAATACTGGTATCCGTTTGAGAGGTAATCTTTTGAGGGATAAAAACGGTGTAAAAGAAGCAAAAGAAAAATTTAAAAAATTGCGTGAAGGTATAGAAAAATTTGAAGCTTATCTCAATACATTAGATGAAGATATATCACCAACTGTAGACGATATACGTTCCTTACATTAAAATATTTTTATCGGTGTAGAAATAACAAAAAAGTCCAACGATTGATTTCGTTGGACTTTTTTTATATGTGGATTGTTGATTATACTAAGTCGTAACCACCATCAACATTCGTTTCAACAACGAAAGTCATATATTGCGATTCAGGTTGTGAACCTGCAACAGCTATGCTGTAACGAGATTTCAACAAGCTTTTTTGCGACATCAAACCTTCAACAACTGCTGTAACCTTTTCAGCTAAAATATAAGGGCAGAAGAAAAGTCCTGGTTTACCTTCTAATGATTTTTTGAAAACAGAGATACGACCATCGCTCAAATCCATCAAACCATCCTCATAAATGTTAATTCCATTAACATTACCGATCAAACCAAGATTGTTATCACCACCAAGAATTTCTCCTTCAACTGGAGCAATGGTATAACCTTTTACATCACGAATTGCGGTTGCATTTGTACCATTCATAACAGAAGTATTAGCGATGCCATTACGACCACGATTTTTAACGATACTTGCTGTGTAATACATACGAGAAACAATTCTGCGTTGTAAAGTTGATAAGTTTTCAGCAATAGCACCAGTAGCTGGTAAAACACCTGCAGTACCTGCAATTGTTTTAGTTTCTTCTTTCAAGTTAACGAAGGAATATCCACCTGAAGTTTCAGAAGAAGGAGCAATGTAACAGTTCAAAGATTTACCTGTTACTGCATTCACATTTACATGATGTTGCCATCCTGCAGCAAAAATATAACTCAAGATATGGTTGTTCAAAGATTGAGCAAGAGCATCTTGTAAAATGGTATCACCAAATTCAAGCATGTCAAAATCATGATCCATTTTAGCATCTTGGATTTGTTCAATAGTGAAATCAACTGTTGCATGGTAAGTACCAGCAGAGAAGTTTTCATTCCACATTCTTGCAGAATAATTATTAACACTTGCAGTTTCACCAACTTCACGAGATAATGGGCTTGCTAATGTTTTACCATTATTACGAGAAGTAGAAAGTGGTGTATCATTGTCATGACCAGCACCAGTGAAACCTGATACAAAGTTTGTGAAACCGTTAACATAATCAACAGTTGTTGCATCATAAGTTAAACCGTTAACTGGAGTAGCTAAGTCATCAATGATTTCAGCAACAGTTTTTGAGGCAGAGGCAGAGGCAACAGATACTAATTGTAAGATATAATTACCGTTATAGTAGTGTTTACCAACAAATTTGACTGTTAAGTCACCAAGAACGATAGTAGCACCTGCAGTATAAGGAGCAGTAGCAGTACCAGTAGTTTTCACTTGGAAAACTGGTAAGCGGTCAGTGATAGAATCTTTTTTACCACCAGCATAAACTGGTTCAGCAACCACCACCATAATAGATGATTTTGTCATCGGCAAAGTTGTCAACAAATCAAGACCAGCAGTAGCTGCAGATACATCAACAAATACACCGAATAATTTTTGCAACATTTCGGCACTGCCTCTTGAAGCATCACCTGCATCAGCTGGATTATTACCAAAAGAGAACATACCCTTACCAGGAGTATTAGCAGTAGTAGCAGCTTCAAACACTGAACGAGTATGCGCCATTAAAGCGATAGTTTTTAACTTGCTTTCATTGATTTTCACACCTTTGTCAGCGAAGCGTTTTTCTAATTTTGGTGTCCACCGCTCGTAGATTTTTTGTTTTACATTATTATTCATAATTGTAGGTTTTAAACAGTTTAAAAATTTTGTTTATTGATTAACCACACATATTAGCGATGAAATCATCGCTATATTCAAAATTAGTGCTTTCAAAGATTAATGCCGAATTAGAACCTTTTTCCAAATTTAGAGATTCATAAATTGCATCAAGTTCTAAATTCGATTTTGGGTTTTTGAATACCACATAAGCTTTGATTTCATTTTGAATTTTCCCATCGAGAGATTCAAAAATCTTACTATATTTTGATGGAACTTCATTTATCAAAACACCATTCTTATTTGTTTTGTTTTCGTTTCCATTAGCAGAGTTTGTAATTATTCTATTTATATTATTATCAAGATTTTCAAAGATTGACTTTCTCTTTTCAATAACTTTTTTAGCTTCATTGATAGTATCTGTTTGTTCGGTTTGTGTACCAATTGATTGATTCATAGCAGCAACCATTATATTACAGTATTCTGTAACAGAATTGATTCTAGTTTGAGCTAACTGTAATTGTTGTATCAACGCTTCAATTTGTTTTCCTTGTGCTTCAACTTTGTCATTAACAACATTAAAGGTTGTAGCTACAACATTCATGTATTCAACAACAGAATTAACTCTTTTTGAAATAAGGTTTGATTTATCAAACAATTGTTTGCTTGTTAAGTCAATTCTTTGAGAAACTGCTTCAACTGTAAGTTGATTTTGTTCTTGTAAGAAAGCCTCAACTGTTTGTTCATCATCACCTTCAACAATATCATTATCAGCACCGTAAAGATCATTAAAAGTTTTAATGATAGAAACCTTTTCAGCTGCTGGAGCATCAGATGTAGCAACAAAATTTTCAGCGTTTCCAATTTCTTCAGATTCTTTAATATATTTTGACTTAAAGCTTTCACCAACAGCAATAACATCGTCACAAGGAATAGAACCAACCAATGTGTAAGTAGGTTCACCACCTTCACTACCTGATTCCTTCGATATATCTATTGTATTACTTTCAGTGTTTTTCTTTAATTCAAGTTCACCAACACCAAGTACACCAAAATAAAGTGTTTCACCGTTATCACATACTTTTTTAAGTGATTGATTAAATCTTCTCAAATCGGCTTCATGCATCCAATTTACTATCCCCCCAAGAGTTTCTTCAGATTCATAAATTTTACGAAATGTTCTGTTAAATTTTTTAATTAATGATTCGTTGATTGATTCAGCTGTTTCATTTTCATTTTCAGATTTTGATTGACTTTCTTTATAGGCTTCAATCAATTCATCTGTTATTTGCGTGGTAGCATCTTCTTCAGAAATACCTCTTGTTTTAGCAAGGGATTTAATTGCCTCTTGTTTCCATTCTTCATCAGTTTTTTCAGTTTCAGTTTTTTCAACAGCTTCACCGACAAGTTCATCCATATCTTCTTTAACTATATCAACAACTTTATCAAACACATCCTCATCAGAAAGAACTGCATTGATTTTCTCAACTGTTTCATCGGTAATAGCTTTAGCAACATCTTCTATAGGAGCATCTGTTACATCAACGATTAAAGACACAACATCTTGTTTGTCAAGTTGCTCATCTTCGTTGATACGAAGTCTTTTAAGTCTTTTAGTAAATTTTGATTCGTTAATTACGAATTTATTTGGCTTTCTACCTAATGATTTTGAAATTAAAATCAATGACTCATTGATTTTACCAATGGCGGATTCAAATTCTTGCTTTGATACGTTTTCCATGATATTTTGAGATTTAAATTTATCAATCAATTCTTGATTTGGTGTAAAATCATCAGGAGTTGATGTATCAGCATTTTTACAATAAAGTGATGCTTGATTTTGATCATTAAAACTTTTTCCTGTAAATTCTTGCCATTCAGGTAAACTTCCTTTTGTTTCTCCAAAACTATATTTACCTTTTTTGTAATCATACATTATATAATAAGTTGTCATAGTACTAGTATTTTCAAAAATTTTTACATAAGATGAATTGTTTTCAGCGGATTCAAGAACTCTAACAAGTTTTGCTTGTTTAAATCCAGGTTTATATACTATATCATAAGTATGAATATTGTCTAAATGAACTTGACCAGTTTTGTCAATAATACCTGAAGCTCTTGAAGAAATATAAATAGGCATACCAGCATCAGCACAGGCCTTAGCATCTTTACCTAAATGAGTATCAAGTAATTTTATTTTTATTTTTACTTGTTGTGTTGCCTCTTCATACCATAACGCCAAGATAACGTGAGAAAGTTCCTTCATTTTTGGAGTGAAAATATCCTTATCTTCATCTTCATCATCTTCAGGATGATCAAGACTTCCAGCAAGTGACATTTGAGCTATTTGGTCTGCAAGAGAACCATTAACAAAAGACAAATATTCTTCTTTGTCATAGGTTCTACCATTACGGTTTATATCAGAAAAATCTGCGCAAATACCTTCAAAAATATATTCGTTCTTCTTATTTTCAACATCTTCATTGATACGCTTCATTGGTGTTTTGAAGCTTTCAAAAATCATTATATTTTGAGTTATATCAATCATAATTAAAAGTAATGTTAATTTAATTATTTATTATTATGTCCATTTAATATATAATTAAATTATTAACACCTGAATATACCTGAAAAATGAAGTTTCCACATATAGATATCAAATTTGAAAATGAAAATAATTATTTATCAAATATATAAATAATTAAATAATAACTAAACCAAATTTATTATGTGGAAATCAGAAGTTGTTAAAAATGGAGAGAATAATCAAATTGAAAAAATAATATTTGATTTTGGTTATGGAATAACACTTGTTGCAGATGCCGAAGCAAAATCACTTTATAGATATCATGGTGGGATTTTGGTAAAAGAGCATTCTAATTGTATAGACCTTGATACAATTAATATAGTTGTTAATAACATTTGTGAAGAAATCAAGCAAAATTATGGCGGAAGTAAGTGATATTGATGTAAAACTTAATGATTTATTTTTATGTTATGGAACGCTTACGCATAAACAAATAGCATATCATAAATCAACGAACAATTACAGTATATCAAAATGTCCGATATGTGGTAATGTACTAAAATGGAAAAATGGAAAGTATCAGATATATTGCTCAAAAGAATGTCAATATATTTATTTCAAATCAGATCAATATAAAACTGATTTCAAATCTATTTCACTCAAAAAGTTTAAGGTTGATAATCCAATGAAAAATGAAATGGTACAGATATCTCAACAAATCTCAACATATTCAAAGTACCTTACCAAAAATTACACATCTTCATCAGAATATAAAAACAAAATCGAGGTATTGAGGAAACAAATGCTTGTAGATGATGGATATGTTGAAAGAGGATATAAGTATATAGAATACTGTGGTAATGGTAGGCATAAATATTATTGTCCTAAATGTGACGAACAATTCACAACAAATTTATACAATAAAAGAAAGAAAAGATCTGAAATCTGTACAAACTGTAATCCAGTAAGTTATTATAAGCATAAAAATAATGAGTGATATAAATGAAAGGTTATCTTCGTTATCTTATAATGAAGATAACTGTTGGCAATATGTTATAAGGACTAATAATCATGAAAATGATTTAAAAGAAGCTGGATTAACAAAATATCAAGTATCGGATTTAAAAATATCGGATTTTACATTTCAATTTGAGGAGAAAAAGATTTCAATAAAAGAAATAAAAGCGTTTATTGAAAAGCATGAATGGCTTGGTAGAATGTCTTTCCGACCAACACATTTTTTCACTGCTAGATATAATGGTATACTTGCTGGTGTTGTTATAATGGACATGCCTAATGCTTTTAGTAAAATGCTTGGTGAAGATACTAAAAAATTGGAAAGGCTCATAAGCAGAGGTGCTTGTATATCATGGTCACCAAAAAATTTGGCTAGTAAATTAATATCATTTTCTATAAATTGGATGGTTAATAATACTAGATTCAGATTATTCACAGCTTATTCAGATACAGAAGCAAAAGAACTTGGTACTATATATCAGGCGTGTAATTTCTATTATGTTGGTAAAAATTCAGGTACATCTTGTCAATTCAAACTTGAAAATGGTAGATGGGTTTCTGATAGATACTTCAGAAGTAGAAGTGTATATAAAAGAATTGCTAAATCTAATGGTATATTATGGAATGATTTATGGTCAAAAGGTGATAAAATGAATTTTCATTTAATGCCTGATGGGGTTGAATTGACGGTGCGAACATTGGCAAAGCAATATCAATTATCATGTGAAAAAAGAAAAGTTGGGAGTAAACACAAATATGCTTATGTTTTAGGGCATACAAAATGTGAAACAAAAAACCTTAGAAAAATATTTGAATCAAAAAATAAAGTGTATGAGTATCCAAAAGTTAGAGGTAAGTAAGCATGTCTATAAATGTTGTTAATATACATACAATGCCAAAAGATTTGGTGAATTTAGTTTATATTGGTAGAGGTAAAGTATTTGGTAATCCGTATTCACATAAAAATGGTGTGCGTGTGGAATTTGCTTGTGCTACAAGACATGAGGCAATTGAAAAATATAAAGTATATTTCAACAAAAGATATCAAACTGATATATTATTGAGAGAACGAGTTGATAAACTTATAAAATTGTATAAATCAGGTCAAGAAATCAATCTTGCGTGTTATTGTAAACCAAAAACATGTCACGGCGATTATCTCAAAGAGTTTATAATTTCCAAAAGCGGTGAACTAAGTTTATTTTAATAAATTATTACATTTTTAAATATGGTCACAATGGCATCAATAAGCACATACCAACCACAATATGATAATTATTCTCAAGAATCATATTCTCAAGAATCGAACAATATAATGCTTGGTTCCACTTATAATATAAACAGTTTATCTTATGATACTTACAATATCAATGGTGATAAAATACTTGGATTTATAAACATAAATGATGAGGTTTATAATTACAATAATTTCTATGCTGGCGATTTAGTTGTGTCCAACGGTAATACCTACACATTATTCAATAGTGATATAAATAATTATTTGGTTTGGGGTTATTCTGATGATAATTCAAATGGTTATGTTACAAATTCAGAAATGGAGTATGATTTCAATTTAAAAGCTTTCAAGAAAGGTCAAGATACTCCAATAGGAAGCAATTTGATATTGGTTTTGTTTGCTTTGATTTATATTTTTATTTTATATAAAACGAAAATGAGATTATTCTCATAATCATTATATATAAAATAAAACACGATTATTAAAAAACTTAGAAATATTGATAAAAGTCAAATACAAATTCTATCTGCAAAACCAATATTTGGATAAAATTTTACATTAAAAAATAATATATGTCAGAAAATCAACTATTTATCGACAGATTTGAGCCTAATAAGATTCAAAATTTTGTTCTACCACAGAGGATAAAAGATGCATTCATCACTCAAGGTGATGAGCTTGTTGAATTATCAGGTAATTACCTTTTTTATGGAACTCAAGGTTGTGGCAAATCATCCCTTGCTAAAATGTTGGCTAAAAATTATCGACATTTATATGTCAATGCTGCAATATCCGCTCGTATTGACTACCTTAGAGAGGTTATTGATGAATTTGTAAATGTTAATCAAATTGTTACAGAAGATGAAATAATCTTCAACAAAAAGGTTATTATACTTGATGAGGTCGGGCAAGTTGTATCCGATACATTTTGGGAAGGTTTGAAAGGATTTATGGATATTTACCAAGATAAGGTGACTTTCATTTTCACAACCAATCACTTCCATAAAGTTCCTGAACCAATAAAAAGCCGTTGTGAAAAAATCAACTTCAATCATTTAAATGCTGAAGAAGAAATGATTTGTAAAGCTGGATATATATCTAGATTTAAAGCAATCGTTAACAAAGTGGGTATAGAATTCGTTCCTGAAGACTTGGAACGAATTCACAACAAATTCTTTCCTGACTTTAGACAAACTTTGATTTATTTGCAGTCGCTTAGTAAATCAGGAATTAAGTCCTTGTCAGCTCAATCTTTACAATCTTTTGATATGAGATTTGTTGATGTGTTTAACTTGATACTTGAGGGAAAAACAACCTCGCCTGAAGAAATCCACAAAATTATTACACAACAATATTCAGTTATTGCCGATGAAATCATCACATCAATGGATGAAAAATTCGTTGGGTATCTCATGGAAAAAGACAGAGATAAATATCTCAAATATATACCCGAAATCATTATATTAACTGCCGATTATTCATTCAGGCAAAAAATGTCAGTGGACGGTGGTATATGTCTGAAGGCTTTAATATTTTCAATTATCAAACTCCTTAATAACTAAAAAATGGCTAAAAAAATTACAGAACCTATTTCGTTTAAAGATGTTGCTAAAGAAATTACTACCAATTATGGTATGTCCGAAGGATTTGCTATGAATATGCAAATGTTGTTTAATAGATGTATGGAAAACGAAGTCAAAACACATTGCTACAAAACCAAACATGAACAATCTGAACAAATGAACAATCTCTTAAACTTCATTGGCAAACATGATTTGAAAGATAAACAAAATTCAGAAATTATTAGTTTATTCCTTGCTAAACAATAAATTATGAAGAAATTATCATTATTTTTGTTGCTATCGATATCATTAGTTTGTAATTCACAAACATTTGTAGTTGATAAAATTATTGATGATAAAATGGAAATTTGCGCTGATGTTAAATATATCAGCGCAATAAAAATTATCAATGACAGTGTTGTTATAATATATTCACACAACAAAAAATGTGGATATATTATTCGTAATTTTTGGGAAGAAAATGGCGTTATTACATACGATCTACCAAATTTCGGAATGAAATTGGTGGAACTTTCAGGAAAATCTTATCTTGTAATTATTGGTAGAAAAAGAATATTAACACATAAAAAATAAATTATGGCTAAAAAGCACGCAACTGTTAAATCAGTAAAAACAATGAAACATATCATTTTCAACAATGAATATTGCCCTCTACCAATAAATTTGATTCCTGAACACTTTGGTGTTGAATTATCACGAGTTAATACTGTTGAATGGGAAAAACAAATTGATGGTCAAATCATAAGCTTTAAAATAAATTTTATACCAAAAAATGATGATGTTGATTGAAGAAATGGGAAATGAGATTCACGAAATTAGAAATAATTTCGTGAATTTTTATAACAACATAAAATGTCTCGAAAGAACACCATTAACCAAATCTTTGGAAAATGAGGTGTCGGAAATGGTACTTCGTTTTTTGGAATTGAATAATTTACGTATCAATTTATACGTAAATTCTGTCGGTGATGATATATATATTTATGGTAAAACATTACAAGACCAAATTGTATGGGAATCGATACAAACATATGTTGAAGATTATAATAATAACAAGATAATAACAAGATTACAACAATTACTTGAATAATGAAAAAGATATTCCAAAGCATCATCATATTTTTAAAAATAACCCAAACCGTTTCAAATGAAAATAAAAGACCAAGACTTGGTAGAGGCTATGACAATGCTATGAGGATGAATCCTTATAATCCACTTAGTTACATATCAATAATCATAGTTGGTATAATAATATCAGTGTTAAACGGTGTGATAGGTGGGTATAATTATTTTAAAATAAACCACTTTAAATGGGACTAACAAAACTTAAGGAAACTGATTTATCCAAACCTATAACTGATTATTTTGGTCGATTATTCCCAAACTGCGAGGTGTTTTACGAAGTGAAATCTCAAGGCTCAAGAAAAATCGACCTCGTTGTAAGAAATACTGAAGGTCTTATAATATCTTGTGAGCTTAAACTCAATCTAAATCTCAAGGTATTTTATCAAGCTCACACAAACACAGATTTTTCTCATTATACATTTATAGCAGTTCCGAAAAAATGTGTAATGAGAATTAAAAAAGACTTCATAATATCAATATGTCGTGCTTTGAATATAGGTATACTCACCATTAATAATAAATATACCGATTTTCAGGTTGAATTATATTTCCATGAAGTAATAGAGAAGAAACCCAAGAAAACACTCAAGCTTTTTGAAGGTCAAAAAACATTCTCACAAGGTGGAGAAGCAAACGGTGGGTGTTACACAGAGTTCAAGTATACATGTGAACAAATAATAGCCTTCCTTAAAGAATCGCCAAATAATCAAGCCGAACTTTCAGAAATAATTGCATCTATAAAACATCATTATAAAAATGAAAAATCCGCCAAATCTTCACTTAAGAAGTATTTAGCGGATGGAGTTATAAAAGGTGTTATTTTAATCGGGTTTGATACCGTTAAGCTTTCTGAATAGATTTCCACACTTCCATAAAATCTTCAGGTATTTCCAATTTCAACACAGAAATCAAAGCTTTTGTTTTCTTCCAAGCTTCAATGTTGTATTGTAATTTTTTAAGAAATTCTAAATCTTGAGTTTTCTCAACTTCTTCTTCCAATCTGTCTATATGATTATCAAGTGTTTTATTCATCGTTTCCGTACTCGTTGTATTGGAAAGTGTAATCACAGCCTGAACAAGTGAATAAATTGATTGATGATCTGTGAGTTGTGATTGAGCAAATTGTAAGTCTGTTTCTTTGTTATCGGATTGGATATCATCCATAACTTTTTGCATTTGTTTACCACACATTTGTGTGTTTGCTGATATTACCTGTAATATAGACATTCTATCTTGAGGTTCTATAAGTAATTTTGATAAGCCAACATTTTCATAAATTGATTTAAAAACGAAGTCGGTACAAGTTGAAAATTTACCTTCTTCATTTTTAATAATCCAATCTGAAGGAGTAACATCAAGTATACCTTCAGATGTTCTGATTTGAGCAACATCACCTCTGCCGTTAAGCATACCAACAATACCATAATTATTATCTGCATCTGTAAAAGCAAATAATTCATTAAAATTTTTTTCTCCAAGCCATTGTAGTGAATCTAGTACTTCTTTTCTTCTAATTTTTGACATAAATTGTTTGTTTTAAGTTAATATTTGTAAGAATTTGAATCACAATATTAAATTGAAGCTATTGTTAAACTTGATACTGTGATTCAAATTCTTCATTATCTAAAAGCAATTCTATAACTTCTACTTCATCATTTGGAAGTAACGATGAATATTCTGTACATCCACATATATTATCACCACCAGTACTTTTACCAAATTTTATAATGCCTTCACATTTTGGGTAAGATGATTCACAACTGTCACATAAATTGATTTCAGTATTTATTGATTCAAATGTTTTGACTTTTTGATTGTTCTTATTCATATTCTTTTGATTTTAATGATTTAGAAATCGTTTTAATACCTTGAATTAAAGGAAAATACATCGTATGTTGTAGTGTAATATATCAAGGATAATCAAAACAAACAACTTTACCATTATAATATCCAAAGTTTGTTGATTTCCTTTCTCCCTTTCTAACATCTTTAAAATATACAAGTTCCTCTCTAGTTATTTCTCTATCAAGAGGTTTACAATATGCCTGAATTTGTACAAGTCCAAACCATGAACACCACAAAGATGGGGCGACTTTATGTAAAAATTCAGGTATATCCTTAAACATTTTACAATAATTGCGTTCCGACCAATTGGCGTAGCAACCATTGAGAAAATGTAAATGACTGTGTTTAAAATTTGGTATTTTGATAACATGATTACCAACTTTGAAAACTAAACGAGTTATACCTTCATTCATATCAAAAATTTATCACATAGTTTACATATCGCTTATCAAATTCTTTCTCTACATCAAAATCCATTTCTCTACTTGCACCATTTTCAACAAGTTCAATATTGATACTTTCTTCATTTTTTTCATACCATTTCTCAAATGTTAATAATTCTGAAAAATAATCTGAAAAATAATAAATATTCATACCATTATCTTTTGCAAATTTTATTTCTTTTTCAGTATTTTGACCTATATAATTATCAACATCGATAACAAAAATTGATTTAGACTTTAGTATTTTACATCGATGAACACTGTGTAAAGTTTCTATTTCTTCATCATTCAAAACAACACCATCTATATGAGAAAATATAGCTAATGAATAAACAACATTACCTTGAAGTGTTAATTGTTTATTAATTTCTTCAAATACAGTTTTGAATTTAGTAGAACCACACAAAGTTATATATTCTTGTTGTGGTAATTCTTTCTTACATTTTGGCGTGTTGTTTAAATCAACTGTTATTTTAATCTCTGTAATATAGCCCATATGGTTATTTTTAATATAATAATGCCGAAATACATTCTTTTATATTTCGGCATTATTATATTTTTCACAGTTAATATTCAGTATCGTATTTTGCAAATATTTCTTGACGTTTTGCTTGTTTATTATCATGAATTTTTAATAATTGCGCTTTTTCATCTTCTGATAAATCACTATATAGCTTACCATTTTCAATTTTGTCACTTGCTTCTTTAGAAAGTTTATCTAATTCAGATAATTCTCGTTGAGCATCTTGGTTATTTCTTAATCTGTATAACGAAGTATTTTTTTCGGTTTCAAAAACTTTAAATTTTTTCATATTTATTTCCATTTTTCAAATTAAGAATTTATTTTCTCGATTGCTAAGTCTTTTAATTTATCATCACCTTTCGCTTGCTCCCATTCATTAGCAGTAATGTCAACATCAACTTTTGATTTATCGTTAAAAACAACAATAAGTTTTCTGCTTTTATCTTCATTCAAGATATTAGCAATACTATCAATATCTTCCTTTTTATAGGTTTTTTCAGCAGATTCAAAAACTTTTAACTTTTTCATAATTTCTTATCGTTTATATAATTAAGTATTTTTTCATCGTTAACATCATATGTGTTATTTAAGAAAGTTCTTATTTCTGCTATTGTTTTATCATTATCTTTGAGATAATTAAAATCTATATCAATGTTAGCAAAAATACCTTCATAAGCATTATTAGCCTCTCTTACTTTTTTAGTGTATTCCGAATCTTTATCGCTTACTTGACTTTCAAAAATTTTTAGCTTTTTCATATTATTTGCTATTTTATTGTATTCTAGTCATTATAAAATCATAAGTTGTTACATCAACACAAGTGATATCAAAAACTGGATAACGTTCTGTTCCCAATTCATCAATTGTACCGATAAGTTTGGAATATGGTGTGTTAGAACCTGAAGCAGATCCATTTTCATCAGTATAGATATAAATTGCAAAGTTTTGCATATCGATTGCATGATTGAAAACAATTCTCATTGTTTGGCCTTTTTTCCATTTATTGGCTGAATCATCAACTTTTAGAATCAAATTTGCTTGAGCCACTTTTTCAATGAACCCATTTTCGTGGTATACAAGTGTTGAAAGTGGATTGAGTGTTATAATGTTTTCCACAGCAGATACATTACCAGCAGATAAATCAAAGTTCTTTTTGATTATATTGTTATATATTTGTGCATTATTGGTAAGTGATATATTTTGACCATCAACAATTGCTGTTATACCTTGAAATCCATTAACTGCAAAAAGAATGTTAACATCAACTGATGTTTCACCTTGTAAAATTTTAGTGATTTGAGTTTGTTGTTTTTCAATCAATGCAAGAATTTCTTCCTCATTAACATTATCTACCAAAAGTATGTTCTGATTGTTGAGTATGGTAGAAACTGTACTCATCAAATTTGAATCACTAAGAAGTCTTTGGTATTCTTCGTTTTGGGTAATGAGTGATTTGTTATAAACAAGCATTTCTTCATAATTCCTTGATAGGAGTTGAATATTATTCATTGCATCAACAAACATCGACATCGACATTGTATTATAGTCATTTACACTTACCTCAATTTTCTTATCAACTGAATTTGTTGAAACATCAAATTTAAAGTTGAGTTTCAGACCATAACCATTACCAGTATTACCCAAAAAATTGGATTGCTTAATTTTTTGTAAAGTATTAATTTTAGAAATATTATCAACAACTGAAATGATATCATCAAGGAAAAGCACACCAAACAAATTAGTTGCTCTTAATGTAGTATCTACAGAATCATAAACATCATAATAAAGCAACATCACATTAAAGTTGAAATTTGTTGAACTTGTAGTACTGTTGAATTGTGTGAATGTTGTTATTTGATCTGAATTTGCTTCATTGTAGTCAACCACTTCTTGATAATTTTCGATATCAAAATCTATCGATATTCCATCAAGTCTAGATCGTTTGAAAATTAGTGTAGTCGATCCATCGGTTCTGGTTATAGTATCGGTAGTTGGGTCATTGAATACAGAATCCGTAATATAAGCATTTGTATTTGTAGCTTTAGAACCATACCAAGAAGTAGGAGTGCTTACACCATTAACCAAGTAATCAACACCACCAACTGCTACATCAACATCATAAATTGCTTCAACTGTTAGACCAGCACTGGTTGGGTTGTCGGTTTCATCTCTTCCTTTAATAAATTCAGGGTTAACAACGGCTTGAACTATAGTGTTTTCATTATAATTTTCATCTGATAGTGATTTAAAGAGTACAGTAGGAGTATTACCATTTTGTGAAGGTATATTGATATAAACTTCATTGAATTGATTTTCATTTTGTTTGAAGTTAGACCCCTGCATTTCTACAGCACCAACATATTGAACGCATCTTTCATAAAGATTAACAACATTATCTTCTTCCAAGAACCTTTTTTCGGTCACCGTTGATACTTTCTTTGTATTTGTAGCTTCTTGGAATCTTAAAGCACCGATTTCCTTTAGCCATTTAAAGAAAATCCTTTCAGATACAGTGTTTAAATTTGCTCTGTTATAGGTTTCTTGAGAAGTCAAATTCGCTTCGAAGTTCAAGACATAATTTTGAAAGCTTTCCGATAAATCTAACTTGTTTTGAGCATTTGGGTCTATATTTTGGGTGTTTAGACCTTGAACAAAATGACCTTCAATGTTCAAGAAATCAACAGAATTTTGAACATTTCCACCAAGAGTTGGTTTTATATTTGGTATGTTGAGCAATGCGAAATGTGAGAACTGAAATCCATTATTTGCATTCTGTGGAATGAAAGCATTGTTGAGGTCTTCAGATGCAGATGGCATCGTAATGAATGTTCCTTTACGAATAATTGAGAGAAGAGGACATATCATAATATATTATTTTAATATTTTATTAGTATTAATTTTATTATTTAGATATCTTTTAATTGTTGTTTGTCTTTCAATCCAATCTTTTTCCCAAATTGTAATAAATTCAATTCGTTTTTCTTTACACATTAATGATTTCAATTTATCTTTTTCCCAAATTTGTTCAGCAGTTTTCTTTATTAAAAAGTTATAATCGTTTTTACCATAAAATTTTGGATTCATATGAAAATAATCACCATTAAATTCTATAGCGATTTTTAATTCGGGAAGATAAATATCAATTTCATAAGGAAATATCAATTCTTTTTTTCTTACATTTTCATTAATTTCTCCATTATATATTGATTTTATATAATCAGATAATTGTTTTTCTTGATTTGAATAGAATTTATTTATAGGATTACATGCAACACACAATCCTATATTATGTTTTAATCTATAATATAATGTTTTGTTTGATATATCAAAATCATTACCACAATTTGAACAATGCATTGTATAAGATTTTTCTTTTATTTCGTATGGTATATAGCCTTTATTTGAAAACCCATATATTAAGAATTTTTTGTTTAATTCTTTTATAATACAATCTCTATATTCTTTACTTTTGGAATAATTAGAAACACCATATTTTTGAATATTTGTTTCTAATTTTATTATATCTCTTCTACATCTTTCTTTTTCAGAGTATCTGTACTCATGTCCACATTTTTTAGAACATGTCGATATATATCTGTTGTGTTTTACATCCCATTTTGTAATTACACCACATACAACACATTTTGGAATTTCATAAAATTCGTTTTTTATATGCCAAATTCGTTGAGTATATCCAACATCTTTTGGTAAAAAATGAGTTAATAACATAACATCATTTTTATTAACATTGTTTAATTCCTTTAAGATTTTAATTTTGCCATTACTTATTTTAATACATTCTTTTTTACAGTAATCACAACCGCATGTTGGTAGATATCCTCTTTCCCCTCTGACAAATTTAGATGGTTTATTACATATCACACATAATCGTGTATTAAAATTTTTATTTTTTATATGCCAAATTCGTTGACCAATTTTTAAATTATTATAATGAATATCTAAAAATTGTGTTAACGATAAAATTTGTTTGTATTCTTTTGAATTCTGTAAATGGTAGGTATTATAAGCATTATCACAATACCATTTATATAAATTGTTATACATATTCCTTTTAATTATTTAGGAATGTTTGTTACAATATTGGACTTTTTAATTATTTAACACAAAAAAGTCCAATCATTGAGCAGATAATTGGACTTTTAAGCAATTTAAAATTAATCAACATGAAAAACAAAATTTGGCAATATTTTATATATCGAGTATATTAATCCTTTTCAATTTTCACCAACTTATTAGAAATCACAGTTATAAACTTAGAATTGGTATCAATCTGTGATGGATACCAACCATCTTTGTTAAAACATTCAAGTATATAACTGTTTATAGATATTTCAAGGTCTAAGGCGGTTTCATAGTCGTCAACTTTGAAGATTTTGATTTGAGGTAATTGTTTTTGAGCCATAATTTTAATTTTTAATTTGTTTATTATTATTTTTTAATTTACCATTTGAATACATTTTTATTTTTTTAGCACCTTTACAAACATGACAAATTTTGATATCACCTGAAATCAGCGATCTTAATTTCCCCGAGCCTCTGCAAACAAAGCAAGTTTTTATTATGATTTCGCTTGTTTTATCATCTTTATCAAATATTATTAAAGGTATTTCTGTATCAATATCTAGATATTCTTGTTTGATATTTTCAAGTTTATTTTCAAGCATAACTTATTGATTTATATGTTCAGATTTCATACACCCACACTTAATACATTTCCATTTATTGACCTTTTGGCTTGCCTTCTTTAAAACTTTGTGAAGGACAACAATCATTTTCAACATAGTCCCTGATAACATGAGAGCATTGCTCTTTATATCTTCTAATGATTTCTAATGCTTTATCCTTATCTTCAGTTGTGATGTTATCAAGGTCGAAAATAGCAATTGAAGATATACTTTTTAATTCTTTGAAATCAATAATTTTTTTATAATCAAAACTAATTATAATGGTGTTAATTGTATTATCAGTTGTAATCCAACAAGACCTAAATACACCATGTTTTTTACCATCTACAAAACGAATATCTTTACGATAATCTTTATGGTTTTTTTTAAGTATTGCTTTTCCATCACCATCATCATCAGCACCATCATATCTTTCCCTTTGCCAATTCTTGAAAAATTGTATGTCCTCATTATTAAGAGTATTACATGCTATAAATATTACATTTGATGTGCAAGCACTTTTATAACAATAAAATTCTTTATCATTGATAGTTATTTTCACGATTTTTAATTTTTATTATCTGAACGTTCCTTAATTTTCGATTTTACCCAATCAATATAACCGTTGAAATCTTTCTCATCGAAATCCCATACTCTTTCAATGTGGAATCCGCTCATAACACCTTCTATACCGAATGATACAGAACCGATTTCCGACATACCAAGTCTAGCCATTTCTTCAAGTCGTTTCCTTGTACGGTCTTTTGGTCTGCTATATTCATAGAAATCTTCACGTTTAACATCAAACAGATATATCGTATCTTCCAATACTTCATCCATTAAAATGTGATATAATTCCTTGATTTGTGTGATAGTTTTGATATGTGGAAGCTTTTTAATGGCACTATGTCTATTACTACCAAGCGATAATGTCATATCAAAACCGACTGTGAATATGAAGTTATCCTCAAGTTTTTTCTTCTCTGTTTCCAGCATGTAAAAACCCAAAGGCTCGTTGGCATAATGTTTTTTAAATCCAATCTTGAATAAATTGTCTTCATTGATTACATCGTTCATTTTTTCCATAATTTCTATTTTGTATGTAATATTTTAGTATCTTTACCAACCATGATTTCATGAAGATATTTTTGTCTTTCCAATTGATATGCTACATGTGCTTCTTGAGCTGTATCAAAAGTACCCAAATGTTTCATCTTTTTAGTTTCATTATTATATATACTTGCAAAAAATCTACCCTTTTTAGCTTCATGGACACCAGTTATACCTGTATCACTAACATGACAATTTTTAAATTTATATTGTTCACCATATTTAAATTTATATTGTTCATCAAGTTCAAGTTTTCTTCTTTGATAAGCATCACTTGCCTCTTCAGGAGTGTCAAAAGTACCCAAATGCTCAACAATTTTAGTTATACTGTTTTTGATTTTAGCTTGATATTTGCCATGTCGTGTAACACTAATTCCAGATAAACCAAATTTATTTTTTCTAATTTGTAAATTATTAATTTGTAAATTAGAAACAATATTGTTCGTGAAATCACCATCAATATTAATTACTTTTATACATGGGTGTAAATCTTTACAAACAAAACCATTAATTACTAATCTATTAACTATACATTTTGTAATTTTATCATCTTTTGAAACTACAACAATTGAATATGGTTCACCATGATATATATTTTTACCAATTTTTACCAATTTTTCAACACCATCAACACACAAACGCTTGATATTTTTAATCCTACCAAAATTTGATACCATATACAAGCCTTCATATCCAACAACATCAACCCATTGTTCATTTAACAAGTTATCAACTAATAAAGATTTAAAATTGTTTTTACCCATAATTTCTATTTTTTAAATTATTAAATGAATCTTTCGTTAGTTGCAAGGTCTTACTGTATACCAAAGAATAATTACTTATCTTCCCCTTATCACTCTATTACTTGTATGCCTACTTTCATTGCAGTCCAGTCAGTCTTACTTGTACCCTCTATTCAATCCATCATTTCAAAGAATTCGATTATTTTCCTACAAAAATCGTGCCAAAATTCATTATTAATATGTCAACTGACATATTTGTCAGTTCTGTCATGTCATAATGTCATAAATTTTTCCACATGAAGTTTTTAGTTCTATATGTTTTAGGATTATGACATTTATGATTAGTTTCTTTAGCAAAAAGTCTTCCACAATATAAACATTCAACAGTCATTTCAATTTTTTTACTTTCAACAAATTCAGCCTTTCTTTTTTGAAATACTTCACTTGCTTCTTCAGATGTATCAAATGTTCCCAAACATTCCATTTTTTTAAGTATGCTATTATACATTATGGCTTGAAATCTACCTTTTTCCGCTTCATAAACACCAGTAAAGCCAGTTCCATTATTAAGTGATTTATAACCATAACTATATATAGCATCATATTCTTCTTGTAGCTCTTTAGCTCTTTTCTGATAAATTTCACTTGCTTCTTCAAGTGTATCAAATGTACCCAAAGTTTCTCTCTTTTTAGTTATGCTATTTTTAATTCTTGCAAAATATCTACCTACTGGTGTTTTTTCCACACCAGTAGCACCAGATTTATTTTTTCTGTTTTGAACAGCCATTCTTGTTGTAGCAATTTGAAGATTGGATACTTTATTATTTGAAGTATTACCATCAATATGAAGTATTTTTGCTTGAGGATGTAAATATTTGTCAATAAAACCAACAAAAACCAACCTTTGAACCATAAATTTAAGGTCTTTACCATCTTTTTCTAAACTAACTGCAAGATAGATTTTTCCAAACTTATTTTTTTTGCTGAATTTAGATAATTTTTCTCTACCATCTTCATAAAGATATTTAATATTCTTAACTCTTCCAAAATTTGATATTTGAAAAAGACCTTCATATCCAACAATATCTACCCATTGTTCATTAGGTAGATTTTCAATTTTTGGTGCTTCGTTGATTATTTCTTTAGCTCTTTTATTATATGCTTCACTTGCTTCTTCAGGTGTATTAAAAACACCCAAATATTCAGTTTTTCTAGTAGTTCTGTTACTCATGTATGCGGAGTATCTTCCTGCTGATGTTTTTAGTACACCTCTATATCCAGTAGCTGATGAATTTTTGATAGGCATAATTTCTATTTTTTAAATTATTTCTATATCTTTATAATTGATAATAGGATAATATAATCAATTTCATATTCCTATCATTTCTTGATAAGTTTCTGATATCTCTTTTTCCAAAATGAAGCTCTCATACCATTATCCATTTCAATAACAATGTAATCACCTAAAACAGATATACATTTATCGACCTTTCTGCTTGGTTCGTTCCAAATTAAGTCATCAGCTATAATAAGTAAATCACTAATAATATAAGTTTTATTTTCGTGCTGGATTTCAGTTCCAACTTTAGCAAGTAGCACACTGGTATCTAACATAAGTTTACCATTCTGTAACTTCACCAAATTGTGTAACAGATGTTGCGGAATCTATCTTATAAATACCTTTATCATTATCTGTGATGAATAATTTTCCAGCTTCAAAAGCTTTAGCAACTTCAGGAAAGAAGTTTTTATTATCTTCATTAATATCACCAGTGAGTTTCACATTTGAATTGTGTACAGTTTTTGGATTAATTGCGATTATCATAATGTTTTTATTTTAAGTTATTATTAATTCATAAGTAATATCTAAATTTATATCTCAATTTGGATTGTTCCATGTCAAGACTTTTCTTATACAATCCAACTGCGTATCTTATGAGTCTTTCCAAATCCTTACTCATTTTTACATCAAACAATTTTTTCAAAGATTCAGGTGCTTCAGGTTTTATAAATATTATCCATCTATCATCAATTCTTCCACTTTTAAACATATTGTATTGGTGGATTTTACCTTTCTTATCGTAATAAGAGAAACCATCTAATCCCTTAGTTATATCAAATGGTAAATCAATAATACATTTTTGATGATTTCCATCTTTACGATAATTTTCTAAATTTTCTATTATATACGGTTTTTCCATCTTAATTAATAATTAAATTCATTAGTGGTAGAGAATAAGTCGATATCTCCCCAAACTGTGTCACTGAAATGCCACCCACCCCAATCATTATCCTCAACTTTTGAGGTATTGAGCAATTTTGTCAACTTATCTTTAAGTTCTGTGTTAAATAGAGCATCTGGTATAAGTATACTTATGCCATTAGTTGATGTAAAAGCACCTTTTCCGAATGAACCCATAAGTGATGCTAAACCTGAAACATTATTACGAATCAATTCAAGCACTTGTTCAGCACCTTCAATGAAAATTACCTTTTTATTGTATGAATTTAGATAATTTTCAAAGCATTCATCACATAAATAATCTTCACTACCTACCAATTTATGTTTACCGACTTCGGGACAATGATCACCATTACCATATTGAGCAGCACATTTTCTTGGTGGAATTTCGTGATTAATACCCGATATATATTCTTTGCTTTCAGGATTAAAGACTTCACATTTCCGACACATATAATGGCCATCACCATCACATTGACCATTTGGAGCACCTTCCTTGAAACTTTGAGTAGGACAGTCATTTTCAACACAATCTCTTATAATGTGGGAACATTGTTCCTTATATTTCTTAAGCGTTTCAAGTGCTCTGTCTTTATCAGCTTCTGTTATTAAAATGTGTTCTCCAACATTAAGATATTCTTTAAAGTCATATCTTAATATAACACAATCATTTTGCTCATTGATTTCAGGAAAACAGCATCGTAAGATACCTTTATCATAGCCTTCTGTGAAAGGAAAATCTCTAGCAACATCAGCTTTTTTGGCCATCCTACCAATTAAATCAAATGATGAATCGTACCATTTCTGAAAATATGATAAATCCTCTTTATTGCCGTTTAATGGTATAACAATATTTTGAATAAAAACTTGTATACCAGCAAATATTCTGTTTCCAATTATTACATTCATAATATAATTTATTTTGATGATTCACGAAATCTTATTGATTCACCAATTATTTCGGCATTATTCTCTCTTATATCCACATTACTAGATTGGTTTTCATTTGATAAGTACCAATCCATAAGATGACCAACCTCATGATAAATAGCATTGGAAAGTTCAACAGCGTTTAGACCTTTTCTAATGGTTATGAAGTTTCCTTCATTTGGATAATTTACTGAAGCAATTTTATCTTCGGTATCAAAATCTTCTATTTTTACCTTTATTTCTAATTTTAGGTTTATTGTATACATTTTAATATTTGTTGTGTGAACATGATGTATAATCATTAATGAGCCTTAAAATTGTAAATAGGTTTGATAATATCTAAAATCTCAACAGTTTCCCCGATCGCTTCTATAATTTCATTCATTGACTTATAAGCATTTGGTGCTTCGTCTAATGTTTCAGTTAAAACAGAAGTCGAATAAACATCTTTCATTTGTTCTTTAAATTCTTCAAAGTCCAATTTCTTATGCGCTTCATTTCTGCCCATTAAACGCCCTGCTCCGTGTGGTGCAGAGTAGTTCCAATCTTCATTTCCTTTGCCTTTAGCAATAATAGAACCATCACGCATATTAATTGGAATAAGCAATGTTTCGCCATTTTCAGCAGAAACAGCACCTTTTCGCAAAATCATACGCTTAAAGTCAATATAGTTATGTATTGTTTCAAACGCTTCGGCTTCGGTTAATTCTGCCTTTTCTAATACAATATTTGCCACAGTTCTACGATTTAATACAGCAAATTTTTGCATCAATTCCATATCGTGCATATAATTGTTAAAATCATTGCCAGTCAGGTAAGCCAAATCCTTGTTTATAATTGGCTTTTTAAGTTTTTTCAACTCTTCACCAATCTCGTTTTGCTTACCTTCTGTTTTTAGGCGTTCAATCAACTCTTCACGCTCTTTTGAATTATCTGTTAAATTGGCAATTGCAATATCTTGGTAATATTTTGCAACTTGTCCACCAATATTTCGAGAGCCTGAATGAATTACTAAAAACAATTCATCTTTGGAATTTTTACCAACTTCAATAAAATGGTTTCCGCCACCCAATGAGCCAATTGAAAGTTTTGCACGTTCAATATTTAGGTTTTTAGCAATCAATTTATGAAACTCAAATTCCGCTTTCTGCTCTAAATGCGTATTAAAACCATTAGGCACAAACTCATTAATAACAGCATCTAACTTTTGTAAATCAATATCGGTTTCTCTTAGCTTTACGGTAAGCATTCCACAACCAATGTCAACACCAACTAAATTAGGCGTAATCTTGTCTTTAATTTCCATTGTAGTACCAATGGTACAACCTGCCCCAGCATGGCAATCAGGCATAATTCTAATCTTAGAATCTTGATAAGGCTCAAATTCTCCAAGCTCTTTAATTTGCTCAAATGCAACATCTTCTAAAGTAGTTGCATAAATTTTAATGTCGTTTCCGTTATTTCTTTTAATCGTTTTCATATAATAAAATTTAAAAACGCTTTCCACATTTTCCACAATGGTAACCTCTATGTGTCAGTACTCTATCTCTCAACAAATGATAACAAATATCATTTGTTATCTTAGGCTCGACCGCAATAACGGTGTTTACAATTTTCGGTTTTTTCATACATCAATATTAAATTTTTATTAATTGTTTTTTAAAGTAAATGATTGACACATCATCAAATCGTTTATAAACATATCTTGTGGTTCTTCCATATCCCAATTAAGTTCACAGTCTGCATAATCATATATTTTAGGAATTCCGTTTAATTCTCCATATTCTAATTTTGGGTGTTTTCTAAGCAAATCTTTAAAATCATCAGGCAGCCAATCAATTATTACGCCTTCTTTGCCAAAAGAAATGTCTTCCACCTTCTGCATAACCAAAAATATGTCATCTTCTAATTCACAAGAGCACAAATACGGATGTTTTGTTTTGTTCCATATATATGCTTCTGATTGGTTATTAAAAATAGCTTCTTTGTTTTTAGGTATCTTATAAACCATGTCATCATATATCTCCACTATTCTATTTGATCCTTCAATAATTCTTCTTTTCATAAAATAACGAGTTATTGTGTTTATATTAAAAATTACTTTTGTTTTTCACGGCTATATAATTATGACCTATGTTGTAACCAATTAAAAAACGACCTCTTTTGAGCTATCAACATATTGAGAATCAATGATTAATTTTTGAGCTATTAACAGATTATCTATATAAGCACAAGTATAGGCGTGGTCTTGTGGTCTTTGGCATATTTCTTCAACTTCTTTCTTAGTGAATTTACCAGCTTGTCTAATGTCTGTGGTATAGCCTTTAGAATCTTTCGCCCACCAATAAAGAGCATTACCGCAATAGCCTTCATTTTGGATATAAAATAGTTCTCCCATAATTTAAAATAGTTAATGTTCAAGTGGCACAATTAAATCTCTTAAATTTATGTCATTGGTTACATATTCAGCTGGACAATGACGAATATCTGATTCTATATCAAATTCTACAATAAATTGCTTGGTAAATCTATGAATTTTTATTGATTTCACAACACCTGATAATCCCATGCCTTGAGTTGATACCTGATTTTGATAATCCTTTACAAATCTATAGCGTTCATAACACATCTTACCAACTAAATGAAGCCTAAGAGTGTTAAAAATTGGAAAAATTAATGCTGGTAATTCAGGGTTGAATCCATCGCCAATAATAATCAATTCACCTTCAGAAATTATTGGAACAACTGAATAATTTTTTAGTTTACTTTTTAATTTTTTAGTGAGTGTTTTTAACTTACTCCTTATTTCTATCATTTCGGTAATATCTTCGGCATCCATAATTGGTATATCTTTTTCCAAATTAGTATAAGTATGATTAATACAAACTTCAAAATCAGTAATTATACCAGTTAACTTATTAACAAGTGTATGATTTATTATATGACCTTTTGTCATGATTTTTAGTCCTCCAATGATTTTAAATACTTATATTTGTTATATTCTTTTGTTATATCTTTTGTGGTATAATTTGATGGTATTGGTTTAACAATATTGTATTTACCATCTACAAAGTTTATATACCCAAGACTTTTTAATTGGCTGACAAAGCATTTGACTGTGCCAGTTCTCCAAATACCTTGCTCTTCAGCCCACTTTATAACATCTTCTTTAGTTGGAGTAAGATTTGATTGGAAAAATTCCCTTAAACAAACACCTAAATCTTTTAAACGTATATTAGCCATAATGAATTTATTTTATTTTATTTTAAAATAAGATTTATAAATTTCTTCACCTTTATCCCTTGCTTCCTTATTCAACTTATCAGTTAATTTTTTTGATTTAGCCGATAATAATCTTTTTTTATTAGTTTTCATTTAGTTCAAATTATTAGTTCATTTTTAAGCTAACTTCTATGTTGTCAAAAGGTTCTTGTTCCTCACAAACTTCGCTACCAGCCCATCCATCATGGTGTATCAATTTGACATCAAAGCCATCTGATTGTAACAGATTAAACATATGATTGTTCCAATGAATATCGCCATGATATGTGTTATAACAAGCCCAATTATTACAGATATCCATTTTGGATTTACCATTTTGGATTTCCTTTTTGAAGTTGGCAATCACTGTAGGATAATCCTTTTCAGCATTTGCTATAGCCATAGATTTCTTTCTGAATTCTATCTCATTAACAGCAGCTTTAGCAGCTTTCTCATTAGCTATATTTTTACCAGTTATGCTAATATATAACTTTTTCAGTTCCTCATTATTATTCATTTTTTAATTTATTAAGTAATGATTTTAAAAATTCTACTCTTGGTTCGAGTAAACCCTCTTTAAACCAGTATCCCTCTTTACGAATACCAAGCATTTCGGCATGTCTTTCCATAAGGTCTTTAATGAATAGCATTTCGGCACGAGTTGTATAAGCACTTGCCATCATATGTCTATTGAAAAAGCACAAACCAAGTATTTTACGGTCATTGATGCAGATACATGGGAGAGTATTACTGAATCCACTGTAATTTTGAGAAGTATTGAATACATCAAGCAAACTAAGAAATAAACCAATTAGGTCTTTTGCCTTTCTACATTCTTCAACGCTTATTATTTCTCTAAGATACTTATCTTTGAATACTTGTAGTGGGATAGTACTTTCATTGGTTATGGTTTTACCGTTAAAATTACTCATTTTCTAATTTATTAAGTAGTGAAGAATTATCTTTTTTTAGTAATCATTGGAATCACTGAATCTTCACTGATTCTAAACTCATATCCATATCTCTCAACACCAATTTTTCGCAATTTTTTAATAAATTTTTCTCTACGCTTTGTTATATCTTTGACAAATAATCCTCTAGTTCTCAAGAAATCTTCAACTTGTTGTGGTCTGAATTTTACCCAAGATACGGTATTGTGAGGTGAATTTTCATACATTTGATTTAGGAATTTAAGGCAGAGATCATCATAATTTGGTTCAGTTGGTTGAGGTTGTCTACATACCCCATTTTTGATAACTTTAATTGCAGATTTGGTAAGACTTTCTTGTGTTGGAAAGATTTTCTTTTCCTCAAGAATTTGCTGAATAGCTTTATTACATACTCCAATTATTTCTTTATGAACTGAATCATCAACTGATATTACTTCTCTTGTTACATCAATCCATTCAGCAAGTCCATTTTCAGAAACACATAAACGAGTGTTTTGTTCTCCAGATTTTTGTGTTAGATTGGTTGCAAACATCAGAGATGAATGACTACCTTCGATAAATCTTTTACCAGTCGGTATGTTCTTAATTTTGTAAGTTTTGTTCATAATTTCTATTTTTAAAACATTTCACAATGAGGATATTTATTAGAGAAGATTCCTAAGATATATTTATAATGCTTATGTCCTTGTACATGTTTTTTGACAATTTCATGGCCTTGGGTACTCCATGGTAAATCCATAATTGCATCAATCATGTACTCACCAATGTTGTCATAACATTCAGACATTCCATTTTCTAACATCCAGGCAGTTTTGCATAGGAACATTTCACCAAGGCAATTGTTGATGCTCATTGTGCCGTCTGCGGAGGTTTTTGTTGTGAAAACACCATTTGTTACTTCAGATTCACAGTTGAAAGTCAATTCTTTACCTTCCAAGATAATTGTAGTTGTCATAATTTTATTTTTTAATTATTGTTATTAATTTCCTACAAAAATCGTGCCAAAATTTGTTATTATTATGTCAGTTCGAAAATTCTTCATAAGAATAGGTATTCTTTTTAAAATCAATATTTAGTAACTAATTCAAACAATTCAGATTTTCCATTTGTTTCCATTTGTTTTTCAGCTTCTTTCATTAATCTGCTTCCTTCTTGAACTGAAATGACAAATACTTTTCTCCCTTCTAATTCAAAATAATAATTATCAAAATAAATATTTAATTTTTTGAATTCTCCTTTATATTTTGCAAAAAGTATAAGATTATTATCAATTCCAAATTCATTTGAAATAATTCCAGCTGATTCAATCATTATTTCAATATCGTTTCCTTTTATAGTTTTCCCGATTAATGTAGTTGTCATAATTATATTTTTTAATTATTGTTACTAATTTCCTACAAAAATCATGCCAAAATTTGTTATTATTATGTCAGTTCAAAAGTTTTAACATTGTATGACAGTTTTGTCATGTCACAATGACATGACAAACATATTGTAAGTTTTATATTAGTTCAATCTTTGACTTTAATGTTATTATATTTGTCATTTTTTAGGTTTTAAGGATTCCAATTGGTTACGTTGAACGTAACCAAAATCAAACATTTCATTATATAATATATCAACTACCATATCATTTTCACGCAATCGAAGTGAACTTATGTCAATATAACTTATTTGACCAATATAACTATGATATAAATGTAATTTTGTGAAACCAGTTATGAAACGTTTAACCAGTGAACCATGGAAATCATTCTCCAATAAAATACTTTTAAAATCAGATTTTAACACAAAATGACCATTTTGTGCTTTTAGATTGATTATAAGTGCAAATAATCTAGGCTTAATTCCTAATATATCAGCCTGTTTATCATAAATTTCATTAAATGTTCTATGACCCATATTTTCTTCAGTAATATATTAGGAATTATCTTTAATTAATTTCACAGCTGGCTCATATTTATGCACAACAAGAAATTCAACGAAATCAACGAAATACTTATTGGATTTGACATATTGATGTATAACTCCCCAAAACCATTTATCAACACTAACTATATCATCATTCATGATATTCATTTTGAGATAAAGTATATTGTTGTAATGCCAATCAGATTTGATTTCTATTATTCCACCTCTATATTCAAAGACAAATTTTGAAACCAATGTAAAAATTTGTCTTGTGACTATACATTCAGCATCTTTGTTGACTTGAAATTCAAAAATTTTATCAACAAGCTTTCTATATTCGTTTATATCAGCCATAATATTGTTCTCTTAATTGTTCTATTTTTCAACTATTAATATTTTCATAGATTTTATTATCTAAAATAGTACAGTATTGTCAACTTTATATATTAATAATTGGAATATTTTTTCAAAATATTCCATAATTTTATTTTTAATAATTTTATACTCAAATCCCACAAAGGAATCGACAACCGACCTTTGTGGGATTTTATTCTTTCGGAGCGGTTATAACAGTCGTTATTCAATGACCAAACCAAAACCAACGGCGGTAAATCCGAAGAAATTTTATTTATAATTATTCAATATTTTATAATATTGAATAATTAGATAGTTTCAGCTTCTATATTGGCAAATCTCATTTATTATTAATAATCTAAGAATATACTGCTTGAGGTAATATCATCGGTAATCTTTTTAAGTGAAAATCTTGTACATTTAAGACTGGATACCACGAGTTTTTTAATCTCTTCCATGTCTAAAGGTATAGGAAAACATATTATTAGAATTCTTGGAGTGTTTGTCTTTCTACATATACAAATTTTGATTTCAATATCTCTATCTTTGATTATAGGTAAACATTTCTCTTCCAATTGCTTAAGTAGAAATTCGTAATCTGACATTTCTCTTCTCACAACGATAATTGTATTGGATATAGTAATTTGTTCCATTGTGTTATTTTAAAAGTGCTACAATAACAAATGATATAGCTGTTAGCCAACCAGTAATTGTAAAGATTAATAGCTTCCTTTTCAATGTTATTGCATCATCTACTCTTTTATTGATTAAGTTGACATTGTTCACTACATCGCCAAATCTATTAACCATCATTGACATCACTTTTTCATTGACAAATTTGATGATTTTTCGTTTATCTTCTTCAAAAATAGGAAATTTCTGATTCCAATCATTAATTTTTGAATATGCTTTAAGGTGATAAGTACGATTGTAATCATCATACTTTTCACAGTTTATTTTGATATCCAGTTGATAAGTACCTTTTTCTTGATATAGTTTTAAGGCTCTTTCTTCTATAGATTTTTCATTGAGTTCTGCAAGCTCTGTTAACTTATTATATTCAAAATCTTTGAGTTGATAAATCTTTTCCATATTATTGTTTTATATGATTGGTTATTAAGTCATTTTTAACGAAATTTAATATATACGATACCTTCCTATAAGATATTGGGTCATTTTTTACAAGTTCTATTAAAATTTCAGCATCTAAAGATATTAGTTCAAATTGACTTCTAATATTTTTATCGGAATAAGAACTTAAACAATAATTTCTTTTACAACCTTTAGATTTCTTGTAAAAATCCCTAAATTTTTCATATGTAAATTCCACAAGTTCTTTATATGATACAATAGGCTTAACTTCTACATCCAAATCAAGTTTCAACTGTTTAATATCTTTAGGTATACCATAAACAAGATACCTACTGTCATAACATGTGAGTCCAAAATTAAAATCTTTATAAACCCATCCAATTTGTTCTTCACTTGGTCGTTCAGTACCATTGGCTTTAGCATATTCCACTGTAACACCAGTTAAGTCAAAAAATTCACGATAAAATTCACGATAACCATCAAGTGATCGGCAATCTTTCATTCTTAATACTTCCTTACGCTTTGGCATGTTTTATATATTAAGTATTTGTTTTACTTTCATCAAATTGGCTTCAAATTCTTTAGGCTCTATTTCAGGATAATTTTTTCTAGATTTCTTGTTCATGAATCCAACATGTATTGTATTAGCAAGTTCACCATCATCAGCAATCATAATATACAATACATGATTTTCATGTTGTCTATAAAAATGTTGGCGTGAACCTTCATAACATACAAAACATTTACCTATTTCAGTTTTTCTGTTAGCACCATATATTTTATCTTCATCCTTTTTAGATAATGGTGTTAATTGGGTATTTTCCATAAGATCTTTGATTTATTATTCTACATTTAAAATCGCTTGGAGCGTTGTATTCCGAAATGAATACTGTACAGCCTTTTGCAGTCGGAAATACCGCACGATGCTATACCGCACATCGTTGTATCTCATTTACCAATTCGTTAAGCATATCTTTTTTATAAGGGCAAAAATTGGGAGTGTCCCAGCTTGTGTCTCCAACACTTTTCTTTTCTTTAAAACTTATATGTTCGCAATAAACATCAGTTCCTGAATCACCTTGACAGTAATATTTTTCACTCGTACAATATTCACATCCTGAACATGTGTAGGTAATTTTTGTTAATGGTCCTTTTCTTTTACACATTTAATTTATTTTTATGATTAATAATAAAAGAGGCTTTTCCTTTAATTCTATATTATCTTACAATGTTAGAGCATCGAAATATGCAAATGAGTTCAAAGGCGAAGCTTTCGTTGGGTAAGAAGTGTACAGAAAGCTACAATGTATCTATGTGGGGGATTGGTATAGAGAAAATGAGGTTTTGATACTCAAATTCAAAGTGGAAAAATGTCTGAACTGACATATTAATATGAAATATGTATTATAATTGAAAGATAGGAAATATAATCAAATAAAATCACAATTTGAATTCAGGGCAGGCATTCCCATTATTTTTAACATTCTTTAACTATTTTATTTTTTGAGTATATTTCCATATCCCTTTTCCTTAAATGGTTTTACACAATATTTTTCATATTATTTCTATTCTTACACAGCATCTTTTCAAATCTATATTATTATAACATCTTTCTTCCATTTCATCAATCATTGGTTTAAATCTTGAATAAGGTTTGTGTATCTGTAACCATCCCTTATATGAAAATGGTATTATCTTATACCTATGTTTTAATTTATTTCTATCAAGTACGATTTTTATACCTCTTGATGATAGACAATATTTATCCCTTGTAAGACATACACATCCAAGTTTTTCATGTTTTGGTATATAACCAAGTGCAATTATGCTTAAAAGTCGGGGAAGATTAAGTACATTATAATAAAGATAATTTGGCATTTGGGGAGAAGTTATTTTTGTCATGACTAAAAGATTTAAAATTGTCCATTATCATACTTTTCCAATTCTAAATCTGATATATCATCATCATATGGGTCACCAATGGATGCAGTACTTCCATAGTAAAAACACTGATGGTCTTTATATGGTACAACTTTATCACATTCGAAACAATAATCCCAATTGAATTTATATGATAAACAAATAATTTTATCAATTTCATTTTTCAAGTATTTCTGTACTTATGTTATTTTTCAAATCCTCAATTATATTCTCTTCTGATTTCTTTTTAGCCATAGAGTTAATTATTCGGTTTTGGATTTATGAAGTGTTGATGGTTTTGGGTCTATCCTATAATTATTAATAAACTTTATACAATCTTGTAAATCACCATAACATTCAGTTTTACCAAAATTATGTTTGTTATTACCTGGATAATAAATTGTAACCACTCTATAAGTAGGAACATTGTAATCAGCAGATATGTTATCCACATATTGTATAGTTCTTAGTATAGAATCCTTGGGATAAATTTTAAATGATGGAGTAGCAATATCTCCATTTGGTTGGCGTATACCAACAACTTCTATCCATCCATTATGAGGTCTTTTGAGTTCTACTCTTACAGTATCAACAATGTCTGTATTAAGTGCCGATAATTGTAAATCATGTTGATGGTATTCATATGGTATATACTTTTCACCCAAATCAGTTTTTTGAGCATTCTCTATCATCTTGAGTACATCATGTAAAGGGGAATCAATGTCGGTTAAATCGGGGGATGATGATTGATTTTGTAGAGAGATTTCCATTATACAAGTTGTGACCTGATTATGAATAAACTTCAACACTCCATCAAGTGTATAAGAACCTATTACAATTTCAGATAATTTAACATTTTGGGGAGCAGTTATTTTTGCCATAATTTTAATTTTAAAATTGTCTATTATCAAAAAGCGATGCAATATTTAAATCCTTATCAATAATTATCCCACTTAAAGAATCCCTACCAAGTCTTTTGCGTTGGGCGGATATCATAATTTGATTTTCATTGAGGATATGAAATATAGTAAACCTTTCCTCAAAAGATTTTATACATAAAGAGTAATTAAGTGCTCCATTAAGAGTGTTATCATATACACCATTAATAAAAGCATCTACATAATACTGAAGTGAATAGGCTCTAGATTTGGGATTGAGTTTAGGATAATTCCTTTTTGGTACTCTATAATGAGAAACATAACTTTTACTAAATGTTGTCTTCCTTTTAGGTGTATTAGAGGATTTCATAATTACCAAAATATACCAACTAATATAAAGACTGTAATACCAACCACAACACTAAGGAATATTGCAATAACTTTATTACGCTTAGCCTTTTTACTGAATTGTTTTTTACTGAATTGTTTTTTAATTTCTTGTAATTCATATATAGTTTCAGCATTTTCTAGACTTAGCTTAATGGCATCAAGTTCTGAATGTATCTTAGAAGCAGTTTTGTATAATTTGTACATTGAATACCAATATAATATTATCAACAATATAAATGCCGATATTGCATAATAAAGTGTGCTGTCAGGAGCAGTTGTCATAATCAAATGGTGTTAAAATAAGTTTAAAAGTACATATTGTTTAATCATAACTTATAAATTTTCATTTATGAATTCATCAAAATCAAAATCGGCATCGGTGTGGTCGGCATGATTTTCACACCTATTTTGGTTTCATATTAACAAGTTTTTTAGCATAAGTGTTAAGTAAATCCAAACGATAACGATTTGTAGGATTCCACAGTCCATTATGAGGATTTGGATTTGATTGAAATTCAATAACATCTTGAGAAAATATTATAAAGATTGTATTATCAGGATACACTTTAATTCGTTTATTAGTAAAATTTTTAATTGCGCATTCAACTACTGATTTGGATTGACTACGATGGAAATACTCTATTTCTACATTAACTTTGGTGAGATAGATACCTTTATTATAATGTTTGATAAAAGATTCCAAAAACAATTTAGAAAGATTTGGTAATTCTTGAGTTAATAAAGCGTCTGTTGAGGCTATTATTTTAAAAGCGCATTTATTTTTTGTATATACTGTTATTCCATCACTTTGTAAACTTAATATTTCATTCAATTTATTTGTGCATTTATAAACAGATGTAACCCAATCCGCTTCATTTTTAACAAACCAATCACCTTTCTTTATTTCTTCATTGGAAGTTATATAAATAATACAAGGTTTATAAAAATCTTGTATTATTTCCAAAGGATCAACCAAATAGTAAAGTCGATTTGTAAGTGTGTCTAAATAAAGACCTATTTCTCTTTTATCGGTTGGAGCAATATGAACATTACAAATTATAGTTTCCATAAATTACAAATTAAGTGGTTAAATTGTCCATTATTTTCTTTGAATTTTGAGTGTTTTCATGGTGTTAAAATAAGTCTAAAAATGTTAAAATTGAAGGAAAAACACAAGGACTATATCCGTGATGGTTCTAAATCAAGTGGTGTTAATATTTGTTGTGGATTTGTTGGGAAATATTTCTCCCAATTTTGATATAATTCATCTTCACATTTATCAGAACACACTGGTGGTTCAGTTGGTTGACCCATACATCCACAATCACGACCAGAACAGCACATTTTAATTTCGGTTTCAGTGCCACATATTATGCAATTACCTTTCATTATGCAATTAATCTTTCTTCCAAATAATCAACAGCTTCTTTTACAGTTTTTATATTTTCAACTGCTTCATCAGGTATCGAAATACCAAATTCTTTTTCGGCTTTCATGATAATTTCAATTTCATCAATTGAATCAGCACCAAAATCGTTATGGATATCGGATGTTTCATTGATTTCATCTTCAGGAGTGCCCAAATGTTAGACATGATAGTGATGACTTTAGCTAAGATTTCTTCTCTGTTCATTTTGTTTGTCTTTAAGTTATGATTTAAGATATCGTTCTTCTAATTTTTTACATTTCTTTTCAAGTGCCTTAATCTGATTCCCCATATTAAGTTTGAGCTTATTATAACGGACATCATTTGGAACACCAACAAGTTTGTCAACATCATAAAAAACATCAGGTTCTGATATTTGAGATACTGAATGAAGTTGTGATTTCAAATCAACAATTGTTACAGCTTGCTCTTGTATGAAAGTATTAGCTTGACCAAGTTCAACACGAAGTTGTTTTATAATCATTTTGTCGGGAACTTTTTCAAGTCCAAATATGGGGTTATCAACATTTGCCTTAGGAACTCTATTTGCTTTACTTACCATATCAGCATCTTTATTAACCATAATTATAATTTTATTTTTAAAACATCAAGATTATCGTTAATATAATCCATAATATCAAGATTATTACCTTTGAGTTCACCAGCAAGATATGCAGTTTTGTTTTCACCCCAAAACCATACAAACCAGTGGTCGGGAACTTTATCAAGTGTTTTACCTTTATGAGTTCCTATAGGTAAAATTGAATTATCATTTAAGGTCATATATTTTCAAAAGTATTACGAGAATTAACGAGAGGTATTTTCCTTGTGTTTTTTTATTTTTTGAGTGCTTCAATCTTTTCGGGTATTTCTATACACATTCTTTTCAAATCGTTTTCAAAATCTTCCAAAGATGTTATAGGCACTGTTGTTGTGAATATTCTGCTTAATGATGGTTGATTTGTATTAACATAACGCCATTCTTTACCATCATCCGATATAAGAATTTCCAAATAAATTTCATCATCTTTTTTGAATATATATTCATGTTCAGCAGATGTGCTTCTTTTTAATCTAATTGAACAATTTTTGTAAATTAAAAGAAGCAATTTGTGATTGAATCTGTTCATTCTGTACATCTATGATTTTTTATCTTCAGCCTTGATATCGCCAGCTATTTGGAAAGGTGCTGTTTCTTTTAATTTTTCAGCTTCAAGTTCCATGTAATATGCATTGAGTATTGCCATATCACTTATGGTATAATTTCTATTACCTTTAACGAAGTCATTATATTGGGCTGGTTTGATTTCGAATTTTTTACAAACATCTTCTTTTGTAAGATTGAAATCTCTAATAAGTCTTTGTAATGAATTTCTCATATTGATGCTATGGAGCATATATTGATATTCACTTTCTTCCAAATTTTTTAAGAAATTACCGACTTTTTTAATATCCATTTTCATGATGTTATCTGTTTTTTAAAGTATTACACGACTGCAGACGATATATCTTCCTTGCATTCTGATATATTTCGTGGTATTGAAAGGTTTACATTTATAAAAATTCACTCCAAGATTTTTGTCTGTTGAATATACCACCCTTCATATTCTGCAAATTTATTTGGAAACTTGGAATAGAATTCTGGATCTGATTCTAAACATTTTTTATTAAAATCTTCCCATTCCTTAAATCTTTCATTTTTATGAAATTCCAAAGCCATTTCAGCACCTTTTTGTGTGTGATGTAAACTAACAGTAGCATAAGCACTTTCATGAATACAATTACAATATAGAAATTCATAAATATACTCATCGGGTTTGATTTGATTTAGTGCTTTGATTATTGTATCGACATCATTTGATGTAAACGATGTTTTATTTTTTCTAGCAGTTATATCAAGTATCTTTCTAAATTCTTCTTGATTGATATTCATTTAAATATCATAATTTTTTAATTACACGTACAAATTCATTAAGCCCTTCTTGTGTATCTATGTGATATAATGTTACAGAACTTTGTCCTTTACAATATTCATCAGGAGAAGGACATCCGCAATGACCTTCAACTCTTATAGAATTGCCATAAATTCTATATTCATGATAATGATCAAACATTTCATCAGGATATTTTTTATTGTGCATTTCCAAAGCAGTTTCCAAAGGAATACCTTCACCTTCTGTAGAAGCACACCAATAATACCAAGCTCTTGTAAAAATCCAACCATTCAATTTTCCAACCAAAGTATATTGGCATTCACCACTTGGATTATCAACTTTTTCAAATGGTATTTTAGCCTTTTCAAACTCTTTTTGAATAAATTTATCACTTTCTTTACTTCCTACCAAATTCTCCATATAAATTATCTTGTCTTTTTAATAAATTTTATCGTATAACTGGTCTGATACTGAATGCATAATATCTCATATCACCATCTATGGAATATGTTGATATTCCACTTTTAAACCATAACCTAGTTCCTCCATTTGTACTTGTATTTCCACCTATACTCCAATCTCCTTCGACAGTACCTGCATTACCCGACCAATAATAACCACTAGAGCCTTGCAAACAAATTGATGTTCCATCTTTATATCCAACTGCTGGAAGAAACATTGATTGAAGTGTTGTTTTATCTGTGAACTTTGCACCATATACACCATTAAGTGTAGTCCATTCATATGATACTTTAGTACCAGAACATAAGCTATTCAATTCTGCTTTTGTAGGAGCACGCCAACCAGTGGGTGAAGGGTCATTTGCTGCAGTCCAAGTATCTGTATTGTAATTTACTGGTGAGTACCCACCAGTCCACATACTATTAGTTGCTGTTGAACTTGTTTGTGATATACCAGTTTTTTTGTTCCACATATAGAAATAACCATAGTCTTGTGGATTTGTAACAAATGTACCAGTAGAAGCAACATTACGAGTTGCCCAACACACACCATTGATTACAACACCTTTATCCTTAACAGTGGATTGAACAGTATTCACTCTGATAAATGAAATACTATCAACAAATCCAAATTCCATAGCTGTTGCTACTCCAAGTTTGTAAAAAAGTAAACTGTCTTTAGCTAGGTTGAATTTGATACTATCTACAGAAGCTACACTTTTAGCTTCGATACGACCACCAGTTCTGTAAACATATAAGCTATCTTGTGAGAAAGATAAAATACTTATAGTTAATAATGTGATTAAAAATATTAGCTTTTTCATGGCTTTAAGATTTTTGTAATTTTAATGTTTTATAATTTCCTATTTTAACCAAATAAACCCCATAACCAAGAGAGCTTATGTTGATTTGAGTTATATCAACTGTTGATTTACATGATATCATTTTCACACCATTGATATTATAGACATCAATTTGTGTGTTTTCAGGAACTGATTGTATTGAAACAATATCAGTAGCTGGATTAGGATACATCACAAAATCAATGTTAGTTGGTGTAGTAACCGATGTTACGGTTCTTAATTCAAAGAACATCTTATCAAGACTTACTGGTGAATAAGTTTCTTGAGTTCCAACTTTTTTAACAACGGTAACAGTACCACCAATGAAAGAAATTTTTCTAACATTTGATAACTGTGTTGCATACTGTGTACCATTAGATTTCACAACTAAATGCATTTGTTGTGCTTGTAAGTTACAAACTTGTAACAATACTAAGAATAAGATAATTTTTTTCATAATTGTAATTTTAGAATTATTTCTAAATTATTTACAAAAATCGTGCCAATTTGTTATTAATATGTCAGTTCAAATTATAGATATATTAAAACTGACAAACTGACATATTAATGACATGACAGAATGGCATATTAAGCTTTCGGTTTATGACTTCCAACCTCACACAAACATTCTTTATTTTCATATGTTTCGAGCAAATACTTTAAGAAAAAAAATTGTGTAAGAAATTCTTTTTCAGCATCTTCAGGAAGTTTTTCAATAAAATCGGGCTTATAATTAAAGAATTTAGAATATCCTACAAATTTATTTGATAAATACATTTCAAGTTCTATATTACAAATCTGAACATCAATATGCTTAACAATAGGATTATCCAAATACTGTTCGATACCATAAAATTTATAGATGTGCTTTTCGATTTCTTTTTCGATAATGATATAAGGAGAATCTTTACCAAGTTGTTGTTTTACTGTATAAAGAATATCATTTATAAATGCTTCAGAACCATCATGAAGTAAGCCAGCCATAGCAAGTTTAACATCGCCATAATTTAATAAAAGTGCCTTACTCATTGCAGTAGAATGTTCAGCAACGGAGTAAAATTTTGATGTATTACCTGAATATCTACAAAGTTTGGATAAATTTGTAGCAATTGTAGATATGGAAACATCAATAGTACTTACATCATTTAGGTTATAATTGCCTTTACTATAAATTGTAACACCATTTTCAAGCAATTTTTGATTTGTATTATGAGAAGATTTAATATTTTTAATCAATCCAGTTTGTTTTGATAAATTAAACATATTAATCTCATTTTTTAATGTTTGGAAATTATCATCTTTTGGAAATGAAGCGTCAATTTCTGATTTATCTTTTCCTTTATGAAGTTCATGATTTAATTTATATTCCATAATTAATATATTAAATGATTTTTAATATTATTTACAGATTGTATCAATTCAGCATTAAATACCGTTTGTGGTATTTCAACACAGTATTTTTCTTCAATATATGCTTTTAATTCCGATTTGTAGAGTCCATGAGAAAGAACAGAATCAAAAAGTAATGAAAAGCTTTCCTTTTGGATATGTCTTTTGAATTTAAGAACGATAATACAATCATTAAATATTTTAATCATATTCGGAGTTGAATCGCAAAATATGATATCATCATGATGCTTCATTATTCTCCACACAATATCAGAAATCAAGCAATCCAAAAAAGTGTTATTTGTAATCATAGCTATAAGTTTTATATTTTATATTATTGCTGTTATTAGATAATCAAATACAAATGTCGGGATTTCAATTTGAAATCCCGACATTTGTATAGTGCTAATTAATTTCTTTACCGAAAGAATCAATACCTTTAGGCATGAATGATTGAAATTTGCCTTCTTGATTTGCCTGTTGTGATTCTTGTTCTTGTCTATCTTTTTCCGCTTGTTCAGCTTTCAATTTCTCCCTTTCTTGCCATTCCTTGAATACATCAAGCAATTCTGAAAACGGAAGTAATGTAATGTCATGATAAGATAATACATTGTTAATCAATAAGCTATTCTGAATCTTTGAAAAATTCTCCAACGATATTGTTAGAAGAGAAAGCATATCTCCATCCTTGAAATCGAATAGGTGCAGATACCTCCCTGCTACACCCCTTGCAATTATATTTGATTGTTGGTTTTATCCCAACTTTTAACATTTCACACACTTCGATAGCTAAATTATATTTATCTATAGTCCAGTTGTTTTTAATGTTTTCAGTTGTTCTTTCCAATTGTTCATCATTTCCAAGTAAGTTCCAATTTTGGGTGGAATACATCGCAATATTAAGATATGTTGAGTTATAATATCCGCCATCACCAGCTTGTTTTTCAATCTCTTTCTTTTTCATGTACTCTGTAATAATTTCAGTAGTACCCATGGTTGGAATATATATCTTAAGAGATGATTCAAATTTTTCCGAATCAAAAATAAAACATCTTTCTTTGTCGTTATAATATTTCATGAGTTTATCAGAAATATTATAATAACCAAGGGTGTGTTTTTCTATTGTAATGTTGTTTTCATCATTACAATGCGGACATTTTGATTTTGATGTTAGATTGCTTTCTCTTTGATCGAATTTTTTAGTTCGATCACGAACAATAAGAATTAAATATATCTTATCATATTCCGATAAATCACGATAAGAAAGTTTGTTGCTACCTTCAGATATGAGTAATCCTGAATTCAATACATTAGCAAATGCCTTACCGACTTCAAAGAAATTTTCTTCATCCATTGATGAAAAAAGTTTTATTTCGGGCGTGGTTAAAGAGCGTACACCGATTTCTATATTTTTATTATAGAAAAATCCTTTACTAGGTAATTCTGAAATTTTTATTGGGACATGTGCTGTTTGTAGATCTTCCAAAACTTTTGCCTTTGCGCCAGATTTAAAACTTTGTAAATCTTCAGTGGTTTTTTCGTCACCAAGCAAGATATTTTTTGCCTCATCTTCAGATGTGTTTTGATTTGTCATATTTTTATATTATAAAATGATGTTTAGCACTTTATATTAAAAAATAAATTGTGTAATCAATTTATTTTTTAATATTATAAAACAAAACAAAAGGGTATAATATAATGTTATACCCTTTTATAGATAAGAGATTTAAATTTAAACAGTGATAGTTTCTAAAATCCAGTTTCCTGGAGTAGCACCATAATTAGCCAGCCAATTATTTGTTGTTCAAATGTCAAAGTATCATCCTGATTAATTGGATTATCCAGGGTTTGGTATTTGAGTATTGCATCTTTCATTTTTTTAGAAAGTTGTTATATCTATTATTTGGGCTTTAGCCCTTAATGTTTCTCCATTAACTCCTTTGAGCATGATTTTAATAGGAAGCTCTGAATAATCAACCCAAAATCCAGCAGAGCTTCCTAAATCAGTAAGGTCACGTTGGAAGTTTCCTAAATCACCATTACTATTCATATATCCAACTGAAATATTCGATCCATCTGGATCTAATATAGAGACAACGACCATTGAACCCATAGCATCTCCTTTACAAATACAGTTTAAGGCAATAGCATAAGGAGAGGTAATATCTGGTAATCTGTTACCATCAGTTTGGAGTAATTCTACAGATTCTTCGGATGTTGACATAGCGTAAAAACACATGCACGGATATTCCTTTGCAGGAATGCTGTAGCAAAATGGCAGTAGGCTCGTTAGATTGAAGAAATTTATACTTGTACTATTGTCCAAATTACGGACTTCAATAGTGCATACCAACGCACCATTTCTATAATAAAGCGATGGGTAGCCTAAATAAGCGGTGCCGTATGGAGCTGAATAATTTTCAAGATTTGAAATTATCTCTGAAAAATCTACATTATTATTAGAAGCCTTTAAAGTTATATTCTTTCGGGTTGCCGAATCTGTATTACAATTTGCAAAAAGAACTATAGGAGAATCTGTTGTGTTGCAAACACATACCGCTGCATTACAAGCAGTTGGCTCTATTAATTTTTTATCCCCAACATGTTCTGCCCAACTACCACTATGCCAATCTCCATTAGCATCCTTGTAAATTTTTATTTCAAATACACGTCTTGCTGACATATATCCTCTACAATTTATAGTTATATAACCTTCCTTCCACTCATACACTCCACATTCACTGGTGTAAGCAGGGACTAATTCGCTGATAATAAATGTGGAAAAGTTACTTGTACTCATCAATAATGACTGAATGCTGTAAGGAGCCCCTGACTCAGGGGTCTCATTCGAGTTTGATAGTTTTACTTGAAATGGTATAACATACGCTCCGTTTTTCATTTTTATACCCGAACTTAATCCTGTAAAAACACATACAACTGACGAACCAAATGTTTCATTATTAGTGAAGAAACTTTTTATTGAAGTAAAAGAACTCCAAGTTTCGCCATCATCTTCTGACATTATATAACCAAAGTCATAAAGATAATTAGTGTAAGTAACAACTTCCCAATCACGGTCATCATTTATTATCGTGTAAAATATTACTATTTTTTCTCCAACTATCTCACCTGTGGCATTAATTACATCAAGGCTTAAAAAAGATGCATTTACAATTCCTGCATTAGTAGTAAGAGCTTCTGTTTCTCCTGTTTCCGTTGGAGTTATTAGAATTCGTCTTGCACTCCAAGTTCTACCTGCATTGTCAGAATATTTGCTAATCAATTTCGACCCATGATTTGTAACTTCGGACGAATTTGAACTGCATATAGAAAAAATTCGACCTGTCTTAGTTATAAATATTTGTGGGATACGTTGTTTTTCTCCTGCTTGTAGGTTCATAACATCTACAACAGTAGCAGGATTAAACATTGCCAATTTTGCATTCGCCTCCGAACTATCCGTTTGATATTCCGGTAATCCGGAAGAGGATACTTTTAACGACTGTCCAGTATCTCCGATTGGCAATCTCGATAATTGTCCGGCAAGCCCCCTGTAGTATACGTCACCTGCTGCATCATCTCCTAATTGCATAATTGTGTTGATTCCAATCAGGTCTGTATTCACTGCAACTAAGGCGGTTCCACTTATATGATTTGTTGTGCTGATATTATTTTTAGAGTAAACGGTTACAGCGGTTCCAGACAATAGCCCATATCCTGTGCCTAAGGTTGTTAACACGTTATCAACTATATTATTTGGGGTGGAAGTGTTGGATCCGTTATTGCAGCTTATACATCCACCAGTAGAATTTGTATTAATAATCGTGGATGATTGAACTTTTAAACAGCCTCCAGTTGATAAAACTGCGTAACTGGCGTAATCCACTTCAATATCAGAACCTCTAATGTCAAGAAGTCCAGACCCTGTTTGAATAAAATACGATGTTGCGGTGCATTCGTGTAAAAATAATTGACCATTATCCATTATATTGACATGGCTGTTATTAAATTTACTATTAACAGCATCTACGATTGATACTGTTGTTAGAATTCCTGTGACTGTAGTATTAACAAGCAGATGCCTACTACCAATTTCAAAATACATATAATTCAGATTTCCATTTATAACTAAGTTATATAATGAGGATGTTCCGTTTTGAATATCCAATGAATAGCCATCCATTGAAATTGTAGAACCATTCCCTATTATATGTATTGGGTAATCAGGAAAAGAGATTACTGATATTTCAGTATAAGTTCCAGTTGCAAGTATAATTGTAACTGGAGAACTATCATTTGCGGTTATTGCAGTAGACAATTTCTTATATGGACGGTTAATTGTGCCATCCTCCGTATAAGAATCTTCACGATTTGAGTCTACATAAATTATAGTAGTTGTTTTGATTTTGTCTTCCCATGTCTTCGTGGTACTTCCAGTACCACCTTGTTCTATAGTTATTGGTAGATTAGTTACTTGCGCCAACGTTGTATCATGGGGGTTGTCCTTTTTATTTATATGTGTAGTCAAAGCAGAAAATAATTCATTGATAGACCCTATTATAGTTTTAGCATTAGTAGTCAGTGTTGTAATATTTAGATTTGTTATCCAGTACTTAAATGCTTGGCTTACCCTTAGCAATGTTGCTATTTTGGTATTTTCAGTAGTGCTAGCAGTTTCAGCTTCAGCCTGTGTAGCGAATCCTATTGTATTTGTTACAGGTGATAAAGCAGTACCTGACCATCTGTATTGTGTGTATTGATGATTTACTGACATATTAGTTATGTCTACATAAATCTTACCAGATTCTAAGGTTAATATACCCAATTCGCCAATAAATGTTGTTGCATTAACATACGTTCCTTCGACTATGTCATCAACATAAGATGGTAATTGTGATGAAGGAATTATACCACTTATCAAATCAGCTTTTGTTGTTATTCTTTCAGTTATTCTTTCATCAACAGATTTAACTGATGTGTATAGTACTTCTGAATCTTTATTATCTTCTGTTATAGTTGTGACTTTATTTGATATATCTTCCTTGT